GTTATCTACATCTACACAAGTACTTAAAGGTGAAAAGAAATTAAAAGGGACAAACAAACTAGAAGAAAGTACTTCCTATTTTACACATATTAAAAAAGGTAGAGCTTATGATGGTCCTAGAGTTATTTATAATTGGATGAGAGATTAGAACCTCTCATCATATAAGTTATATAGAATTATTAAATAAATCTGCTATAAGTTGCCCTTCTGTACCTGTTTTATGAGCCAGTTTATAATGAGGTACTGCTGGTTGTGTTATATGATATTGCTTATATAATTTTTGTTTAAGTGTTAATAACGATCGTTTTTGTGCATTTGTTAAAGGTTCCCAAGCACCATTCTTATAAACACCAGTAGCTTCAATACCTATACCTCCATTATTACCTTTAGAACCAGCATGCCATAATTTCTTAGTTGGGTCTCCTATTTGGTAAATTTTACCATCTTGTGTAACAGTGTAATGAGCAGCTAAACCTTGCTTTAAAGCTCTAGGGTCATTCGGTGTATTAAAACCATGTCCAGCTGTTCTATGAGTTACTATTCTATTAGGTGTTTGTGTACCATGATACAATACTGGAATATCATATTTTATAACATTACCATCTACTACTCCAGTATATTTAGTATTTTGTACTGTATCTGTTGTAGTTGATTTAGACTGTTGTATAGGTTTACCTAAACCTTGTTGAGTCTTTTTATAAGTTAATATATCATTATCTAAAGATTGGTTTAACTGAAGTTTGTTTAAATCTATTTGTTGCTGTTTTTTAATAGCTAAAGCATTAGCTTCTGCTATATCTTTCTGTTGCATATTAGATAAAATACTGGATGTATTACTTTGTAAACCAGGAGCAATATTACCTATATCACTAGATCGATTTTTATTAGCACTTAATTGTAAAGCTTTTTGCATTAAGTTAGACATATATAACCTTTTAAAATAATTATACTATAATTTTAGTAATATACAAAGCTGTTAGTTTTTTATTAAACTTAAATAAACAATTAAAATATAAGGAGAATCATGAATAAATTACATGAAAAATTAAAATATGAAGAAATACGATATATAAATTATATTAAAGATTTATATATTATATTAAAGTTACCATATTATGGATAAATTAAAAGGTTTATTCTATAGTGTTGTTATATTTGCTTTACTTATATTTGGTATAGCATTTTGGTATATCAGTCTATTAGTTATCGTTATAGTGTCTATACTATATGCTGGACAACTAATAACTGTTATTGAGAAAGAGCTAAAAGAGTAAGTTACTTACTCAATTGCTCTATATTATGAAATAATGCTGGATTTACAATAGTGTCTAGTGTCATTCCAAGTAAATCTGCAGGTGTGTGTATTGAAGATGTTAAATCTCTAGTGAGTAAACTATCTCCTAGTGGACTATCTTCATATAATGTACCACCTGTTATTACTGCTAATCCTACATTTAAAGGGTTCTTTAAAGTAACCCTACTTAATACTTTTTGTATTCTAAGTAAGAACTTCGTAAACATCATAAATCCTCTATCTTCTAACCATTGCATACCTTTACCTTGCTTAACATTATAGTTAATTTGATTATCTAATATTTGTTTTACAGCAACTTTATGTGGTACTCCTTTATGTTTTAAATTATAATATGTTGAGTATCTAGCTCCAAAGTCACTGTATTGCATAGTTTTTAATAAACCTTTATACATATCAGTATTTTTAGATATATAAAGATACCCTAATACTTTCTTTACTTTATCTGGTACTTTAGTAGTTAATTTCTCAATTCTACTATCTATATAAGTTTCTCTATGTAAATCAGCATTAGCTATATCTTCTGTAGTAGATGTATACATACCTGCTTCTATTAATGGTTTTACTGGATTTTTCTGTAAATCATTTATTAATTCTTTTTTTCTATTTAACTCTTTACTTGTAACTACCCCTGCTTTTTCTTTAACCTTTATCTTCTTTATCTCTTCTTCAGTTTTTAAATAACTATCTAAGTATCTCATACCTTTTATTTGTTCTTTAATCTCATCAATAGGGCTTCTTCCTTGTAATACAGCTAATAACATATTTGATAATATATTAAAGTATAGTACATGAAGAGATCTAACAACAAGTATAGGTTTTAATGTCTTTATCATATGTTTCCATAACATATCAAGTAATCTAATTACTTGTGCTGCTTTAGGGTATTTAGCTGCTAACTTATTTTGAGTATCTCTACCAAATAATATAGCTTCTCTGTTCCCAAATACATGATATACTTGGTTTTCTCTTATAGGTATAGATGGATGTCTTTTATATAACTCTTTTACTTGTTCTTTAATATCCTCAGATAAGTCTTTACTCTTTCTATATTCTTCAATATATTCTTTATTTAATTTAGATGTAATTTCTAGTAATTTAGATACATCTGGATCTAATTCATTGTATCCTTTTTTTAACTCTATCTCTAAATCTACTATTTTATCAGTTTTTACTACTTTATCTTTTACTAATACAGCTATTTCTTTTTGTATTCTATTATAGTGTCTTCTTATAATGTCTATTTTAAAATACCTAGGCATAGGATTCCATACTTCTATAGATTTATCATTCTGTTCATAAGGTCCTATAAGTACATATTCCATTCTATCATATTTACCTACTCTTTTACCATACTGATAGTTTCTCTCTGCATTTAATTCTACTTCATCTAATACTTGTAGATTTACCTTTTTTGATAATCTAATGTCTGCAGCTCTAGCATAGGATTTAGCATATACTGTTTCTACTTTATTTTTAGTTCTAAGTACATTTTCTAACTCATTCTTACTTACTGTTATATTCATATCAGATACATATAGTGTGCCTTTATGGTCTATTGACCATATAGGCATCATTCCTGTATTTTCTGGTATATAGTATTCATTTCTCATTTTAAGCATTTCAGCTTTAACTTCTTGCTCTTTAAGAGACATTATAAGGTTAGTTTCTTTTCTTACAGCATCATGTTTCTTTTTATCAAATAAATCCTTATCTTCTAACATCTCACTTTTTAGTATATTTGTATATGAATTTATAGCTACAGTATCGTTAGTAGTTTTTACTGCTCCTGATTTCCAACCAGGTTCAGCATAAGAATCATTAACATATACTGTAAAATTATTATCATGTGTTAATGTATTATATGTATTATCTGATATTTTTATTTTTTTATAACCACTAAGTAGCATTTTCTTAGCAGTTTCTTCATCATCTCTACCTACCCTATATGTTATATATGCAGCATTAATTTTTTGATGATGTCCTTTCACTTTATTAATATCATATTGTCCTTCAAATTCTTCAATATGTCTATATTCAGCATCTATCATTTTACTATATCTACTTAGTAGATATATCTCTTTTTCTTTATCTTTTATAATTTTAGATACTCTAGTATTTAATACATTATCATTTTCTTTAATAGCGTATAGAGTAGCTAATTTATCAATTAAAGCTTTATTATATTTAGCTATAGGTAAATTATTAGCCATTTTAATATTATCAAATTTATCAGAAAAATAAGTACCGTATATCATATATGAGTTAGGTAATTGCCCTATACTTGCTTCACCAGTTACCATATACTTACCTAAACCTTTAGCTTGGTTGATAATAACTTGTACTTTATTACCTTTACCTATACTATCTTCTAATTGACTTTGTGTTAAATATATCTGTGTTTCTAGATAATCTGGATCTTCTAATATTTTTACTAAAGTTTCAAAATTAGATTCTTTAATTTTTGGTAAGTTATCATTTAATATACTTTCAAATTCTATATCAACTAAACCTTTAGTAATATCTGTACTTTCACTATCCGTTAATGGTAATATCTCCTTAATAGTATCTGACATAACCATAGTAGCTGTATCAATAGCATGGTCTATTTTATTAGTTACTACTCCTAGTTTTTCAATATTATATTCATGGTTATCACTTTGTCTAAATCCTCTAATAATCTGTTGTATATCACCAGAACCTTTTAAACCTTCAATACCAAAACCTTTAAGTAATTTACCAGGTATTTCTCTCATAAATGTTTCAAAATCACCTACTGTACCCTCATCATCTGATACTAACCACTTAGCAAATATTTTAGTGTATATCTTAGTTTTCTCATATTTACTTAAATTTTCATCATCTAATCTATTTAAATCTTCTCGATATTTTTTATTAGCTTCAGTACCTATATTAGCTTTAATCTTATCTACTTGTTTTTGTATTTTAACTGATAAATATTCATTAGCTTGTTCTAACTTATTTGAAGCATACTTTGATATACCTGTTTTAAATTCTAAATCTTTATATGCTATATTATTTATTTTAGTAATTTCTTGTAAGTATCTAGCCATAGCTTCAGCACCAGTTTCTTCTTTTCTATTACCTCTAATTTTTTCTCTAGTAACTTCATATAAATTTTTAATTAGTGCTATTAGCTTAGTGTATAATGTATTACCAGTATATTTTTCCCTTTTAATTTTAACTCTGTTTTCTAAGATATTTTTCACTCTTATATCTGTCTCTGCTCTAGCCATAAATTCATTAATACCTACTCTAGGATTTTTTAAGTATTCTACTAAATCCTTAGCTATTTTTTGTTCTGTAACTAAGTTTATACTAGTCTCAGGCATAAAATCTGTATACTTTACTTCTTTTAAAAATGCTTCATATATTTCTTGAATATCTATTATAGATTCTCTTACTTTATCAGGTGCATTTGTTATAGCAAATTCTCTAGCAGCATGTCCTAATTCATGTACATACATTTCTGCTGCTGACATTGTATTTCCAGCTATTAATGCACCATTTGATACATCTACATAAATACCTTTCTTTTTGGTATCTGTATCTTCCATAACCATACTACCAAAATTTTTATCTGCTTTACTAATTACTTGTACCATATCTGGTATATTTTTATTTAATTCATTAGTTAAATTTTTCATAGTGCTTCTTAATAAATCTTCATGCTCTTTACTTATTTTAACACTATCTAACTCTAATAATTTATTAAATATTTCATTATGTTTTTGTGGATTATTTATCATATCAGCAGATACCTCTATTAAGGTACTACTATTAGTATTTGATGTATCATTTGTAGCATTATATGTAGTTACATCATATACTTCTTCTACTATCTTATTAGCTAATTCTCTAGCTTTCTTATATTTCATATTAGGAGCTTGTTTTACTAACTCTCCTAATATATCTTCAAATATCTCATTCTTTACTTTTATACTACAATTACTCATATATTACTCACATTCTTTAATTTTAGATTTGTATTTATTATACATTTTTTTAGTTAGTTTGTTCTTAATAATATCTCCTTTATTATATGTTAATTCATCTGATAAAAATTCAGATGGTAATAGTTCAATAATTTTTATATTATTATCACTATTTCTTATATTAGTCTTAAAGAAGTCTATACTATTTTTAGCTTGTTGTAAAGATCTATTTATAGTATTTGTTCTAGTACTGTTACTAGTTCTTTTTTGTATTGTATACTTATCATTTTGTAACACAGCTATATCAGATACTTTTAGTATATGTTTATTTGTACTTGGTGTTAATATTGTATAACCTTTATCTCGTAATATTACTAGTTCATCTGCAAGTTTTTTGTATATTTTATCTTTATTTTTAATTTTTTTAAATGCTTTAACTATATAATCTGTACTATCAATACCTAGTAAATTTACTAGTACATCATCACTATCTATAATTTTATCATAATTACTAGCTAGAAATGTTTTACCTGAACCTGAATTAGCTACAATAATCTTATTTTCGTATTCTGGTTTTAGTACACCTATACCTTCTTTAGAGTCTTTATAAAACGAGTTAAAATCCCTTACATCTTTTGTCCTTGGTATAAATGGTGCCAGTAAATTCTTAGCATCAAATATAGTAGCTGCTTTAGCAACTGTTACTGTACTACCATTAGGTGCTACCCAATTAAATGTATCTTCTAATGTTTTCTTTTTATCTTCACTTAAGTCAACCCAAATAGCTTGTATACCTGTTGTTCTTTCAGCAACAATAGTTGTAGTGAACCCTGACGGATTTCTCTCAATATCAGCTTCGTATGTACCTACAACTTTATTATTTGTATCTACTATATCGTATGCTACAATTCTACTAGATGTACTATGTTCATTAAATCTTTTTATATTAGCTAATTTAGTACCTTTTGGTGTAACTGCTAATGTAAGTACACTACTTGATTTTAAAAAATTTTTTGCAGCATACTTCCCTAAAGGTTCCAATATGTCTATTTTAGCTAAATTACCAATTTTACCTAGTGCATTCATAATAGCTTCATTATCTGGTATTGAGAAATCAAATAATACAGTTATTTCAGAATTTTGTTGCAATTTATAAATAATTTTACTTATTGTTTCAGGTGTTGAGTCTAATAATGCAAAATCTAAATCATGTAAGTCAGTACCATTTTTACCTTGTTTTCTATATATTGTTCCTTGCATAGCTAATGCTTCAGAACCAGTAAACACTGCTGTATTATTAGATGCTTCCATAACATCATATATAATACTAGCAGCTTTTGGTTGTTGTTTAAAATCATTTGTTGGATTAACTTTTTTAGTACCTTTTTTAGGTTTAAATGATATAGCTTCTGCATTTTCTCCATTATAAATATTCAAAGCTAATTGTTTTATATTGAAATCTATTTTATATTGTTCAAATTGTTTTTTATTAAATATTTTAGCAAATGTATATTTTATAAATTTAAGTATTTTACCTAATATACTATTATCAAAACTTTTACCTAAACCAATGTCTAACAGATCATCTTTAATACCTTCAGATATTTTATGCTTAGCTTCTTCTCTTGTTATTGTACAGTCTTTACTTACTTTAGTTATTAAATTATTTACAAATGTTGATTTTTCTAACATATTAACATATATATCAGCATACTTTTTTATACTTATATCTGCATTATTTACATAACTATCTACAGCTAATACTAGTTCTTTTTTAGTATACTTATCAACACTATCTTTGACATCTGGATACATAGTTTCTAATTTATTTAAAATTTTATTATATATATAAGTATCCATATCATCATAGGTTTTTAAGTCTTTAGCTTCTAAAAAGTTATTTGTTAAAATATTTCTTAACTCTTCTTTAGATTTATTATCTAATTTTTTAAATAACCCTTTAACCCAAGTACTAAACTTTTTCCACCAATTATAAGCTAAACCTTTTTGTACTACTACTTGTTCTCCAATAGCTTGTACTAAAGCTTCCTCAGTACCATATTTTTTAATACCAGTTTGTACTATAGGTGACTCTTTAAACATTGCTATATAATGATGAGCATATTCATGTGGTAATGTATCTTGTGTTTGTAGCTCAGGATTTATAAGTACAGATAGAGCTTTTATATCTGCTTTACCTCTAATATTTTTACCTAAGTCTTTATAATCTAGTTTAATATTAGGGTATAATTTTTTTAATAATTCTTGTAACCTTTTATTTAATTTCTCATCAAATTTACCTGTATTAGGTGTATTTGTTTTTTGAAATTCAGGTATATCTTTATCTGTATTTACATCTTCAGCATTATCAATATCTGCTAAGTCCAATAAATCTTTATAAGCTTCATTATAAGTTTTATATACACCTATTTGTAATCTAAGTGCAAATTCATTACTTATATTAACATCTGTTGTAGCTAGTATAGTTTGGAATTTTTCAGGTAAATCTGTTATACTAGTATCAGTAATCTTTGTATCAGTGTTTGATGTAGTTGGAGTATTAAACCAATCATCTGTATTAGTAGCTCTTTTTTTAGATTTTTTTAATTTTTTTATATTCTTTATTATAGTATACCCTTTATCAATATAAAAATTAAAATCATCTATATCATCAAATACACTATGTATATATACTACAGCTGGTTCACCATCCATAGTTAGTATAGGATGTTCCATCTCAAATGAGAAATAATCATAATTGTATCCTTGTTCTGCTATAACATCTTTTAAACTATTATATTTACTAGTATTAGATTGTTTTTCTTTATTACCTTTTAAATCGCTACTAATAGTATTTTCTGTATTGTTATTATTTACTAATATTTCTAGTTTATCAACTAAAGGCTGTATAGCCTCTTGTTGTTTTATATTATAGTTTAGTGATAGTTCAGCTAACTTATTTAGTAAGTCTAATGCTCCACATTCCATATATATCCTTTAACAGTTTTCTAATAATGTTTGTAATAAATCATTATTTTTTATTTTATTAGTACCAACTAAATCTTTTAGTATATCTTGTATAGCTTTTTTAGGAGCTGGTTGTAACTTATTATAAGTATCTATTATACTATCTAAATCTTTATTTTTACTAGATTTTATGTTTTTATTTTTTTGTATAAACTCAACCATTTCCTTAATTCTCTTAGAAACACTCCTACCACTAGTAAGTAATGCTATATACTCTTTAGCTTTTTTCTTATTTATATTATCAGTAGCTTCTATACTTTTCATAGCATCTAACATACTATTTTTTGGTATTTGTCTAAATGTTATACTGTATCTATAATTATTTTTTGCTTTACCAACAGTATGGTATAGTAATCCTGTATTCATTTCAACCAATGAGCCATTAGGGACTGTAATTGTATTACCACCTATTTTATGGTCAGTAATAGTATCGCCTATACTTACAATAGCTACAGGACCAACATTACCATTAACATCTAAATAAATACCTTCTGCATCTTGATGATTTCCTATACCTACACCTTTACCAAATCTATTAAATAGTACATGATTGTATTTACCAGTTTCAACACCTAATTTACTTTCTACTTTTCTAGCTAATTCAGATAACCATTTTGGCATTGGTTTTGGTTTATGTATTAAAGTACTTTTACCCCCATTATACCTATACTCTATAGGACCAAACACTTGTGCTACTTGAGTTTGTACATTATGTGTATTTGATTTATTATTAGCAGTACTAGTTTTTATTAAATTTTCCATATTATTTATTAATGTTGTACTATATGTATCATTTATAAAATTTTCATGTATTACTACATCTTTAGGTTTAGATTTAGTCTTAGGTATTTCAATTGTAATAATATTTTCAGATTTTATAGTACTTTCATCAGTACTTTTTAAATAATTCTCTACATCTTTGTATGTAGTAAATTCTTTATTTTTAATAATACTAGGTACTAGTAATGCTATAGCTACAGGTAGTTCATCTACTGTATCTTTAAGTGATTTTGGAAAATCTTCAAATTCAGTACTTAAGTATACATTCTTTTCACCAACTTCTTTACCATTAATCTTAGTAGGTATATTTATATTATATTTAGAAAATATGTTTAATAACTTAACTTCTAAATTTTCTGATAATTTTTTACCAGACTCTAATACTAAAGATATTGTATTAAATGCAGTTTTATCAGCTCTACTTATATCATTAGGTACTAATTTAACTAGTTTAAGTAATGTATTATTATCTTTACTAAATTCTATATCTGTTTTAGCTAACCTTTCTCTGATATTTGTAAGTATTTCTGGAAACTTTTTTGACCAATACTCTGGTATCTTATCTCCACTATGTGTCAATACTTTATTACCAGTACTTAATAATAAAGCTTTTGCAGAATTGTTATCAGTATAGTACTTTAACATAATCTTTTTTAGTATAGCTTCTGTTTGTTCTTCCCAAGCTTTTTTAAGATTTTTATCTTTACTCTTAATATTTGAACCTAGAATTTTTGCAGCAAACCCTGATGTATAATTACGCTTAAGTCCAGTATCTTTTGGTTTATTCCATTTAGCACCTTCTTTATTAAGATTAAGTATCTTTTCTGCTATCTTATGTTCACCAAAGAATTTAGCTTTAATATACTGATATGCTCCTTCTACAGTAGCAAATTCAGTATGTCCTGTAATAAACTCTGTATCTGTATTATTTACTGGTATTGTATTAGAATCTAATATAACTGTACCAGTATTAAAGTTTGATAAGCTATCATAACCATTAGCTTCAGTAGAGTGTATATTTATAACTTTATTAGTTTTTACTTTATTTATATAGTCCTTAATCTCTTTTAATTTATCTTTACTAGGATTTTCTAATAAATCATTAGTATATTCTAATAATTTACTCTGTAACCCAATATCCTGTGTATTTGCAAATATCTCATTAAGCACAAGTTGTAGGTTAGCTATTTTATTATTATTATCATAAGGTAGTATTTTCATATATGTTAAATTACCAGTTAATAAGTTTAATCTATTAGCTAGATAATTATATAGCTTAGGGGCTTTAGTTTTTAAATTAGATACACCTGTACCTATACCGTTAGATGGTAATACTATTGTTTTACCTTCTTTAAGATAATTCTCTACTACAGCTAAATCTGTATCTACTTGTTTTTTAAATTTATCAAAATCTTTAGTTTCATAAAATCTAGTAGAATCTTTAGTATTAGCATTTTTAACAGTAACTATACCTATAGTATTAGGTAATCCTCTAATTACTGCTTGTGTAATATTTGGGTACCTTCCTTTAGTTTCATCTTTAATATCTATTAAATTTTGACCAGAAGTTCTTTCTTCATTATCACCAAATAAGTAAATCTTATCCATATCTTTCTCTACATTAGATCTATATAATTTTTTTATTAGTTCTACTTTATTATTATACGGTACAAACTTAGAGTTAGATACAGGTTTTTTTGAACTATTTACTTGAGTATTATTTTTAGTAGTTCTTTCATTGTTATTAACTACACCTTTATTTAGTAATTCTTTATGATTTATGAGATTTCTCAATACTTTAGCGTGAGTTAAATCACTAGTTTTTTTATAATAAATTATTTGTTTAGGTACAGTATTATTACCTATTACTTTTATATCTAATTTACCATCTAGTATTTGGGAAATTATCCAATCTCTTCTATTAGGTTGTACATCTAAATCAGATTTTTTAAGTAACCAGTTAGCAAATCTTTTACTCACTTCTTCTTCATTACCTGCTTTAATAATATAACCAGCTTTTGTATACTGCTTATCTTTACCTTTTTCATACCCTGTAACTAAGAAAGGATTACCATAATGATGTTGTGCATCTAAACCTTTTACATAATCAGATTTAAATACTCTCTTGGAGTATATACCTAAATTACTATTATGTGCTGTAACTGCACCTTTTTCTGTGTTAGTTATAAGAATGCCATTATTACTAATATCAGATAATACATTTTCAGGAAGTTTATTAGATTCTAATTTATCTCTTACAGGTTTATCTTTATCTTTCTTAAGTACAGCATCTAATTGTTCTTGCCATTTAGGATCAGCCATATTAATTACTGGTCTACCTTTTTTGCTAGCTAGTATAATAGCTTGTCCAGTACCTCCAGTATTATGTTCATTATTAGTACCACCATAATATACTTGACTATAATTAGTTACTGCTTCACCTTTATTATTTAATGGTGTCCAAGCTAGTACAAAATCTACTGGGTTATCTAAGTCTTTACCAAATACTTGGTTAGTATTTCTAGCCATTAACTTAGCTGGACCATCACCATTTTTAATTAAAGCTTCAAAATTACCGTGAGTTTCTTTAGCTACATTCCATTCAATACTATCTTTTTTAATATCTTCAGGTCTATATAATTCTCTAGTGCTTCCATCTTCTTTAGTACCATCAATAAATGCTCCATCAGCACCTTCTTTTTTATTTTTAAATGTCAATCCAGTTCTAAGTGTATATCCTTTAGATTCTAAATATTTAGCAACTTCTGTCATAGTTTCATAAATAGGTTTACCATTACTATCTACAGCTTTAGTACCTCTTCTACTTCCAATACCAGCATAAGTCATAGACTTAGAATCTTCTGTATATTCTGGTAATGAATCTAATATAGGTGTAAGTTTTTTATCTACTATTGTATTTTCAATTATTCTAATCTCTACTTCAGAACTATAAACTCTACCTAAAGTTATTAAATTATGTATAGGTATAGAGAACTTATTAGAGTTCTTTACACCATATTTATTTTGTAATTTCTTAATCTCTGATTCTATCTTTTTTGCATCACAATTCATTAACAGTTACCATCCAGTACTTTAGTAAGTATTTTTATTATTTCTATATTATACTCTATTTTTTGTTTAGTATCTTTAATACCATTAGTAGATAAGATACTTTTTAAATAGTTTTGTCTTGCTTTCTTAGTTTTTAATGCTTGAAGTTCAGGTATATTATTAATACTACTTAATCTACGTTTTATTCGTAATTCACCTTCTTCTATAAATTTATCTATATTATATGTAGCTTTAGACTCTATAGCACTATTCATTGCTGGGAATTGGTCAACAACTACATCATGTGAAAACATCTCTTGTCTTTTTATCCATACATCCTCTGCTAGTTGTTCTAACTCTACTACTTGGTCTAAAAATGGTTTAGTGACATACTCTTCATCACCATTTTCATTAGTTTTTTTAGATTGCTTTTTCTCACTTTCTGTACGCATATCATCTAAGTTAATATAATCTAAATTCTTAGCTTCTTCATATACAGCTCTAGCACCTTTAGCCATACTATTAATGTTATCGTATGCTTTACTTGTTTCTATAAAATTGGTGTTCATACTTTTTACAGTATCTAATTGTCCACTAGCTCCTAAAACTAAAGCATCATGTACTGGTATAATACCAGTTTTATCTATATTATCATTAATAGTTTTAGCCATAGTTACAGCATCTTCTGTATGTGTAGGTATAACACCTGCTGCTGAGTAAGCTTCTGTTATTTTCTTAATAAATATTTTAGTAGATATTGTTCTACTTTCCCCACTACTAGTAGTATATCTTAATGCTGGTTTATTATCAGAATATGGTATGTCATCATCTTTAGCTAAACCACTATCAAAAATAAAGATACCATCTTTTAGTCTATCACTAGAAGCTGGTCCATCAAATATAGGTAAAAATTTAGCTAATTCTTTAGTTAATTCAAGTGTTTCATCTTGAGATAATGTAAGAATTTTTCTTTTACCAGTATTATTTTTATTTAATTCTTCTAACTTTTCCTCTACTTTTTTAGTCATAGCTTGTTCAAATATTCTCATCATATATCTTGATGTAACATTTACTGCATCAGTAACTTTAATCATCTCACCAAATGTAGACTCTACAGCCTTTGATACAGCTTTACCTAATGAGTTTTGAAACATAGTAGTTAATACTGTATCTAAGTTATTCTTTTTAGTACCTAACATATGCAGTGGTGTATTACCTAAAGCTAATACTAAATCATCAATAGTGTCTATATTTAATGTTTCATTGAGTTGAGCAACAGGTAATAAATGAGATAATGTTAATGCTGCATTATTTTGTAAATCAATATCTTCAGTATTATGGTAATCTTTTAGTAATTTACTAATAGCTTTATTAGCAGTTGCTTTACCAATATTCTTAATTACAGTCTTTAATGAACTACCATACTGTGTAGTCATAGTAGGGTTTTTAAGTAAGTCTCTTAGAGCTTTAGTTAACCCTTCATCAATATCTGGTAAGAATTGCATAAATAAATCATCTTCTAATACATTACCATCACTATCAAATAGTAAACCTAAAGGATCAATAGAACTTATATCATCATCAGGTGCTTTATTTTCTAATAAAGCATTAACTAGGTCTTCTTTTGAAATTTCAGCAATAATACCTTGTGAGAAGTAAATATCTAGCACTTTACCTTCTTCTCCATTTTTTCTAGATTTATTACTCTCACCTAATTGTGTTAACATACCATCTTTAAGCATATCATCATAACTTACACCAGTTTGATATAAGCCAGAGTTATCAGTATCTTTAAATACAAACCCACCTTTAACTAGTAATTCATAAATATTTTTACTTAGTGGTATTTGTAAAGATTTAATCATAACACCATTTGTAACACCATCAAATTCAGCAGAAATATGAGCTTCAAAATTATCATTTGGACCAGCATTCTTATAAGCTTCAATAGCTGCTAAAGCTTGCATTGCATGACCAAAGTGATCTATATTTTTCTTACCATCTTCACTAATTTCAGTAGCTAGTTTAAATAACTCATCCATATCTTTTGTTAATAAATCTGTTGCAAAATCTATAGTATCTTGAGGTATTTCTTTATCAATGTCTAAACCAAAAGCTTGAGCAATACCAAATTTAAAACCTATAGTATCTAAAACATCTTTATCTATAGCTGCTTTATTTAGTACACTTCTAGATTTAACTGGTACTGTGAGCCATCTATGAGCTTCTTTCTCATTCTGTTGGTCAATAAGTACTGATTTACCATTAAGTCTGTTATTCTTAGGAGTGAACCATGTAAAATAAAAAGAATTATTTCTAACACCACTAGTTATTTTAGTATCTAGCTTTAGTAATTCATCATAAGCTCTAGTAATACCAAGATTTTGTGCTTTAGCTACTGATTTATCATATTCAGATAATGTAACATCATTATCAATATCAACATCATCTCTCCAACCCATAAGTTTTAAAGCTTGTTCTTTTGGTACTTTTTTTACCCAATCCATAGCTTCTGGTATAAGATAATTCTCTTGTTGATTTAAGTTATTAATAGCATCTGCTACAGTTTGTGTAGGTATAGTAACACTATTATCTTTAATACCTATTTCTTCTGGTGTCATAGTTCTAGGTTTTTCAAATTGAATACTATGACTATCTTGAGGAATAATTGTATCTTCTTCTAATTCATCAATAATATCTATAGTTTCTTTTAATATATCTTTATCTGTATCTTTTTTAAATTTTAAAAAGTTAACTGAAGAATCTTTATTTTTATCTGTTATTTCAATATCTAAGTCAGCTTTCTCAGCATACTCTTCCAGAGACATAGCTACATTATCCATATAACGCTCTTCTAACATTGCTACACCTAATAGTCCTAATCCAGATTTAAAACGGTTATATGCTGCTATATCACCATCTTTTGGTTTAGCTTGTAGATCTAGTAAATCCATAATTGATGTACCAATATCATTAGCTAAACTAGCTCTAGTTGTTAGGTTCTTAAATGTATTTCTCATCTCATCAGTAATTTCATACTCATTTTTACCTAACATAGAAGCTATCTGCTCATCTTCTTTATAACTTAATTTACTTAATTGATTTCTTAAAGTAGTGTATGTAGCTACAAATACAGCAGTAGCAACATTCTTATCTATATTACCCTTATCATCAAGTATAAATGCAGTACCAGGTTGTCTAAAGTCAATATAATTTTTAAGTTTTTTACCATTAACATCAAGCTCAATATCTTTAAAAAATTTAACAGCTTCATTTGTTATTTTAGTTAATGTTTTACTTTCTATCATATTAACAGGTACCATACCTAATAATGATGTACCTTTCTTCTTAGTTTGTGCAAAGTCTTCAAATTTTAAAGGTATACCAGATTCTAATCTAGCTTCTTGTGCTTTTGTATCTATTTTACCACCAGACATAGGTGTATTACCAGCTCTATATTTTTGTCTAAGTAATAAATTCTTAGTGTAATTAGGTGTAGATGTTTCAGTTTTAAGTCTTTTAAGTCTTTTAGTCAATACTGCTAATGTTCTTTTATTTCTACTTTGTTTCTTTAAAGCTTTCTTTCTGCTATCATTAAAATTTTGTAATTCATCATATTGTACTTCAGTATCTTTATTAAATAATTTAATTATTTTTTTAGTAGTTTTAGAGTATTCTTTTTCAAAGTTTTCTATATTTTTAGTAGAATTATCTAATTCTTTTTTCTTAGTTTCTAGCAATTTCTCTTTTTCTTTAATTTGTTTATTTAATGTTACCATATCTTTAAGAATTTTACCACTACCATTAACTAATTTACCTAGGTAATTCCATAGATTTTTATATACAGTTCTTAATTTTTGTATAGTAGTTTCTCTAATCTTTAGATTCTTACTATGGTTATTTGTTAATTTATGTACTTCTTTATTAAGATTAAATAACTTATCTTGTAATTGTATACTTTTACCTTCTAAAGTTTTTAACTCTCTTTCTAATTTAGCTACTTCTTTTTTATCTACTCTTTCCTTAGCTTTAAGCTCTTTAAGTTTATTGTTTAATAATGTTAAATACTCTAAATGCTGTTTAGTACTTTCAGTCATAGTTTCTGAAGAATCTAAGATTGTTTTTTCAATAGCTGAAATTTTAGCTTCAGTAACTTTACCATCTACTGTAATAGTTTTTATAAATTTTTTATTATTAGCTTCAATTTCTTGTTTAAGTTGGTATATTTTGTCTTCTAACTCTTCTACTTCTAGTCTTTTAGTTACTACTTCAATATCACTCTGTGTATTTTCTTCTTTATTACTATTATGTTTTTTATCATATTTTTCTTTCTCTCTATTAATCTCATGAGGTACTGTAACTTCATTATCAATATTTAATAAACTATTATACAAATCCAATTCAGTTTTAATAGATTTTGCTAATGCAAATATATCTGTAGTTTTATCCGTACTACCATCAATATTTCTAGGTGTATTGAATTTTTGATCAACAATAGAATTATAGCTAATAGTTATTTTCTTATTGCCATTACCAGTACCTACTTCTTTGGACTCTAATTTATATATAGAATGTAGTGCATCTATAAGTTTAGTAGGGTCATTTCTTAGCTCTTCTGCTGTATAGACTACTTCATCTTTACTATCAGATAACATATCTTTTACATCAATACTAGGTACTGTATAACCATTAGCATATAAATCTTTAATAGTAGCATTTATATCTGAAGACATATTTTTAATAGCTTTAGCAATAGCTACTAATTTAGCTTTTTTAGTACTTTGTTTAGTTTTAATCTTTTTAACTACTTGTTCTTTAGTTTTAGCTAAAGACTCTATTTTTCTATCAATATCATAAATAGATATTAATTTTTTAGCTTTTAATCTACTATAATAATTAGCTCTATTAGAACCTGTAAAACCTTTAGATAAGAATGTTTTAATATCAGGTGGTGTAGTTCCATCAGGTATATGTTGTTTTATATAATTTTCAGTAAATTCTATAGTTTTTTGTTTAAGTTTTTCATAATGTTTTATTGCTAATTCATTATGTTTTATTTTCTTAATTCTTTCAACAATACCATCTTTACCATATATATCTTCAGCAATAATTCCTTCTGCTGTAAGTTTAACTTTAGGTTTTTTAGTTTGTTTTTTTGATTTAGTTTTAGTACTTTTTTTACTATTCCTGTTATCTGTTTTTTGACTAGTATTGCTAGAAGTTTCAGTATTAGGATTTTCAACATAATCATCTACAGTACTATCTATTGTGCTATCATAATTCTCAATAGCATTTATATAGGTTTTTATATTATCTAAATCTTGTTTCTCTTCATTAGGTAAACTATCATAATAAGGGACCATATTATCTAATAAAGCTTTTAACTTTGGTATAGGTAAATTATTTACATGCTCTGGTAATTTATCATGAAGTTCTTGTATTACAGAAGAGTCTGGAGTAGCTCCAAATACTTGTATTTTCTCAGAATACGTCATATTATTTAATCTATCTAAATCTACATCTGACAATACTTTAGTACTTACATCATTAATTTTAGCTTCAAAATTATTAATAGCTTGTTCATAATTTTTTACTTTAGCTTTCTCTTCAGTTGTTAGAGTATTATAATCTAGTTTATCTAAAGCTTTTTGTAACCTATCAAGTACAATTTTACTAGAACCTAATTTAGTATTTTGCAAAGCTTCTTGTGATACTATGGCATCATCTAAAATACCAATATGTTTATCTAACTGAGAGACTTTACCATCTTTACTAAGTAATAATGTATCTAATTCATTTAATACTTCTTTATTATCATATTTACCATTACTCATTTTAGCAGATGGTACTTCATTCTCTAGTTCATTATATAATGTACTTACTACATCTTCATGGTATTTACCATCTAGTGTATTTTTAATAGTCCTTACTTTAGCACCTTGATTTTGTACTAGTTCTAATAATTCTTCTGATGGATTTGTTTCATAATCACTATACAATACTTCAAATATATTAAGATTATCTTGATAAGCTTTAGTAAGTTTTTCAGTATTTTCTTTATTAGGTTTTACAACATAATTATCAATACTGTCTAATTCTTCTTGTTTAAATTTAACATTATTCTCTTTAACATCTTTAATAAATGCAGGATGTCTATATATAATATTATTGTTAGTATTAGTAGTGGTAGAGTTACTAGTAGTTTCTTGTATAGGTTCTTCTTTATTATCAACTACATCTTTACTACCTACTTCCTCTTTTTTAGCTTGTATAGCATCTAATGTAGTTTCAATACTGTTACTTACTCCAGCACCAAATCCACCAGCACCTAAACCACCTAACATACCAGTTAATGCTTCATTTTGGTTATTAGTATTTTCAAATACATCTAGTACAGATTTGTCATTAATATAAGCTTGAGCACCTAATATCTCACCCCAAGTTTGAGTATATTCTTGGACAGCTTCTTCACCAGCTTCACCAGCTATTGCTAAAGCTTTTGTAGCTATTTTTTTAGCTACTGCTGTCTTACCTTCTTTAGGTAAACTATTAAAAGCCTTTCTAAGTACTTGAGCACTTTTATCTAAACCAGTAACATCAGCAAAAGCTATTCTATCTGGTAAGGTTAATAATAATTGTAAAGCATAAGTTCCAATAACTTCACCTATACTTACATCAGGATTTTCACCAGCTTTTATTTTATTAGCTATTCTATCATCTAGTACATTATTTGTCATAGTACCAACAGTACCATAGAACCCATAGTTCTTAGCTACATGATTTAAACCTGTAAGTAGTGTTTGATTATCTTTAAACTTATCATAGGCTTTAACTTCTTTAGCAGTCATTTGAGCTTTAGCTATTTGTTCTGCTCTATTTGCTTCAGCTATCTTACCAAGTTTTCTAGCTTTATTAGTTTTATCTAACAGCTCTGCTACTTTAGTAAATTTACCAGTACCAACTGTCATACCTATCATTAAAGGTACAGACTCTGCAAATGTTTCTGGTCCAGCTACTACAGCATTATAAATAGCATCTAAATAATTACCTTGTTCCCAATATGTTGCAGCATCACTAAGTAATTGTGTTGTACCTGTTCTATCATATCCTACAAACTTATCTACATTCTCTTGTTTTTTAGCTTTATTAAGCCAAGTATTATCACCAGGTGTTACAACATCTAGAATAAAGTCAGCAGTATCTACTAACATTTTAGCACCACCAGCTTCTAAAGCTTTTAATACACCATCTGTAGCACCAGATTTTAATTTAGCTTCATATATATCAGTAAGTCTTTTACTATACTCTTCATTCTTTTTATAATCTTCTTCAGTCTTATTAACATCTGTACCTAACAAGTCTTTAGTTAGTAGTTCTGTATAACCAGAACCAAAATTAACACCTGAAGCTTCATCTCTATTCATTGTAGTACCATCTACAGTAACAGTACCTGAGTCTAAAGCTCTAGCTTCTAATACATCTTCGTTAGCATTCCATAGCTTTTCCCATTCTTCAGCACCAGCAAATCTTTTCTCTTCTACAATTTCATAACCATCTTGTATATATTGATCTTTATATCTAGAATCTGCACCTACTTTAGTTCTACCATATTTATATAAATATTTCTCTGAACCATCTGGATTATATCCATCAAACTTTCTAAGAGTATATATACCATATTCACTATTAGGGTTATTCTCAGCTAATTGATATTGTTGTATTAAATCTTGTAAGGTAGTTTCTCTAGCACCTATAATATCTTTATTATCCATATTATATTGCTTACCGTTAATAGTAGCTTTAAATTTACTATTATTTAACCAATCACCTTGTCCATAATCAGCTATATTTTCAGTAGCTTCCAGTACCCAATCTAAAGCATCTATACCTGTATTAGCAGCTTCTTTAGCCCTAATAACAGCATTACTATCATTAGCTAGTTCTCCGTTGTCTTCATATAGTAATTTACCTTTACGAAATAACTCTTTCTTTTTTAATTCTGCTGCTCTGTAAGAATCTAAATTAGTATCAAGTAAGTAGTTATCAGAATCTAGTTCTGTTAAACTTGTAGTAGGTAATGGTTCAATAGTGTTATCTACACTACTGTAACCATCAACTAATCCTGCATTTACTTCGTCATATACTGATGACATAAATGGCATATCTATCCTTTATAATTTGTCTTTAGTTGTAGCTGTTTGTACTTTCTTATATTCTGTATCAGCTTTAGTTTTAGCTAATTGAGCTAATTTTATTTTGTGTTCTAAAGCTGGACTAGAACCTTTAATTTCTTGTTCTTTTAAAAGTTTTTGCAAATCTATATCAGCTTTTACTTTAGCTGTTTTAGCTTCTGTTAAAGCTTTATATGCTATTTTATCTCTATTTTCCTTAATAGTAAGATTAGATTTTCTAGTTTCTTTACTTAACTCTTCTAATTTATTAGCTCGTTTAGCTACTAAACTGTCATAATTATTTATTAAAGAATCTCTTTTTTTAGTAGCATCTAGTATAGCTCTAAGTTGATTTTTTTCTGATAAACCACTAGCTTTGATTTCTGCTACTTTATCTGAGAATATTTTATTAGCTTGTGCTATAATAGCTTTTTTATCATCATTTAGTACAGATAATGTTTTTGTACCATAAACAGGTTTAGTCATAGGTGTACTTTTAACAGCTTCACTATAAGCTTTATCATATTTAACTTTATAATCTTTAACAGCTTTATCATATTGTTTTTGAACTAAATCATTATGCTTCTTTTTAGCACCTATATCTTCCATTTGAGTTATAAAATCTTCTTCTGGATCATCTATAGTATAAGCTTTATCAGCAGCTTTAAACCCATATTGAGCTTCTACTGCAACATCAGCTATATTCTCAGGTGTTCGTATAGGTCTAGTTAAATAATCTCCTATAGTAAATAAGCCTTTATTAGCTGCTACAGCACCTTTAGCTATATATTTACCAGCTTTTGTTACTAGTCCATCTTCTTCGTTTAATTTATCTGGATCAATTAAACCTCTAATCTTAACTCTTTTAACTTCTGGTAACATATCACTATTTTTAATAGCTATATATTGTTTATACAAAGTATCAGATTTTTCATCTATATCATACATTTTACCTAACTTAGGCTCTTTTAAACCTTTAGGTTTCCAATCTTCTGGTAATGCTGTATGTTCAGCAGGTGTTATAATATTACTTGTATCTGTAACTTCTTTAGTAGTAGTATAATCTATAGATGTTGGTGTATTAGCTACTAATGTTTTAGCTCTTAACTCTTCTAAAGCATCTTGTTCTGTTTGTTTTCTTATAGTTTCATTATCTTTTCTTATTTGATCAAATTCTCTTTTTTTCTCAGCTAATTTAGCATAATCTATAGCATTATTTTTTTCTAATGCTTTAGCTCTAGCTTTAGCTTCCATTTCTTGTGTATCTCTAGTAGATAATTGATGAAGTACAGTGCTTAAATCACTACCTACATTATAGCTACTAATATGTTGTGTTCTAAATGCCATATAATACCCTTATAGTGTTGTATCTAAATCATGTCCAGATAAAGTATTATCTCCACCAGGGTTCATAGAATTACCTAATTTTTTAGCTCTTTCTCTTTTATTTTGTTCCATAGTAGCATTATTCTCTAACTGAAACTTTCTAGCTTTTTGGTTTTGTCTATCTGTATAAATAGCATTACCAACTGAAAATAAATCTGTAAGTGTACTACCTAAACCTTTCTCACCTGTTAATGATTTCCAATCAAAATTATTACCACTATTAATTGTATTATCTGTTTGTATACCTGAAGTACTTGAGTTTATAGTAGGTGTTGAAACACTTACAGATGGTGTACTAGCTGTTATAGGTATTACTGGAGATGTAGCTAAGGCTACTCCTTTAGAACCTATTGGAGGTGTTACTGATGAAGTAGGTGTTGTTGGTACAGTAGGTGTAGGAGATGTACCTAATATATTACCTAAACCAGACACTAATCCATTACCTAATGTACCAAATAAATTACTTAAACCACTCATTGCTATCCTTTATATATAATTTAAGATATTATATCGTATTTAAGTGATTAAGTATAGTTTGTTATCCAGATACCACATTTACTTTTCTATCTAGTACCTCTGATATACCATAAAATTGATCATAGTTATATAAACTAGCACCTAACATATTAGCTATAATAGCATCAGGTGATTTACTATCTATAAATGAATACTCTACAGATTTATCTGTAGGTCTTATAAGTGTGCTTCCATCTAGGTTATCTAATCTTTCTTCTATCTGTTCTTCAGAACTTTTTAAAGCTTCTCTTTCAGCTTTCTCTTGCATATGTTTTTGTTCTACAAAACCACCAACTATTTGAGAAGTTTGTATTGCTAATTTTAAGAAATTTTCTGTAAAATTAGCTGTAAAAGCTGCCCAAGAACCTCCAGATATTTGAAAAATAGCTAACCCTATTTGGAATATTAATCCTAATACAGTCCCTTGTAACGCTTCCATTATAACCTCTACTACAATAGTAGTAACTATGGATACAACAATATCAATTATTAATTGTCCTACAGCACATCCAGCAGGACCTAATAAACAACTTACTATAGTTAAAATAACACCTATAAATCTAACATACCAGTCAACAACTATAGTTTTAATAGCATAAGATATAAGACATAAGGAATGTTCGTACACTGTAACAAATTCATTAAACCTTAACTTATATAAAACAAAATAAGGTAATACTAACCTATGTTCATTTTTATTATCTCGTAGATATAAAGTAAAACGGTGTCCAGATATTGTAAATGTACATGTATAATTGGATATAGTCATTACCTGATATAAATTTTCAGCAATCTGTACTTTAATAGTAAGTACATCCCCATTAGAAGTAAAAGTGTTAGCAAAAGCTTCACGCCAATCATCATAAACATTTATATTATCTTTTTCTACTACACTAAATGTACCTTGTTTTTTTATGTCTTCTTCAGGTCTAACTTTACCTTCAAAAGTCTCTACTTTAATATCAAATGTATATTGTTGTTCTATTGCAGTTTTACTAGTAAACACAATATCTTGCTCATCTATATCGTTTACACAATAACCTAAATAATGTGGGTTAAGTTTTTTATCAGTATATGATAAATCAAAATTATCAGCATAGTAAGCAAAAGTTTTAAATAATGCTCTAGCAAGATATGCTTCTTCTTTCATATATTTTTTATGAAATTTTTCTGCTATTTCTTCAGTAACAGTATAAGATGTATCAGCTCCACTACCTTCAGATAAACCTTCTTTCATTAGCATATCAATTAACTTAATAGGTAAATCTTCTGCTTGTTTAGGATCATACCCTTTAGCTTGTACTATATAAGGATTTCTAGTAGATAGTCCTGTTATTATGTAAGCATTATCTATTACTGGTTCACCATCATCATCTGTATCACTAAGAGTTTTATGAAAATCACTAGCAGATATATTAAGCTTACTTAACATTTTTTTACTATTAGCAGTCTCTTGTATTAACTCACCATCCTCTTTCAAGGTAATTATAGGTGTCATATATACATCTTCAGTAATAGTATCTATTAAGTCATCTGGTAGATTTTCCTGTTCTTCTAAGTAATATACAATATTTTCAGCATTATTATATATAGAGCCTCTAGCTCTATCTTTTGTTATATTCACATTTGATGAATCTATAACTATATTAAAATATAAGATAGCATCTTTTTCATCTTCATCTAATTCTTTAGTTAATACTCTTAATAACAATCCATTATATTTAGTATTTTCTTCGTTAGTACCATCACCATCTGCATCTAAATCATATTTATCTACAATACCATCTTCATCTTCATCAGTTTTACCATCATCTACACCATCTTCACCGTCATCATCACTATCTGCTCTATCTCTAATACCATCAGAATCTTTATCATCATACTCATTAGTACCATCTCCATCTACATCAGCATCAGCACCATCATTAATGCCATCATCATCAGTATCTGTATTATCATTATCTGGATCTTCAGAGTTTATTAAATTATCTCCATCATCATCTACAGGTATTTTTAAATCATCAGTAACATCTTTCCATTCATCATTATCTACATCATAATACTCTAATTTACTATCAAAGCTATCATCTGTTGTACATATATGTTCTATAGATAAATTAGCTGTTACCTCATCACTATCTGTAGCTCCATCTTGATATATATGAAACATAGCATACTCACCATTAGCAACATTAGCTTTAGTGGCTACTATCGTTATAGACTTATCATCACTATCTTCTGGTTCACCTGGATCTGTATCTTCAGGTTGTGTATTAGCTATATAGTTACTAACTAAACAAGTTGTATCTTTATATTTATTATCTATCTCAATAGTTATATCATCTTTATCACTATCTGATATACATTCAAAAGTACCTACTATTGTATCTTCATCATCTGATGTATCTATAGTATCTGTAGCTTTATAATATATATCTGTAAGTTCATATTGTTCCCCATCTTTATAAAAATAACCTGCTTGTGTAAACCAAGTGAGTGGGTAGGTTTTATACATATAATAGAAAAATTGTATACCTATATTAGGTTTATATAATGAATTTTTAATACTTTCCCTAAAATCAGGTAGTATATCTACTAAATAATCATTTGTTTTATCCTTTACTAACTTATTAATAGTAGCTTTAGTATGTGTATCATAACCGTACCTTTTTAAAAATTCTGGTGTGTAATTATTTCTATATGAATGTTTCCATTTAAAATACCCAGTATTAAACTCTTTCATACTATTAGAAGTCATTATTAGACTTTTTTTAGCATCTTTAATAGATAAATCAGGTTCTTGTAAATTAATGAATTGCATATCTGTATATGTCTTTTTTTTATCTAAAAAACTCATATATCTTCCTTACATACTTTAGCTACTCTTCTATATATATCATCTTTAAATACAGCTATATTCAATGGTAAAGGTAATACTTTTATTAACTTCTTATATTCTGTAGTATCTGTATGTCCTATTCTTATCTTAAATCCTTTATATAAATGATTTATAAGATAATTTAATAGTACAGGTGCACCTTTAGTTTTCTTAAATTCAGGATTTATAAAAAAGTAACCTAACCAAGGGTTACCATCATCAGATACACTAGAGAAGGATATACCTATAAGCTTATTATTTTTATATAGTCCTATAGGATTATAATTATGTTTAGTTAAAGCGAATAATATCTCACCTTTTAAAACTCTTCTATCTTTAGCATATAAACTAGGATTTCTACCTTTTTTAGGTAACATATATTTAGACATTAATTTAAAGACTTCTGTACCATTATCTTTAGTTAGAAGTCTTATAGTAAAATTAAATTTTGTATATAATATTTTATTCTGCATCATCTAAAATTGTTATTTTTCCAGAAGCATAAGTCCAAGTATCATCATCTTTACTACCTTGAATACTATATGTACCTTCTCCAACATTTGCTACAGAATCTGAATCTATAGCAAATTCTATATTAGCATCATTTACTGTACCATCAGTTGTATATGTAGTCCCATCTATAACTATATATAGCTTAAATGTTATATCATCACTATTAGTATCACCATATACAGATAACATAGTCTTTAATGGTAATGTGTCTGTTTTAAATCTACTTATATCTCTAATATTAGTAGAACCTTGATAATCAAATTTAAGTTTATCTGGTGTTACATCATCTTCACTATAATCAAGTAAAGGAGCTTTAAATTTATTACCTAATCTTTCAGCTAAATTATTATATGTATCAGTAATATGTGGTGTACTAATACTAGGTGTAACAGACTCTAATGATGTATCAGAGAATACCATAGCCCAAGCTTGTAATTGTGTATCATACAACTTTTGTTTAGCATTATCGTCAAAACCTTCTGCTTGTCTATTATACAAAGCTGTTTGAGCAGTATTTAACATAGTACTGTTTGCACAATCACATTTATACTTCTCAATTTGTTGATCTTTTAACGCACATTCATGTTCAGCTCTACAATTATCTCTCTCAGAAGCTACACCAATTTCTGTTGTAGTTGCTTCAATATTATCAACTGTAGCTTCAAGTTTTTCTATCTCTTTAGGTAGTACATTATCTGTCTCATAAATAATTTTATCTTTTTGAGCTTCTTTTAAAGCACATTCTGATTGAGTCTCACAATCTCTTCTAGCTGATTCTAAGGGTATTTCATCTTTTTGAGCTTCATTTAATTCAACTTTAGATTGAGTCTCACAATCTCTTCTAGCTGATTCTAAGGGTATTTCATCTTTTTGAGCTTCTTTTAAAGCACATTCTGATTGAGCTAAACAATCATCTCTTTCAATTTTTTTATTTATTTCACCTATTTGTGTTTTAAGTAAACAAGTTTCTAGTTGAGCTTTATATAATCCTAATTCAAAAGTTATAGCATTTCTCATAGCTTCTGCTATCATTGTACTATATACATCACCTGCAGTTTTTTCGGTAATCTCACCTTTCTTTTTAGCATCTTTTATATGAGCTCTAGTAAGTAACATTAAGTCACCTACTTTACCACCATTTTCTATGGTTTTATCACCAACTACTCTATCCCATTCAGGTACACCAATTGTACCTAAATCAGTACAAGATACTAGTATTTCATCTGCCAACTATAACTCCTTATATAATACATATATTATAACTATATCAGAACCAAATATTTTAATATATTTGGCTCCAATATAATTAATTAATTAACTCAATCTCATTATTTTCTATAATAGTTTGTCTTTCACCAAGCTTCTTAAGTTCTTGTTTAGTAAGTGGTGCTAACCTTTCAATACTATACATTGGACCTTTTTTATATGTAGGTTTTTTACCATCTTTAAAATTTCCAGGTACAGATATTTTACAAGTAGCTTTTTCAAGTATTCTTAATGCACCTACTCTTACATGCCAAGGAGTATCAAATACAATTTTTTCTGTCTGATGTCCAATTAAGTCATTACCCCAAGTTAACCACTCAAATTCTGATGGTGTTTGAGTTTTTCTATTATCTCTAATAATAACTCTAACTTTAGGCATAAGTTCACTAATTTGGACTTTTCTTTTAATAGCTTTTTTCTCAGCTTTAGATAGTACCTTTTTCTTTGGTTTTTCTTCAACCACATCTTTCTTAGTAACTTCTATATCTTCTATATTCTCTATAGCTGCTACATACTCTTTTTTAGTAGGTTTGTTCAAATTTTCAGCTTGTACTACTATACCATTTTCTTCACAATAAGTTTTAAGCTCTGCTACTTTCATAGCATTTAATTCTACATCTGTCATATTTATCCTTAAATTTTTTATTTAATATTATAACCTATATAAGATTAAGTTATAGTAGTAAATAAAAAAGAGTAAGCATAATTACTTACTCTTTTTAGTATTAGCTATTACTAGCTCTCTTTCAGTGAACAGTTAATCATACGAATCCACTCTGGATGTAAGAACATAATACCAAAGTACCATGAAATACTCATTACACCTGTATTACCAAATGCATCATAACCTTGTGTAATATCACCAGGCATTTTAGTTTTAACTTTAGCAACATCTCCTTCAAATCCAATAGTAGCAAATGACTCATTACCTACAAATAGGATAGGGAATACATCATATCTTTCTTCACCATCTGAACCAATACTTGAATATCTGTTTGCTCCATCTTCATCATCATCATCATCACCAGTCTTAGCACCTTGACCAGCATAACTAGCCATATCTTCAACTTCAATAAATCTAAACTGTCCAATAGAACCAATCTCACCATCTGCTACAGTAGTTGCTCCTGCATAAGTTTCTACAGGTTTCCATACTTTAACACCATTATGTTCCATATCTTCAAGAGTAGGTAGTGCTTCAGTAGGTACATATACATATCTAGCTTTACCAACAACTCTAGTATCAAATTTACTTTGACCAGTAATAATCTTAGTATCTTTAGGAGCTCTAGCTAGTGTTAAAGATCTTTCCATTTTACGAAGTGATTCATAAGTTAGAATATCTCCAGCACCTACTTCATCAATAGCTGTAGCATCACCAGCAAATACTCTGTTTTGTTCAGCTTGACCAATAAGAGCATTTCTAATTTGAGCTTCTCTAATAGTACCTTGCGCTGCACCCATTTCTCTAGACATTCTAGCTTTTAGAGTTTTTTCTGTATCCATTTCAAGAGCTTTTTTAGTAAATTCTTGGAAGAATCCATACTCTTCAATCTGAGCTTCAATAACAAGTCTTTTCATACCAACTCTGTTTACCCAACCACCTTCTTCTGATAGGATAGGGAATGCTCCATTTTGAATAGCTAAATCTTTAGATGTACCATACATATTACCATTACCAGTTCTAACAGTACCATCTTCACCAGCTTTATCTTTAGCCTTATCTTCTGTAGAATAACCTGTATTATTATCTGCATCAGCATCATCTGTAATTCTAACACCATCAGCATCATAAGCATACCATACACCAGCTAGTACTTTTACACCATTAGCATCAATACCTTCACTGTTAATGTTTCTATCATCAAGAATTGGTAGATCATGGTATTTAACCATTTTATCTCCATAATTTTTCTTTTGCATCAAAGGACTACCTAATTGTGAGAATACCTTAGTTCTTGCTGCTTCAATTACTGCTCTTCTAGACCAATACTTATCATTAATCTGTCTACCAATACTTGAGTTAGTTGCTGATGGTGCATAACCACCTTCGTTAAATGACTGTGCCATTGTTTACCTTTTATTTATTTAATTTAAACTATCAATATACTTGATGAATGCTTCATCATCTAAATCTTTTAATGGATCTATTTTAGGTTTACTTCTAGTTTGTGTTTTCTTTCTTTTACTTACAGAAGATGCTTTTCTTCTAGCAGCTTCAACCTCTTTGTTTATTGCACCAACTTTTTTAGAATAATCTTGTACTATATCTTCAGGTAATGACCATGTTCTCTCCTGTACTGGTTGTTGAGTTTGTATTTGTTGAGCATACTCAGCTTCTAGTTCTTGTAAAGCTATACGATATTGATCAATAGAAGAATAGCTAGAGTATGTTCTATCATAGTCTAATGCTCTTTTTTGATCCATTCTAGCTTTAACAATATCATAAGTACCTGTTTTAATATGCTCTACTAAATCTTTACTGACAGCTTTATTATTGATAAGTTCTAGTACACTATCATCATCCCATTCTTTAGATATGACTTCAGAAACTTTACTATCTACACCATTAGCTTTAGAGTAATCTAACACCTCTTCTAAACCTAGTTCTACACTGCTAGGTAGATGATCTTTAGGTTGATATTTAATATCTTCTAAATCCATACTAAATGGATCAATTTCAAGTTCTTTAATATGTTTCTTTAAAGCTTCTGTATCACCTTCTAATAATTGTAATGCAAAGTTAAATCTATCTTTATCTTGTACTAAACCTTTTTCTTCTAAAGTCTTTATAAAGCCTTTATAAGGTTTAATTTGCTCCATTTTAGATGCATAATTTGCAGCCATTTGTTGAGCTTGTACTACTTTTTTAGGATCTGTAAAACCTTTAACTTTTACACCATTTGCTGTAAATTCTCCAGTAACTTCGTTATAGAAGTTTTTTATAGGTTCTACTTCTTTTAATAATTTTTCATATTGTTCTTTATAATTAACTTCTTCTTCATTAGTATCAGATTTATCAACATCTTTAGTCTCATCTTCAACTTCTTCAGGTTCAGCACCATTATCATCAACATTGTCATCAACTTCTTCTTCAACTTGAGCGTTCTCTGTATCATCATCTGATTCTATATCATCAGTTTCAGAAGAATTATCTAGAACTTCTTCTTCATTTTCTGGTTCTACAGTTTCTTCAGATGGCACTTCTGTTTCCTCAATCTCTGAGTCTGTATCAAAATCTTCACTTATAAGGCTATCTAGATGAGCTTCAAACTCCTCATCAGATAGGTTATCTATATTAATACCATCACTCATTATCTACTCTTTTAAGTTCAACTTTCATATTTTCTAATTCTTCAAGTTTCTCTTTAGAAAAAGTATTGTTAATCTTAATTGTTTCAAAGAATGTTTTAAGTCCTCTAATATTATCTAAGAATCCTGTAAGATTTTGTAATTGATCTCTTTTCATATAAGTAGGGTTTGTAAGAGCTTCTACAACTCTATTAACTTCTTCTGTAAAATAAGCTTCTTCAATTACAATTTTATAATCTTCTGACTCTTGTAATCTTGTTAGAGCATCACTAACTCTAATATTCTTCTTTACTTCAATTATTTGATCTTCAACATCTTCAAGTTGTTCTTCAATAGATATTTCATCAAACTCTAGTTCTGGTTGTGTAAAGTTGTCTGTATTCGACATTGCTTTCCTTTTAATATAGTTTATTGTTTTAAATTTAAGATACTGTAACAGCATTGCTTATACAGTATCATACCATAATTACTTAATTAATTGCAATACTTTTTGCATATTCTGTTAAATTAGGTGTAGAGTCTGGAGCTACAGCTACTTCTTGACCATTAGCTTGAGCCTGTTGAACTTGTTCAGCTTGTTGCATTCTAGCCATTTGATACTCTTGTAAACCATTAATAAGTTCTGGGTCTTTAATAGTCTTAATAACTTTATGAATATCTTCATCACTTGCTCCTTGAGCTACCATATCATCAAGATATGAAGCAATTTGTACCACTTGTTGAGCTACTTCAGGATTAGATATACCACTTATATTGTTATCTTGACCACTAGCATCTCTTCTACCAACACCTTGTACAGCTCTTGCACCATCATCTACACCAGTAGCATAAGCTTGTTCAGCCATAGCTTGTTGTTCCATCTGAGCTTGTTGTTGCATTTGTTGCTCGTATGCTCTTTGTTGCTGTAATTGATTTAACTTCATATTACTAGCTTTATCTACTTCTCTTGCCATTCTAACTTGTTCTCCTAATCTTTGATTATCTACTGCTTGATTTTGTCTAGCTAATTGTGCTTGTAATGTAGGCATCATTAGTTCCTTCTATATCATCTATAATGTTATCAGTAGTTATAGTATTTACAGCATTAACATTATTTTTTTGTTTAACAGATTCTAACTCTTTTTTAGCTATATGAGATAGTTCCATATCCTCTAGTTGTCTTTTTCTATCTGTACCATCAGCTTTTTGTGCAAATTCTAGTTTTGCTAAATCTGCCTTTTCTTCAAGTACCATTGCTTGAGCGTTTTTAAGTCTTGCTGTAGCTATATTCTCCTTTGTCTCAGATTGTAAGTTTTGAGCAGTTCTACTGTTTCTTTCTGCAATTTTACTATCTTCAGATTCAATACCTTTAGCAATATCTGCAATTTCTAGTTTAAGTTTTTTAATTTTTAATTCAGCTTCTTCTAGTGCTAATTTCTTTAATTCTTCTTGTGCTGGGTCTGGTTCTGGTTCAAATGATAAGATTTGTTGTTCTAAATCTGGTTGTTTTTTTAATCTAGCAATCTTACCTAATATAACCTTTTGCAATCCTGGATCCATATTAGGTCCAATAGTTTGTAATAAAAATGTTAAATCTTGAGCTTCTTGAGAATCTTTTTCAGGAGTAGATACATCTATAATAATATCAAACTCACCTTTAATATCTTGTCTTTTTACTGTAACATATTCAGAATTTGTTATTCTTACTACTTCTTCTTCATCTAAAAATGCTTGGTTCATTGCTATAGTTTTAACTGCTAAATCTTTAAATAAGTTATTAGACAATCTTCTAAGTATTGATAACTCTCTTTTAGCAGTAGCATCTAAAGAACTTCTAATACCTGTTGCTACATTACCTAATGCTTGTGAACCAATACCTTGACTAAATGCTTTAGTACCTGTTAATGATTCTGTATCATTATTAGCATAATTAATCATTTCAAATACTGATCTAGGTACATCTTCAATAGTAGATTTATAGATAGAATTTTTAGCAGACATACCTGCTCTAGTATATACTGTTCTACCTGCTTTATAGTTAGCTTTTTGTGTAGCAGATAATAATGTCTCATCAATAAACTCTTGTCCTACTGCTATATCAGCTGTAATATCATACATTGCTCTAGTCATTCTACCAATAGCATTTTGATTTTCTATTAATAAATCACCATCAGTTTCACCATAAAAACTATTTTTTACTGGCATATATGAAGCTATACTAAATGGTAATCCATCAAAAGGATAAGGACTCTTTTCTAGTCTGATTAAAGTTTTACCTACCCAAGTAGCTACAATTACTTCTGTTTGACCATCTCCGTTAATATCCCAATAACCCCAGTATTCATAAGCTCTTAGCTTTCTTCTAGGTTTGTCTCCAAATTCAAAAGATGTATCACTATAATCTACATCATTTTCGTAATCTCTAGTAGATGTAGCTGGTTCTATTAAGTCTAAATTTTTATAAATTCCATAAGATGTAATATTACCATTCTCATCACACTCTTCATAATACTCTTCTCTTTTTAAATCACTTAATGTAGTATCATACTCATGTATTACAAACTGTAAATCTTCTATAACACCATTAGCTGTAGGGTCTAATATAACATTTCTAGTATCACATACAGTATACATAGGTTGGTTTTTAACTAATTTATATTCAGGTACTTGTACTACTTCTGTACCTTTTTGTACTGGTTGTCCAGACTCTATAATTTGTTGTGCTTGTTCTTCAGACATCTCACCAGATTCTAATGCTTGTTGTATAATCTGTAATGACTCTTCTGGAGAAGCATATACAGGTACTTCTTTATCTACCATTACTTCTTCTTCATCAGTTTCCCAACCAGTCTTTACAATAACTATACCATCTGTAGCAATAGTTCTAGATATGTTATTTATTAATCTTACTTTATCTACTTTAGTAGACCATTGATAATTTATAAGTAATTCATTTTGTTTAGCTTTATCAACATCTTCAAATGTTCTAGGTTTTAATTGAAACATATCTACAGTATTTAAAAATGGTTCTTCTAATGCAGGTATTTTCCACTCTAATTGTTTTCTAATCAATTTAGGTCTAGTAGAACTTTTACCTTTAGGAACTTTTATCATAGGACCACCATCTAGATATAGTTCTCTTCTATCTAAATCAGCTATTACAACAGCTTGGTCTGATTGTGCATCAACATAGTTATTATATAAATCTTTAAATGATGGTTGATTTTTCCAACAAGGTTGTAACTCTTCTGGTTCTATTAAACCTACATCTTTTAATACATTATCATCCAATATAATCCTTTCTTATATTTATATTAAAGTATATCTTAATATACCTTAAAGTATAAATTATTTTAGTTCATCTCTTATATAACTCATAGTTAAACAGGGACAATCTTTAGTAACTTTAGGTAACTCATTATGCCCAATAATATCTGTATTTTTTAAATTATACATATCTTTTAAAGTATTTAATGTAGTGATTAATGTTTTATGTTGTGCATCTGTCATATTATCATAGTCAGCAATATATTTACCTTTAATAATACCTTTAATACCACCAGCATATACTACACCTATAGTACTTCTATTGTAACCTTTAGCATGAGCTCCAGCATTATCTACCCATCTACCTTTCTCTAAAGTACCATCTCTTTTTATAAGGTAGTGGTAACCTATACCAGACCAACCTCTATCTAAATGCCAACCATCTACCATTTTAGCATCTACACTAGTATTTGAACTAGAAGAAGCAGTACAATGTACTACTATTTTCTTAATATCTCTTTTATCAGTTTTATATAGTTTTGTAGGGTTTAATACTTTACCCACAGAACTAAATTTTTTATTTCTTTTCATTGCTACTCTTTGTATTAAATTCTTTATTATAAAGTTTATTTTGTTCATTTAAAACTTTACAACATTGTTTGTACTCTTTAAATTTTTTAAAAAATTCTTGCATCTTATCCATAGGTGCTTTAAACATTTTCATAATATACCTCATATTCTAATGGAGTATCAGTATAGTTAATATCATACATAATCATTGTTGGGTACTCTGGTTCTATATATACAGTTTCTGTACACCCGCTAAAGAGAAATAGTATGCTTACCGATAGTATCAGATACTTCATCTTTTTTACCTTCTTTAAATAATTTTACTTGCTTTATAGAAAATACTTTAACTTTTTCTACATTTTGTTTATGTACTTCTTTTTGTACAATCTCAGTTTCTTTAAATTTAGCTAATTTATTATTTAAAGTATATAAGTTAAATAATAAATAACATATAATACAAGCCAGTACACTTAAAAAATAATTCATATATCAGAATACCTACTATATGTACTACATTTTATATAATGTATTTTAAATGGTTCTGATATATACTTATAAAACTTTTTAATCATACTTTTCTCCATACATCTTTATTATCATGTGGTATAACTCTCCATACTAATATTGTTAGTAAAAATATTAAAGTAAGTATCATAGAATCTGTATAATGTAATGCACCAAATACTCCTGCTAAACCAACACTTATAGTTGTAAGTGTTGTTGATATACTAGCTTGTAAAGAGTTAGTTTTCCATAATAAGATAAGCATAGCACTAGATGATAAGTATAATAGCATAAATTCTGTTATCATTTTTTATCTCCTATTAATTTATCTACTAATCTTGATGGAATATGTGTAATATATTCCCATATAGGTACAGCTAATGTAGTAAGCCATATAGTTAACATAAACCAAAATGATGGTATAAGCTCTATTGCTACATTATTACCTAAAATATATGTAAGAATAGCATTACCACCACCTATAAATAATAAAAATGATGACACTGATAATATAGCACCTATAAAAAAAGCTTTTACTAATTCTAAGTTTAAACTTTTTAAACATTCTGTATTATTATGTTCATGTTGTTTCTTTAAAATACCATAATCATAATATGCAGAACCCATACTTACAAAAGCTCCTATAAATGCTAAAATACCATATATAGGGTCTGTAAATAAAACCATAGTGGACATAAATCCTCCACTAGCTGATGCAGCTTTAATAGCTGCTGTTGTTTGGTTAATCATACCAAATATCCTTTAATTTAAATATATAATTATACACTATTATAAATAATACTTATATTATATTTAATATCTTACATCCCAACCTCTGTCTTCTAATGTATCAGCATTATCTTTACCGTCATCACTAGGTTCTTCTTTATTGTCTTCTAAGTACACACTACCATCTTCTATACCACTATCAACTAAAGCTTGTAATATGTTATCTAGTGCTTCTTGATCTAAATTGTTTTCATTAAAATTTATATATGTAAGTTTTTCTATTTTATCTAAACCTAATGGTTCTTCATAACAACTACATCTCAAACAATCTAAATACTCAAGATTCACCATAGTATCACCAAAATCTAATTGATGGTCTACATAATGTTGTCCACAAATATCTATATGTGTAAGTTTAGGTAAATCTTTTAATCCATTAACATTTGATAAACCTCCTTCATAATGTCCAGGTCCCCATATTCTACTAACATCAACATACTCTAACTCAGTTAAACTACTTAAATTATCTAAATCACCTATCAAACCATCGTTGTGAGCAAGGTCTATATATTTTAATTTTTTACAATTATGCAAATCAGCTATTCTACCATCTAAAAAAGTAAATGGTAATTTTAATACTTCTAAATTAGGACAATCTATAAATTTACCGTATAAAGTACCACCATTAAAACCACCACCATACCAAGCACCTCTTGATTGTATATATCTTAAATTAGGCATATTATTAAAGTAATAATCTAGTTTAGTCCTAATATGTGTACCCTCTACATTTAAGTATTCTAGTTTATGCATATTTTGCAAACAAGTAACAGGTCCTGTTATAGGTGTATCGTATAGACTTAATGTTTTTAAATTTACAAGATTTTTTAAATTATCAAAAGAATCTGTAAAACTATCATTTAAATCACTTAATGTTAAATGTTCTAAAGTAGTACACATACTAATATTAGCTAAACCAGAACTAAACCCAGCATGTTTAAAATATAACTTTTTTAATTTAGTAAAATATGTTAATCTAGGTAATGGGCTATTAGGAATATCATTACCATTTTTATCTACAGGTCTTATCCATACCCCACCATTTACACCTATTTCAGTAAACTCTGTACCTTCTATAAAATTTAATTTATTAACACCAAATTTGAATGTGAATGGTGTACCTGTTTCTACATATTCATCATTAATGTACATGAATTTAGTATCACCTTCAAATTGTTGTATTGGGTCACTTAATGTATTACCCAAAAACCAATACCACATAACAGGGAATGGGAATTTTTTACTATACATAATTTTCCTTTATTATTTAAATACACCAAATTTTAAAGCTTTAGCCATATCATTTGGTGATGTTTTACAAGGTATAAGATTTCTAAATTCTGGTATATACAATTGAAGTTCTTTAGTACATACTTCACTACAAAAACTTTTAGTTTTATCTTCATGTATATTTTTAAATACAAACCCTAATAAACCTAAATAATCATACTTTTCTTTTTTCAATACTCTCTGTTCGCACCTAGCTCTAATAGTATCTTCATCTTGTTTAGATATATTTAATTTTAATCTATCCCAAGCTGTACCTGTAAAGCTATGTTTTTTAAATCTTACTTTATTTTCATAAGAACTAGCACTAAACATCATACCATCTGAGAAAACTATTTCTACATGACTATATGTATATTTCCATTTACCATTTAATTTATAAGACAATGGAGAAGTCCACCATCTTACAAATTTACCATAAATACTTCCATAGTTGTTACCATAAAATGCTAAATACATCATAAAAAAGAACCTATTTTAAAAGGTCTAAAGTTATATACTTCTCTACCTTTACTATCTATATGTTTTATAGGTTTATCATAAGGATATACAGATTTATACTTATTTAACTTACTTTTATGTTTTTTTAGTCTTATGGTATAATATGTACCTAAATCTTTTAACATTTTATATTTTTTTAAATCTAATTTTAATACTCTTGCTAAAGTTAGTGATTTATTACCATTTTTTTTGATAGGTGTTAATATACATCCTGTACAAAAAGATTTGGTTTCTTCATTATAGTGACCATCTTTTATTAATTGTTTTTTTAAGGCTTTTAAATCAGAACAATATATTATTCTATCATTGTATTTTTTCATATTATTCCTCTATATTAAATTCAACTCTATATCAGTTAAGACATTTTGATATATCTTTAAGTTAGATATATGCCCAAACAAGCAACCAGCTGAAACATCTACATCTGCACCACCAATAGATATGTAAGAACCATAGTCATAAGTATTAGTTAAACCTTTATTAGTAGTAGATTGTAATACACCATTAACATATACTTTAATTATACCTTCACTAAAGACAGTACCTACTCTCTTAAGTGTAGTATTATCAAACTCTTCACCAAAGTATATTGAAGACATGGTATCATCATCTACAAATAATTTATTGTTATGACTATAACTAAACCCTGCTACAAATTTATCATTACCTGTACTATCAATAAAAACTAAAGCTTTAGCTCTATCAGTAGTATCTGTACCGTAAGAGTTTGCAGTATATACTAATGTAAAATCTCTATAAGGTAGATTATCATTTTTACTTAGTACACATTTTTCACCAACTCTAGTAACTTCATCATCTGTTGTAGGAATATAAGAAGTAGCAAAAGGTAATTTCTCTAATTGATTACCCCATACATAAAAATAATCATCTGTTACACCATCATTAGTTAAATAAAGTAAATCCATATAATCATCACCATCACTATCTGTATCAGAAGTGCTTGTAATAGATAGTCTAAACCAACCGTTTGCTAGAGCTTCTATAGTAGCATTATCAGCACCCCTATTATCAGTAATTTCACCAGTATTTAAATCAAAATCTACAGCACAACCATCACCAAATGTATTAGCATGAAATCTTAATGTAAATAAACCATTAGTTGTACCATTTTTTACAAACCAACTACTAGTATATGTAACTTCATCTTCACTTGTACCTCGTCTATATATATATACAGAACCATCTTCTGTAACTGTAACTTTAGCTGCTTCTGTAGCATTATTAGGTGCTGTTGAGTCATTATCTGTGATAGAACATCTAGCATTTGAAAATGCATCATCAGTTATTTGACTATATAGTTTTATATTTGTACTAGGACCTTCTACAAGTAAACCATCTTTTTCAAATCTAGGTACATGTGCATCTACAGTTCGTAAAACACCATATCTATCAATAAATGTAGCAGAACCATCTCTAGTAAATTCTATTGGGCCATTACCTGCTTTTAAGTCTAGATTATTTATTAAAGGTGCATCAACTATTGGTTGTGATATATTAGATACTAACATATTTAAGTCTCTACTGCTATAAACTGTAGAGCCTGATTTAGTTAAATCGTTTGTAATATCTAAACTCCCATTTACTACCCCATCTTCATCATTTTTAATAGTTCTATCATTTAAAATCTTAGCTTGTTTAGCACTAACAGATTTAGTACTATCATCTGTATTTACATCATCTACTATGTTATCTAATATAGAATTAGTTACATGCTCTTTACTAGCTATTACTACCTTATCACCACTAGCCATTATATCTCCTCTAAGATAATATCACCATTATCTATATATAATTTATAATTTGTATCTGTACTAGCATCATCATATACTGTATCTGTACTAGATGTTTGTAGTTTTGTAGCTTTATTAGACTCTAAAGTATCTATGTCACTTTGCAATTCCTCTAATCCAGCTTGTACATCAGTACTAGTTAAATTACCACTAGCTTCTACTTTAATCTCACTAGCTTTTTCTTCTATATTTCTATTAACTAATGTCCAATCATCTATACTTCCAGCATCATCTACTTCAGCTATTAATGTATCACCTATAGCTACTGATACATCATAAAATTCTCCAGCTACAGTTACAGTATACATATCACCAATAGATATAGTTCCAGTATCTGGGTTATCATCTAGGTTTGGTTCATTAGCATCTGCATCATAACTACCTTTGTAACTCATTTCACTAGCTACAGCAGCATCTACTTGCTCTTTAATAGCACTATTTATAAGTTCTGGTGTGTATCTATATACAGTATCATCTGATGTATCTTTAATTTGATCATCAGTAGCTACAGATACTCTATTGTTATAAGCAGTCTCTATCTCTTCATCTGTTTGGTCAGCAGTAGCTCCAGATTCAATACCGTCTAATTTATCTCCATCAGCAGAAACATCTCTACCATCTACTGTACCATCTGTTACTAAATTACCAACTGATAAATCACCATCAATAGAAGCAGTACCATCAGCATTTAAAGTCATACTTTCTAGTACATTACCATCTTTATCTTTTAAAGTGAATGCAGTGGATAAGCCATCTGAAGCTACCGTAAGTTCAGCATATTTTGTACTAGCATCATCAGCTGTTTTATTAGCCCATAATTGTACTACTCTATCATCTGTAACAATAGGAGTATCTTCTGTTAAAGCTACAGTAAATTTTTTAGTAACTACATTCTCTTCATCATCTCGCATAAAACCCATTTCATCTAAGTCTTCTATAAGTTTAAGTAAGAAGACACCAAAAGGGTCTATTATACGATTATAATTTATAATCATACATTAATCCTTGTTATCTTACCAGTACCTTCAGTACTTCTAAAATATATAGTTTTATCTTGAGGTACAGCTATTGATAGTTTAATATCTAATATATTCCAACCTTGTTGATCTACATCATCAAATTGATATTTTAAGTCATATTTAGCACTATTTTGTATAACACAACTTTGGTCAGTTTCTAATTTATATAAAGTACCTGGTTTTAAATAAGTACCTTTATCATCATTATCTATATCTACAGCATCTGCCATTTATATCCTTTATTGTTTATTTAGTTTAACCAAATATTATTATACCTTATTACAAAATATTAGTAAACTAATTTAATATAGTATTTTTTATATTTTGTAATTCATTAATAGATTTACAGTTATTGACTTTAGATTCTTTATCCCATTTATTATGAATTTTATTAACCAATGCTTTTTTAACAATATTTAAAATAATGTCTATATCACCATCTTGTAAAGTTTCAAATGTGTTATCTGCTGTTTTTATAGTATCTAAATTTAAATCTTTAATAAGTTGTAAATTTTCTAAATCCTCTTTAGAACAATCTACATAATACCCTAATGTAGAGTCTACTTTAAATCTATTATTTTGTAGGTACTGTTTTTTAATATCTTTTTTAAATTTATTTTTTATAACATCTAAAGGTAACTCTACTTGTTCTACTATTTTTATAGCTCTACCATCTACTATCTTATAAGATATTTTACCTGGTTTATAAAAATAAGTATCTATATTTGTAGTATCCTTTATTCTAAAGTACCCAGCTTTTATTAATTCTTCATCTGTTAATTTATTTGTATACTTTCTAAATTTACCTAGCAACACTGTTCTAGGTAAATCTTCCACTTTTTGTGTATTGTTATTATAATATTTCATATCTAATCCTTATATAAGTTCTTCCAATTCTTTAGTGTATATAGTATGTTGTTCTGTACTATTTAATGCTCTATTATATACTCTTACATTTTTAATATTACCTTTAAAAAAATCTGATGTATCACTACCATCATATTCTTGACCTAAACTAACTTTATCAATATCACTAAAATCAAAACTATAATCATATTCTAATATTTTATCATTATTAATTGTACATACTAGATTATCATCTATAGTTATACAAGCAAAATACCATTTATTATCAGTATATGTGTTATCTACAGTACCAGAAGCATTTTCACCATCTAACACTAAAAATGTTTTATTGCTGTTAAAAGCTAATCTTATTTTATTATCTCCATCAGAATCATGACATGAAAAAACCTGATTACTATAATCATCGTCAGAGTCTGTTACATCTGTTTTAAACCAAAAAGTTATACTACAAGTATTTACATCTTTAAGTGAATTTGATAATTCATTTATATTTATATAGCTAGATGTACCATTAAATAAAGCACTATTATTATCATATTCTATATCTGTATCTGTTCCATCATATTGCTTAACCCAGTGATCTTCACTAGATATAGCTAATTTATAATAAGCCATTAACCCATTATCTATTATAGGTTCTCTAGTTATCTTTTCATAATTATATATAGTTTTTATTTCTTCTTGTGTTAAAGCTCTATCATATACACGGACGTTTGAAATATTACCATTTAACTCATATCTAATATCACTACCATCATCACTATTATCAAAAGCTCCAAACAACTGTCTATAATAGTCAGTAGTTTCCCAGAAGTTAAAATCAGCACTACCTACTTCCTCAAGGTTAACATACAACTTATAGGTGTTATCATCCTTTTGAAGTACTGTATAGTACCAAATATCTGTAGTAACAGTAGCATCGGTTGTGAATACAGTTGTATAACTATAGTCATCATGATGACCTTCTCTTCCTGCTAACTGCAATTTATTCCCATCTGTAATATTTAGGTCAAGATTACTCCAACCAGCATCAGGTTGCGATATGTGCAATAGCCTAGTTTCTTTATCAAGTTCGCCATTAATTTTAAACCAAAAACTTACACAAGTTTGTAGTCCTAGTGCTATATTATCTTCCACTAATTCTACTCTTGTGTTACTACCCTCACCACCAAAACTCCCAGCAATCCCCATTTCTGTCGCAGCATAAGTCAAGCCTCCATTTTCAGTACCATTATAGTTACCAGTCAAATCTTCAGCAGTACCATCTAATGGATAGTGAGCTACTAAACCACTTATAGCTTGTGTTGGGTCACAATCATACTTTAATTGAGTGTATAACATTTCTACTTCTTGTGGGTTTAATGCTCTGTTGTAGATTTCTACTTGATCAATCAAACCATTAAAATAATACTCCTCACTCCGTTTACCTATAGTTACAGTTGTATCATCACCTGAACCTATATAATCATCATCTAAATTACCTTTTTGTTCGATATTACTAATATATAATATTGCAGAGTTTGTACCATCAAAAATAGCAACTACTGAATATAATGTATCATTTTCTAAAGTAGTATCTGATTGAACATTTTTACCATCTTCATTTTTAAAAGTTACTATTAATTTACTATCATAAAGTCCAATAGTATGTTCAGAATTACCAATATCTATAAGTAATTGAAACTTACTTATATCTACTGAACTAAAAACAAAAGATACAGAATAAGTAGATAGTGATGATATTTCAATCTCAGTATCAATCTTGCTTGTGTCACCATTAAAACTACCAGCATATCCAAATTTACCATTTTCATAAGTAATATCAGTAGCTACACCATCATAATTACCTAACAAATCAGTAGCATCACCATCTAATAAGTATTTAGCTATCAAACTACCATCATTAAATGGATCTGTACTGCTTACTAAATTCTTACTAGGCATACTTGGACAAGTTCCAGTAGATATTCCATTACAAGTTATACTTCTACAAGCTTCTAAACTCATATATACCTACCTTATCTATTAATTAAAACAACACCAGATTGGTTGTCTTCATCTTGATCATATAAATAACCATATTGTTCTAATTTTTCAATATAAGATTCAATTTCTTGATTATATTTTCTAATTATATCTTTAGCTAATTCTTCATGATATTGTGTTTTAAGTGTACTTACAAAACTACATACATACCTAGCTATAGCTGGAACTAAACTTTCATCTATATCTAACTCATCTTCATCAGTTTCTGGTAAATTAGGGAAACGAATAAATTGATTCTCTGTTATTTGTCTAGCAATTCTCCAACCAAATGGTGTTAAAACAGTTAAATGTACAGAGTCTGCTTCCATAGCTACTTTATTATAAGCATATTCTAGTAAACCTAGTAATTCATCATTATCTTCTGTAAGAGTTACATCTTGAATTAATAAGGCACTAACTAAACTTTTAAATCTTTTATAGGTCATTACACCTCCTATTTTTTAATGTATAAGTATAACATATTTTATTCACTATAACTAATACTATATCATTATAAGTAATAAAATACATTTAGTATACTTTTAATCTAATTATTTACTTTTTGTTAAATACATTACTATAAAAGTTATACATATTTTTAACATTCTTATCACTGTTCAGATTAAACATTCCAAGTGTGAGCCCATTTGCAATAGAAGATGTAACATTTACAGCTCTTGTACCTATCGTATCTTTTTTACCAAATACATCATTGTTTCTCCCTTGATATGCATCTAAAAGAATACCAGCACCTAATCCAACAGGACCTGCTTTTTTATAGAATTTAGATAAACCTTGTTTTGGGTATCTTTTAATATAATCTATAGCATTGTGCTTTAATATATTGTTGGTAGTTGACATTGATACAGATAAACCATCAACGATCATATTTTCAGTAATTTCATCTTTAATTGATTTATATGTATCTGCTAGTGTATCACTCATCACTTTCTCCTTTTTATTTAACTTTTAATCTATTTAATGAGATTAAACATTTGTATATATTCTAGTAGAGATTTTATTTAATAATCTCTACTAACTTTTAGTTATTTTTTCATATTATTTTGTAAGATGGTTAATCTCATCTATAAAAATGTGTTTATCACCTTTATATATAACACTTTATATTCTATAGTTCTAAATTCAAATACACTAAAACTTTTATTATATATATTACATAGAAATATTTATTTAATATTTGTTAAGGTAGGATAGCATAAATATAATTAAATAAAATACAACTCATACATAATGTATACTTTACTCACTATAACTATCATAAGCTGTAGACTCTGTATCATCATCTATAATACCCCAGATATACTCATTCATAGGACTATTTCTTTTAGCTTTTTTAACTGCTTCAGCATTTTCAAATTCTTTAGCAGGATATATAATATCTATCATATTTATTTGAGAAATTAAATCTAATCCATCATCATGTTTAGAACCTATACTTGTATATGATGTATACTTAATCTCTTCCATAAGTTCTCTCATATCTGGAGTATCTTTTAAAGCTTCATTAAACCATATCTTTCTATTTTGAAATAATGGTAACATTTGTCTAAATCTCCAATGTTTATTACCACCTTCAAGTCTACTCCTAATACCTTCAGAACCTATCTTAGCTCCTTTTTGTCTAGCAAAACTAAAGAATGTATTTCTATCTACCATCATTTGTTTTAAAGAGTATATATGAATATTTTGTTGTCCATCTACTTCAACACCTACATCTACCCATCTAGCATTACCAAATACACTTTCAACCATTTTAAAAGTTGTTCTATATTGTTCTTCTAACTCCATTTTCTTTAATGTTAAATCTACTAAAAATATATCACCACTACTAGCTACTGCCCATAATGCTGCACCACTAAAATCACTACCTTTACTACCTGTACTTGTATAATCTGTAGTTAAATACCAATTGTATTGACTAGCTCTAGCTTTTATTTTAGCTGTGTCTATAAATTGTATTAAAGACTCTGGTACTAACCTATCTTCTTCATTACTAATTCTTAGCATTAATTCTTGATTAAATTCCCTTATAGAATTAGTCCCTAAAGCATCTTCATATCTTTCTTTAACTCTTTCGTAAGAATGCATAGGTTCCCAAGCTCCTACAAACTCTTTCTTAGTTATATTGTCATCTATCTTTTCACACATAGGTATACAAACTGGTGTCCAAGTACCAGATTCTAATGCTTGGTATACTGGATCATTTTTATTAAATGGTGTATTAATTGCTATAATTTTACCTTTCTTACCACCTAAAGCATTTTCAGCATCAGCATACATCATAGACTTAAGTTTTTTCATAATAATTTTAGAATTAGCATCAGCCTCATTCTTAATAATATCATCAAAAATAATACAGTTTTTAGATATACCAAATAGTGTACTATAAGCATGGTTTTCCCCAATTACTTTTTCAATATCCCTATTATTACACTGTATAGGTATTAAGTCTAGGTCTTTTGTTTCCTCTACACTTTTTACTTGTCTCCATAACATACCATTCTCTATATGTACTTGTTTAAACTTTACCTTTGTACTGGCCGATACATCAATATTCAGTATTTGCTTTACATTTTCTACCAATCTTAGTTCCCATTGATGGTTAATATTGTGTTCTTTGTTAGTTGAATTAAATACTTGTACACCACTTCTTTTTGTATTGCGTATATAAGTAGGTAGTCCTAAACGACTAGAAATGACTTGTAGTTGTTTTAATACATTTAAATTAACACTATTTATCCTTACCTGTTGACTAACTTTCTTATTATCTATATATCCATCAGCAGCTATGTAACCAAGTAATAAATTTTTTTGCTTATTTAAGGTTATACGCATTACCCAATCTGGCATATTTTTAATACTATTTCCACTTTTTTGGGACTTCAACCAATTTGACATGTCTGTATCGGATGTAACAATATTATAACAACCTGAACCAAACCTCTGGATACTATACTTTTTACCAAGACTATCTAGTATACTACATACTTTTTTACCAATAGTTTTCTCTTGGGTATTTGCTATAGTGTAAATTATATTACTATTAGATATAGTCCCATCACCTAACCACAAACCATAAAGCCACCACCAATCATCGTTATCAAACTCAGTAAACTGAATCTTTTCTAACTTACTTATTTTCCTAGTTTTAAGAATCCTACCTTTAGAATCTCTAGCTATGATTTCATCATAGTATTTAACACATTCTACCAATGGAGGGTTGATTTCAGTATAATCAATCATTGACCCAATCCAATGTCTATTTGTTAACTTGCTAGCTTCTTCCCAGCAAGCTTCATATTCAATATAATTTTTTACTAATTTTTTACTAGTTCTACACCATACTTGGTCATTGGTACACTTTTTAGCCCAGTATTTGTGGTCTTTGCTAACAAATTCTGATTCTGTCAAACCTCTTACTTTAATTTCATACCCATTTTCAATAAACCCTTCAGCCTTGATGGGGTGTTCTTCTATAGGATATGTACCGTACTCTGTTGTAACAATAGTCCCTCTTACATGACATTGAGGTCTTTCTGTTTTATATCTAATACCCCTTACAGAACCTCCAGCAGCACCTTTAACTTTATACATAAATGACCTAGATTTTATAGACTTATTTTCACCAGGTAGTTGCTTTCTTAAGAACTCACATTCTTCATCTGTAAATCTCATTTTTTCAAAATATTCTTTACAAAATAATGAATCCTCACATATATCTCTAATAGTATTAGCTTGAACTTTAGCTCCAGCTTGTTGTGAATCACCAAACCCTACTACAAACATAACATCACCAAAATTAGGCATCTTACCTTTTATTGCCAAGTATATAGGTAAAAATGCTGTAATAACTGTACTTTTAGCTAAACCTCTAGAACACATAATAGCTATTTTTCTATTATTAATTCTAATACTATCTTGAATTTCTTTTGAATATGGGTATTGATGTCTTTTAATATTACCAAATACTAAGTCTACTAAAAAGTAATGCATCAAAGAGTTTTCCACTTCAAAGTCTTGTCCTTGTACTAATCGCATTAAACTAAAAAATTCTATAGCATCTCTGCTAGGTAAATACCCACCAAATTTTAAATCCATATTATTTAGTGCTTCATCAATATTAAATTTATATTTTTTATTAGGTACTAACTGCACATCAGGCAAATCTTCTATATCGTTAGCGTTTTCTAAATACTCTTCCCACTCTTTACTTATTTTTTTATTACTCACACTCTACCTCTATTGTCTCTAAATTAACTCCTAGTTTTTGTACAGTTTCTATAGTTTCTCCTGATTCTAACTGTTTCATTTTAGCATCAGTAGATAATTTTAACTGTTCCATAAGTTGTTGTTGAATACTTTTTGACTCATCATCCAACCCTATAGTAATATCCAACTTATTATTTTCTTCTGGTTTAAGTAGTTCTAACAATGTCTTAGATGCTAATTGTTGTACTGTACCACTTGTAGGATTTCCATTAGCATCAGTACCAGTAGCTAATCTAGCTTGTACTTGTATTTGTTGATAAAACACTGGAGCATATAAAGCTTTATAATCCAGTAATTTTTGAGCTTCTAATTTAACAACTATAGGTCTAGAATTATAGTAACTTACATGAGAGCTATTCCATCTACCTTCTTGTACTAATTTATTATACTTATCAGGAAATGTAAGTTCCCAAGCTTCATTATTACTCATATTTTGTTTTAATTGTACATACTTAACAGCATCTACATAATCTTTAAAACTAACCCTTACTTCTCTTAATATAGGTAAATTATTAAGAATACTCTCTTCAGCATATTCTTGAAGTAGTCCAGTATCTTTCTCTATATTATCTATTAGAGAAAGTACTTCATCTGTAACTTTATAGTTACTACCTTTTGGTAGTAATTTTTCTATCTTCTCTCTAGTTATATTATATTTTGTATTTGTATCCATATAGTATAATGTATCCTTATTGAGTTTTATTGATTTATATTATACCATAATAAATATATTTATATACTATATATCATTTTTACCAAATATAACTTGTAAGAAAGGTACAGCTTTATTTAACTTTTGTCTGTTTCCATAGATAGTTTTAAATGTATTACCAGTTAATACATTATTTTCATATATAACTTCAGGTACATCATAGTTATACTCATACTTAAACCCTATAGTAACATTACTATCATCACCTATTTCAGAAGATGTCATAGGATATATAAACTTAACTCTACCATTAGATAAAGTTACTATAAATACAAAATTATTAGTATATTTTATAGGGTAGTACCAGTAAGGTAAGTAAGAGTCTCCAGTTTCTTCTACAGCATACTGCCAAAGATTAGTACCAGAATAAGTATAAAACTCTACATTTTTTTCATCATCTCCACTAGTTTGTAAACATAATCCTGTATCTGTTAATGTTATACCAACTATACCTGAGATACCTTTTACATTACTATATCCTATCTCTATATATGGTTGTGGTATATTATCTTTAATAGGATATAAATATACTTTAGGTTCATCTACATTATATTTAGTATTGGTAACAGCTATGTAAGAATGTCCTGATACTGTAGTATAAGCATCAAATATAACACCAAAATCTTCTATATCTGGTTTATCTAAAATTTGGTAACCACCAAAATCTTTATCAACTAAATATACATTACTTTCTCTTGATAAGTACTCACCATCACTATAAGCAGGTGTACTAGAACAAACAAGTACATTATCTAACAATGTAAGGTTATGACCAAATTCTCTTATACTATCATTTATTTTAAACTCTGGTCTAAAGGTATCTACAATATTATTATTAGTTCTATCAAATTTAAATATAGCACCATAAGGTTGAGAATCTGGTAATTCAGAACCATAACCTGTATCTGCTAAATATAGGTAATTTTCTGTAAGTACAACATTTGGTCCTACATTAGCATCATCTTTTTCATATAGATCTCTACCCTCTTGTGGTTCTACCATATATATTTCTTCATCATATATACCTAATTTATCAAACCTATACACATAAGCTTTAGCAGTAACTTCATCATAATCAATAACACCTATAGCTATATGATTCTCATACACACTTGCTGTATGCCCAAATTCCATAAAGAATGGTTCTAAATAATTTCTAGGTCTTATAGTATATAATTTCTCACCTGTTAAATTATCATAAGCATATACTGTACCTATTGATTTAGTATAATCTACAGAATAATCTAATTCACCTATAAATGTTATCTCATTTGTACTAGCTAATATAAAACAATATTCTGAACCTGTATCAGAAACTTTTGCTATATGTTCTGTCATTTTAAACCTTTATTTTTATATTATTATACCATTATATTTATCTACATTTACACTTGATGGTATATAAGTTTAAAATATAATAATTATAACTTATATTATACCTATAAAAATAACTAATATAATAAAATATAATTTTTTAAAAGATACTACTATAAAATATTACATAATTTTAAAAAGTATTTTTCTTAAATTTTCAAATTTTCAAATTTTTATTTTTTTCTGTATTTTTACAGTATACCCTATTATCATCATAGATGATAAACCACTCCCCCCTCTATCTACTTCGTATATATGGGACCCATAATTATATTTCATATAATTATTTACTACAGATACTTCGTATCTTTCGTTAGGTTCTATGTGATAGAAATTTTAAATTAAAAGGGTAGTTATGACAAGTACAGAAGTAAGTAAGTATTTTGCTAAAAAATTAGCAAAGAAATTTGGTACAGGTATTGAGGATATTAAAGAAGCAGGAGCTTTTGTGGCAAATGCAGGATTTAAGCTTAAATCAAAAAAAGACGGTAAAGTATACAAAGTATACATGAGTGAGATCCTAGCTCTGATGCACAGTATGCGAGAAGACAAGGATATACCAGAGCTATAAGCTTTGGTACAGATTAAAAAATCTCAGTAAGATAGATACTATAGGTGCTAGAAATAGCTAATAATAAATTAAATTTAAAGGATAAGTAATGGAATATGCAGTAGTAATAATTGGATTAGTGATTGTTTGGAAGATGCTTAAAACAAATGAAGCAAAAACTATAGGTAGAGAACTTACAACAGTTACAGTATCAGGTTTAAAGTCAGCAAGTAACATTGCAAAAAGTGGTGAGATAATCACCAAAGATTGGCTTGAAGAAAGTCTAATCGAGTCTGTTGAACAATCTACTAAATTAGAATCTAGATTAGCTAAACTTACATTAGACCAAGTTAAGTCTGAAAATGCTGAACTTAAAGGTGTAGATAATACAGTTAAAGAGAAATACGAAGCTGAACTTGCTGCCAATATGCAAAAGTTAGAAAATTTGAGAAAAGGATTATAAGATGAATAATAATCAACTTAAAGCAGCAATAGCTCTGCTAGGTTCTAAAGCTACTGTAGCTGACTTAGCAAAACTTATGAAAATAGTTAAAGCTTAGAGAAATCTAGGCTTTAGCTAAATTAGTCAATGTAGGATTGTTGTTAGAAAACCTTAATAAGTTAAAATGTATAAATCTAACAACAATATTTGAAAAAACATAAGTTAAAACTATTATAGTAGGACTTATATATTATGTCTGTAGGAGGATAAAAATGAGAAAAATCAAAAAAAGTAATGGATCTAGATATGATCTGTATCTAGGAAAAGATTTAGAGTTTATGGAGTTTACAGCTCCAAATTATGATACATATGCACCTGATGGTGCATATGTAAAAACAGTAGATAAAAAGGTATATTGGATAGGTTTAATGTCTACATCTAGTGGAAATATATGCAATATAATAACAAAAAAAGAAATAGAAACTAGATTAAATAATAACTGGAATATCTGTTCTTGTTAAAAAAATCAAATAAACTCAAATATATAATATAAGTTTTCTGTACTTTGTTATATATTTGAATAAATATTACTCAAAAATAAAAAGTAGGATTTATATATTTTAAAATCAAATTAACTCAAACATAAGCTATATAATATATAGTCATCAAATGAGTTATAGAGTATAAGATACATAGGATTAAATTCTAATGCTAAAGTCTATCAAGGTAGGCTTTATGGATTAGACTAGCTGTGCAATAGTGCCAACAAAACCAAATAAAATAACCAAATAAAAGGAAAACCAATGAATACAAATAACCAGACACAACAAACATTTAAAGAATTATTAGCAGCAAAAGTAGCAGAACAACAAGCTAAAGCAGAAGAGTTAAGGCTAGAAGCACAGATGAAATTACTTGATGACGAAAAGTATTTAGAGTCAGTTCGTAAGACAGAAGCTATGAAAAAAGAGACATCAAGACTAAATACAATTATGAGATCTATCAATACTATGGAACCATTTGTTACACCAAAAGGTGAGAAATTTGGTATTAGATGTTTTCCAGTAAGTTTCTTTGGATTAGGACATAGCTTAGTAATGGGTATTGTCTTGTCATCTGCTCAAGCCTTTACAGAAGAAAAGTTAATGGAATATTCAGCTATTTCAGGAGTAAATGAAATTCTATTACAACAAGCTGTTATAGCATTTGGCAGACCAGCTTACTTTAGTAAAGATGGTAAATTGATAGATGAAGAGAAAGGAAACTTTGAAGAGTTCTCAGCTCTACTAACATCAGTCTATATGGAGCTAGAACTTATGGAGTTTGCTGCTTCAGATATTACAGAAGCTAAGTATAATGCTTATTTTGAAAGAGAGTTAAAGAAAGCTAAAATCCAAAAAGAAGAGTTTGAGAAAGCTGAGATTCTAGATAATGAAGGAGGTGACTTCGTTATCAATGACTAAAAGATAAGTAAGTAGTCTTAGGACTGCTTATGTAACCAGCACTATTGTTATATATATATTATTAATTCTGTAGGAGGAATTAAATGATAAGAAATCAAATATTAGATGGAAAGTTAGCGTTACCTGAAATAACAGGTTTTGAAGAAAAATATGGTAAAGATATATATAGTAAGATAGATTACATGTTCCAAGCTATGTTTAGAGCATACCTTAAACAAGGTACAAAAGGTACCATATCTTTACCATATTGGATTAAGAAGATAGAAAATGTTAAAGCAGTTAATAGTGCTTTAATAGTTCTATCTAAATCAGGTTGGGTAACATCTGTTTCAAATCCTAGTAGGAATTGGGCAGAAGCTTACATAAATGAAGATAAACTACTTGAGTATGTAACTAAAGAAGAGTTAGCTCAGGTTAGATTGAACAATAAGTTTAATGCTTATGTCCTAACAAATACTGAAAAAGCAGTATCTAACAATAAAGTTAGAGTAACTGGAAAAGTTATGGAAACAGGTTTAATTAGAGAAGGTTTCAGAAAAGCTGGTAATGTTGAGTTTGAACTTGATACTGGTACAATAGCTAAGTACCATGACGAGGTAATAGCTCTAGTGAATAAAGGTATTGAAAAGATGGCTAAAAAGCATAGCTCTATAAAAGAAGACTTAGCTAATTATGCTATAACAGGTGAAGAAGTAGTTGAGTCTTATATTTATGCTGAAGGTATGACATATACTCCTGGACAAAATAGTATAGATTGGAGAGGTAGAAACATCAAGTAAGATGTTCTGCCTTAGGTTATAAAAATATATATAAAAAATAAAAGGGAAGAAAAATGAGTATGTTAGATAAAATTGGTAATCCAGTAGGTTTTAAGATTATGAGAGCTATGTTAGTAATTCCAGAACAATATAGAAACATTGCAACAGCTAACGGACTTAAAAATGTGTATCTATTTATAGGTGAGTTATTAGGTTATAAGAATGGAACTGTTCAAGGTAAAATTGAGTTTGGTAGAGAAGCATACTTTAACAGAACTTTAATTGAAGATATAGAGTTAGATGACTTATATGAGAATATATGGTTAGAAAGACTTTATGAAGATATTGATAGAGTTTTAAATGTAAGAGGAAACTATCAGAAAGTTCTAACTTTAAGAAAGTATGAATTAGGTACTATGACTTTAGAAGAATGTGCTAAAGTTATTGAGACATTTGAATATAGAAAATGGTCTGTACCTATAGAGATAGATGTGTCTGCTAGTGTATTAGCAATCATAGGACTTCTATTAGGGCATAAACCATTTATGAAAAGAACTAATATGATTGGTAACACTATTCAAGATGCTTGGAAACATGATGTAGTAACTAACAGAGTACAATTCAAAAGTATTATGAGAATAATTTATGGTTCGTCTATGCCAACTAGCCAAATGTGGTTAGAGGATGATATTCAGTATACAACTGAAGAGTTACAAGCATTTAGCCAAGAGTTAAAAGATGGTGAGTTAGCTGTAGCTGCTAAATTCAGAGACTTTCTGATTAAGAATGCTAATATGAAAGAAGAGATGAATATAGTAGTAGACAAAGAAGAGTTTACAATCTACTGCAACAAATTCAGAAATGTAGGTGAGAAGACTACAAAGTATGATGTATATAATTCAGCTACAAATTCTATCAGAACAATTCAGAATACAAGTACTAAAAAAGTACCAGATTTAAAGAGATTTGCTGTAAGTACTGTGACTACACTCATTCACAATTTAGATTCACAATGTATGAATAACACAGTAGAAGCAGTAATAGATAAATTTGGATGGGTTATAGACATTCATGATGCAATTATAGTTTGTCCAGAAGTTGTAGATTATGCTAGAGATATATACTGTAGTGGTACAGATTCTGATAAACCGAGTTTAGAAAGAATCTATAGAGAAAGAAATAGTATCCTATCTAAGTATTTTACAAGTATTGGTATTAGACCAAGTAAAATAAAAGAGTGGGGTGAAGTTATGAGTAAAGTAGATAAATTTGAAGGAGAGTTTAGATGTAACAGAATTGTACTAAAATAAAGACTTAAGTAGGTGACCTGTATAGGTTACTTGCTTAAGTTATTTTTTTTTTTTTTTTGATTTTAATGAACTAACTTTTTAAGAAGCCAAGTAATAACTAAAGTATCTTTTATAAGGTATTTTAGTTATTTTTTTTTTTTAAATTAATAAACATAGTGGATAGTATTTATTAAGATATTAGATATTTATTACTTTTTATTATAAGAAAAAACTTATTGATAAAGAGAGTAAGTAAAATAGATACTAAATAAAAAGGATATGTAATAATACAACTGACAAAAAAACTATCAAATACATTACTTGTAGAAAGTTTGTGTGGAGATGGTAATAATATAACTTTACTATGGGTTAAACCTGCTAACTTATTTACTACACCACACGATGAACTATTAAATATTAATAGTATGTTATTATTAAATTTAGAAGCATTAATATATAATAAATAAAAGGATATATATGATTCAATTAATGAAATTTCAAAATAAAGATTCAAATAATGCAATTAGTAGGAGTAATATAGGCTACTGTAATTATATAACTTCATTGTGGTTTATGGTTATTCTTCCAGATATTAAATCTATTAATGCTTCTAAAAGAATGTTAGTACATCTAGATGGGTTAATAATGGATAATATAAATGAAAAGGTATATATATATGACACAAATACTAAAGACTAAAGGTGGAACAAGTACAAGAATTCAAATTACTAGAACAACTACACCTATATGTGTAACATCATTATGGTATGCATCTCAAACTTTATTTAGTAAAAATAGGTTTGATGGTAACATTAGACTACTGATAGATTTAGAAAGATTAGTAATAAAAACTTATAAAGGTGTACTTAATGATTCAATTATTAGAAAGATATAAAAATGTATCTTATGGGTTAGTTTCATATAATAGATATTTTTCAAGAGTATCTATTATTATAACAAAATTTTCTAGATTTAATGCTAATAATACTCTTATAGTATGTTTAAATGATATAGATGTATATGCTAATTTAAAGGATAAAAATGATTAACTTAATTAGATATAACAGTGGGGTTATAGCATACGGTAATTATTACGATAAACATATAACTTTTTTATGTATAGTCGGTATATGGGAAATAAGTATAAATAAAAATTTGTTAAAAAATTTAGATGAACTAATGCTAATAAAATAAGGATTTCTATGTTACAAATAATGAAGATAAAAAATAATGTAAGATTAAATTGGTTAGGTTATAGCTTATATTGTATAACAGATTTACCATATTTATCAAATATACAGTTAATTAACACACCTTATGGTAGTAATAATAGGGGTTTATCAACACTTATTAATATGTATACTTTTAAAACATGTAAGGATTAAAAAATTATGACTCAAGTACTTAAAAGACATGTTACAGATTATAAGTTACATTATTCTAGTATTTTCATAGTAAATAATCATATTTTATCAAAATACTGGTTTTTCTTAACTGATTGTAGAAAAATAAATCAAAATATATTAGTTAAGTTAGGTTGTAGCAATATAAAAATTTAAGGATATATTAGAAAATCTATTAATATTTAGATTTGCTAAATAAATAAGATATATAAAATAAAGGAATTAAAATGACAACAGAGCAGTATATTAGAGAAAAGAATAAATTAGTTTATAAAGCTACAGGTATGGTGTTAGTACCAGAAGATCAAATTATTGATATGGGGTATAAAGATACTTTTAGAGCTACAGAACATTTAGATAAGTTGAGTTGTCCTTATTGTCTTTATTATTTTGATAATGACTGTAAAGGTTGTATTATGTATGAAAAAGGTAATGGTTGTTTAGACGGATATGGTTCATACGAGCGTATAGTTGAATATCTAGAAAATACGGAATGCTTAAATAGTGATTATGATGTTATTCCAGGATTATATGAATTAGGTGTGAAATATAAAGAAAGTAACGAAAGGTAAAAAATGTATAAATTTAATAGGATAGAGACTAAAGTATTAGAAGCTTTAGCTAAATTAGATAGATGGAGTATTGTAGGAGCTAAAGCTCTATCTTATTATGGTGTACATAGATTTACTAAAGATACTGATATTTTATGTCATACAGAAGTAGCTAAAAGTATACTAGAAATATTTAAACAACAAGGGTTTAATATAACCTATTGTGATATATCTCAAGTAAATGCTGTAAAAGATGGTGTAGAGTTTGATATTCTTATTACTTCTGCACCAGAATATAGTAATGCTTTAACTAAGCAAAAAGGTACATACTACACTACTTGTAGTGGTTTATTAGATATGTACTTATTAAGTGATAAAGAGCAGAATCAATTTGATGCTGTTAATCTATTACAGAGTAATAGTAATTGTAAACCTAGTGAAGAAGTAGTTAGTATAGAACTGGGTAGATACCAATATCTTTTAGAGAAATCTAAAGAAGATATTAAGTATTTCAAACCTAGAGCATTATCTGATGAATTTAACCTAGAAGAGTTATTACTAGAGTTAGATGATATTGAATAAATTTAAAGGATAAAAAATGAAGAAAATGACAACATTATTTAAAAAAACAGATGATCAGTCTAAAGTTATTGATGAACTTAGAGAAGAGAATAGATGGGTTTTAGAAAATTCTACAGCATATAGAAAATGGGATGGTACAGCTTGTGCTATTATTAATGGAAAATTATATAAAAGATATGATGCTAAAATCAATAAAAAAACAGGTAAAAGAAAAATACCACCAGCTAATTCTATTGCTTGTCAAGAACCAGATGAAATAACAGGGCATCAACCATATTGGACTCCAGTATTAGATGAAAATAAAAGTGATAAGAGAATGTTAGATGCATTTAATAAAATTGTAGATACAAAAATTTTAAGTAAATACCCTTCAAAGTATGATGGAACTTACGAGTTTTGTGGACCTAAAGTAAATGGTAATCCAGAACAATTAAAAGAACATGTACTTATACCACATAAAGAAGAAAAACTAGATATAGTTGATTATAGTTTTGCAGGGTTAAAACAATACTTAACAGATATTAATATTGAAGGTATTGTATTTTGGAATAAAAATAATGATAAAAAATGTAAGATTAGAAAAACAGATTTTAATATTAAAAGATAGAATCTTAAATATTATAAAAATTAGTAGGTATTTATAATAGGTTCATTTAATCTAATATAAAATATTAGATCAAAGGAGTAGTAATGAAAAAGTTAGTAATTAATGTAATACTTATTACTTCAGTATTTAGTAGTACTGATATAGTAACTAACGAATGTGCTATAGCTCTAACAGAAGCTACTAAAATACATGCTAAATATATGGATGGTAATGTATCTATAACAGAAGATTATAATACTTATAATTTAGCATTAAACATATGTAATATAAAAGGATAAATAATGAAAATATATCAGTATATATTATATCCATATGAAGAATATGATGATGAATTGGGAGAATGGGTCACAAACCACGACAATCCAAATAACTGGATAACAGAAGAAAGATTACTACAAGACAATGATGTAAAAAGTATTGAAGAAGTAGACTTGTCAATGTACAATGTACAAGAAATAAGCAACAAGGAATATAATGATACAATTAAGTAAAATACCTGAACCTTTTAAGTCTAAATTAGAAGCTACTTTAGGTAATAAGGATTACTGTATAATGGAGAGTAGTTATATTTTCCGTTATGAAGATATTAGCACAGATTTTGGTAAATGGCTTATCTCAAAAGGTGAAGAAGAATTTGCTGGTGAGATTGAGTATAAATTAACAATTTAAATTTAAAAAGGACAAATAATGGAAAAATTATATATAAAAGCAACAAGAAATAAGTAGAGATTTCAAACAACAAGAGAACATATATCAGTAGAAGAGTTATGGGATTTACCACTTAAATCAAGAACAAACTTTGATTTAGATACAGTAGCAAAAACTGTAAATAAACAAGTAAAAAAAACTGAAGAAGAATCTTTTGTTACAACTACAGCAAAAGATACAGAACCAAAAGAGAAACTTGAATTTGTTAAATATATCATTTCAGTCAAGCTACAAGAAGCTAAAGACAAACAAGATGCACAAGCAAAAGCTGGAAGAAAACAACAAATTCTAGCGTTATTAGCTGAAAAAGAAGTAGAAGGACTTAAAGCAAAATCAAAAGAAGAGTTGCTTAAAGAGTTAGAATCTTTATAAGTAACTTAAATTCATATCCGTTACCATTTTACTACTATGTTTTAAAATGGTAATAATATAAATTAAAGTAGATTACTAAGGAGTTAGTAAATGCAAGGTTTATGGAAAGATAAAACTAAGCACTATTTAAAGTCTAAGTTAAAATACTATATAAGAGATAATAAAATTTTATATGGTAAAGATTTAGATATTGTACATAATAATGATGTATGTGTTAAAGTTTTAAATAGTATTAAACAAGATAGCTTTGTATGTATAAAAAATAAAATAGTTAAATTATCTTCTAATCTAATATATAGACATTCTAAAAAATGTATTTATGACTTAGAGTATGAAGATATTTTTATAAATAGTACATTTAATAAAATAGGTAGTAAAAATATATACTCTGATAAAGAGTTAATAGAATTTAAATATAAGGATAAATGATGTGTAATATCAGAACAAGAAAAAATGATGTAAAACTAACAATCAAACAAGCACAACAAGCACTGAAGATAGCAAAGTCTTTAAATAAAGAGTTATATATACTAAGATATTAACCTTATTTAAGGTTAATCTTGTATAATTAGATTTATATAACATATCAATATATGCTGCTATGGTGGAAAGGTAGACACTGAAGGCTTAAAACCTTCTGACTGAAAAGTCGTCCCAGTTCGAATCTGGGTAGCAGTACCAAATCTCCAATAGCTTGAAGGTCAAGCAAATGACTGTTAATCATTAGTTGTAGGTTCGATTCCTACTTGGAGAGCCAATATATAATTATAATAACTAACTATTAGCTATTAAATATAGGTTAAAACTTATATAGTTAACCATTTATGTTGTACTGCTACCTGGGGTAGATATAGTAATATATAGATAGTAATATCTTATAGGTTCGAATCCTATGTACAACACCTCCTACAAATAAGTAGTAAAGTTTATAGTAGAAAATTTTTAACATACCTATTTCCTTTTAAAGTATGTATTTTCATTTTCCTTCCCTTTTTAAATTTTAACTGACAAACTATAATTCTACTATAAACCTACTACTTATTATTTTTAATAAACCAATATTTATATTGATTTATTAAAAATAATAATATACATATATACAAGGATTTACTATGTTACAAGTACTTAATCATAAGTATACATTTGCAAGAACAACTACTAAAGGATATTATGTAAAATATTATATATTTTCTTTTATACATTTTAGAAAACAACTACATCTACTACATATACGCAATTATAATAGTATAAAAACATTAGATGAGACTCTATTATCTTTAATATAGACTATAAAATATTATAAATAATTATAATAAATAAAGGAAAATAATGATACAGATAATTGAAAGTACTAAAATACATACTGATACTCTTAGTAGGTTAGACACTAGTCATATTGTGAAAAACATAGTTGATTTTTATATTAGACAAATGCCATATAACAATAATGGAATTATACTATTACAACTTACTGCATTAATAGTAGAGGTTACAGATGATACAGAATGTTAATACAATATATTCTAAAATGTATGATCCTAGAAACAAGTATAAATTACATTATAGTCAGGATACTGAGGATTTTTTTATTAATTGGTACTTATCTTCACAACTTTTAGATAGTAATAGTAGTATTTTATATAAACTAACAGAATATCTACTAGACTATACACAACAAAATAAAGGAAAATAATGATACAAAATATAGCTGCTAATACTAAACTTATTCATAAATTTATATCTAAACCACATATTATAAAAAGTACCTCTGATAATGATTTTTATATACCCAATCTATTATCTGGTACACATACAAGAATACTAGCAGGTATTGTTATGTTAGTAATAAAGGGTGCTGATGTTGCAAAATATAAGACATAATATTAGTAAGAACTTAATAGGTGTAAGATTAGTACTTGATCAAGATAAAAATATTTATATTACTAAAAATATTTTTTATACTCAAGTATATATAAAAAATAAAATAAGTAAAGTATGTACTAAACTTTTGAGAAATACAGTCTACCTACTTTATAAAAATACTAAATAAACAAATAAAGGAAAAAATATGAAAAATGTACTAGATTTAATAAAAGAAGATATGATTTCACCAAAATATAAAAATGCTGATGATGTAATGGATATGGTTATTACTCAAGAGACAGATACACTGTTAAATCCAGCATATAATAAAGAGTATAGTAAATTCTTAGATACTCTTAAAGAAGACTTTAAAAAAGACATTAAATTGAACTTTAGTGAGTCATATGGTCTAGATACACCATTAGAGTTTATAGGAACAGGTGGTGTAGGAGCAAACCTATTATATATGTTAGAACACCATAGAAATTTCACTGAAGATAATAATGGTGAAAAATTCTATATACCAAACTCATTCTTTGAATTTGACCATTGGGACTTTAGCAATTTAGCTAGAATACCATTTATACCAGAAAAATATCGTAAAGGTGAAGATATTGTAGCTAAAGAACTTGCTAACCATGATGCTAAAGAAGAGCAATTTCTAGACCCATTATTTATTGAGGCTAGCCATAATAAGCTATCGAAAATAATTCCTTGTGGAGCTATGGATTTAGAAACTAGAAAAGTAATGACTACTGCTAAAATACCATACATCACAGTTACACACAAAGATGATAAGCTACAAATTAAATTATGTCCTACACCTGTAGAACATGAGTCTTTAATGGCTGAAACATATGGTATGATTGATGTAAACTTCTTGTTACCAGCAGTACATCTAGCTTCATTCTATATCTCAGATATTATGAATGCTGCAAATACTGATAAAACAGAAGGTTACAATATATCTGCAGTTAAAGCTTATGAGGATATTAAAGTCTTCAAAGCTGAAATGTTGAAGTATAGAGAGTTAACTATAGCTAATGAAGCTAATAGTAACAATGATATTTTACAAAGTTTTATCTTGTATTGTGCAGATATTGTAAAAGATAGAACTAACTATAATTTAGAAGATACAGATGAGTTACAAAAATTTAGAGTAGAAATTTACACTGAAGTAACTAGAAGACTTTCTAATGCTGAAGACTTAGAAGCAATGGTCAATAGTTCAAAAGAATCATTTAATCATCTAGGTGGTAAAGAGTATGTATGTACAAGAGCCAAAGAATTGCTAGATCTAGACACCTTATGGAGTGGTATGGAAGATAGAGTATTACTAGAAATTACACCAGATGATGTAAGAGACTTTCTAGAAGTCAAAAATACAAAGGAAGCTTATGAACTTGTTAGAAGACTTTCATCCAATAATTAAAGAATTAGTAGTATATAAAGATATTACTAAATTCTTTAAAAAAACTAGAGAGATTAGAATAAATTACATAACTGCTATATGTGATAATATAGCAGTACCTATTTATTACTATTCAGAGGAACAATGGGGTTCTAGAGCTTATATTGATTATACTATGAAACTGGATACAATTAGAGATTTAGATAAATCTATTATAGATTGTAAAATAAAAGAGTTGCAAGAGTTAGGGTTAAATATAACAAGTATTTCATTAACAGATAATCTACACACTCATCCAGTAGGTTGTACTAGTTTTTCACCTACAGATTATAATGGTTGTTTAAAACCTGACTATACAGAGAATAGCTTAGGTACTAATATGTTATTTTCATTTACTGGAGAGCTTTATAAAACTATTGTGAGAGAACAAATAAATGGTGAGTATAAGTATTATAAAGTTAAACAAATAGAAGTAGATGACTTTATACCACATATAGATATTAAAGAGGAGCATTTTAAAACTAAAGCATTAACATACCTTACTGTAAATTTAATGAAACAAAAGATAAAGAAAAAACTACATAAATCAAAAATTAAGCATAAAAGATAAGTGCTTCAAGCTACTATTATTTAGTAGTTTTGAGCAACTATTTTAGTTAGCAAAAAAAAAAAATACTATAAGGAAATACAATGGCAACATTAAGAGAGAGAGCAGAAGCAAAACTAAGAGAGCAAAACAAAATGGATACAACTACAACAGAAGAGGTAACAAAATTGTTTGAACAAGCTCAAGAGAGCGTTGTAAGTACTGCACAGGAAGTAAAAAAATCAGATAGTGGAGCAGATATGTCTATAGCCCAAAATGAAGTAGAGGCTATTTATGATGGTAAAGATACAGTTGAATACCCTAAAGGTATTACAGATGTGCTAAATGATGAAGATGTTAAACCAACTATAGCTATAAAAGCTATCAAAGCTTATGTAAAAGCTACTAGAAAAGCTTATAGTAAGGATAAAGTACAAGTAAAAGGTTTTAGTTTTAAAACTAGTGCATCTGAGAAGATTATGGCTATTGCTGATGAGGTAGATAGAATCAATGAAAAACTAGAAGATTTTGACCAAAGCAATAGAGAAGTAGGTTCAAAAATCTATAACTTAGAAAAAGAAGCAGAAAGACTTGTAGCTACAAGTGCAGTATTACTTGGTCTATTGGTAAAATCTAGTAATAAATTAATCTAGTTACTAGCTAGTGCCTATATTTATATAGGTACTATGGTATTAACAATTAAAATAAAGGGGTTAAAAATGACAAGAAATAAACAGAACGAAGCATTTATTAGAAAAGTGTTACTAGCTAAAGCTATTGAAAAAGTTGTAAAACAAGTTGATTTTGATACAGATGTTAATGTAGAGCATTTCTCTGAAACCTACGGTATTTATGTATCTAAATTTGATAGAGATTATGTAAAATCTTTAATTGATAAAAAAGAAAATTTATCTCAAATTAAAGATATGAAAGTTACAGGTTACGATGTACAAGGATTGATTGGTCTAGCTAATTTATTAGATACTATGTCAGATAATCCTGATTTTTATGGTTGTATTGTTCTTATTGAAAAAGCTAATCAAAAAATTCCATATAACCCATTGTCTGAGTCTTTTATGAAAAAACTAACATCTGGTGTTATTAAAATCAATGATGATACAAAACTAAAAGTTTTTATTTATTCTATCAACGGTGAAGTAGATAACGATGTAGCTTTACAAACTGTAGATATGTTATCTAAAATTTCTGTAATTAATGCAGAGACTGTTCAAATTGAAAAACCAGATGATGAAGAAGAGGTTAAAACTTTATGGTTAAAAGCACCTGTAGCTTGGGATACTAACAACAGCCAGAACTCGGTTGTTAATAATGGTACATTAGAAGACATTCACTTAGATCAATTACATAAATCTATTACATTTACTGCTTCAAATAGAATTGATTATAAAGATTTGTTAGCTTATGATATTGATATGCTATTAAACAGTGAAATTGAAGACAATTCTAATTCCATTATTAAGAGAATGTTAGATAACAATTGGATGATTGAATTATCTGTTATTGATATTGGTGGTATGATTGTACCAGCATATGGTTTTTTTGAACATAAAGATAATGCTATGTATGATATTTTATGTGCTACAAGACACCCAAATATTTCAAATGACGGGTCTAACTACTGTACTGGTGCTAACGGAAGAACTACCCTGAAGGGTATTTCAGAATTAAGTTATGGTAACCTAACATCACCACTCAATAGTAACATTTGGTCAAAAAATAGCTTATCTATAGCTAAAGGGTTTGTAGCTTATTATACTGAGAAATTTTTAAATCTAGAAGTATAAAGGTAACTTATGATAACAACACAATATTTGTATGATTGTAACCCAGAGGATTTTAAAGATTTACCTTATAAGGATGCTATAAAATATAAGTATAACCAAGCTAAGATGCTTGGTTATAGACTATACAAAGAGTTGATACTTAAAAATGATAACACTAAAGAGAGTTATTTAAATAATACTGAACTAAGAAAAAGATTGTATATGGTAAATAAAGCTGAAAAACATAATAGAATCCTACTGGATGAATTAAATTAAAGAATTAGAATGAAATATAATAAAGTAAGTATTATAACCGAGATAGCAGTAGTATGTATGTACCTTGTGATAATAATTGGTATAGGTTATGGGTATATTAATAATATTATCCAAAAAGTACATTCAGAACTTGAGCCATTAACGACTCAAGTTGTTATAGGTATAGGTGGAATATTTGTACCACCTATTGGTGTTCTTATGGGGCTTTTTGTCTGGTAATAGCTAAATAAATTCAAAAAAAAAAAAAATAAAAGATAAACAATGGAAATTTTTAAGAAAAATGAATATGAGCAAGTTATAGGTGTAAATACAAAATTCATTATTGGTAGTATAGTAAGTATTATTGTAATTGTTGCAGCACTATTAAGTTTTTATACTATAAATAGTGGGTATGTAGGTGTACTATCTACAATGGGTAAATACCATAAAAATGAAATAAACCCTGGACTTAACTTTAAGATACCTTATATGCAAAGTGTAACAGTGTTTAATACTAAAGCGCATGTGGTGAATTATAAAGGTTCAAAAGATCTACCTGATACTGAAGACATTATCAATAAACCTTATATTGTGGTTCTTGATAAGAACAATCAAAATATTGTGATTGAGTTATCAGTACAGTATCAACCAGTTGCATCTGAAGCATCTGAGATTCTTACACAATATGGTAAAACATACTTTTATAAAGCTATTAACCCTATCGTAAGAGAGGTTGTAAGAGATGTAATTGGAAAATATGAAGCAGAAACTATTGCTTTAAATAGAACAGCTATAGCTACAAAACTTAAAGATACACTTATCAATAGATATAAAAATAATCATCAATTCTCTATCTTAGAAGTATCTCTAAGAAACATTAGATTACCTAAACTTATTAAAGATAAGATTAATCAAGTACAAGTAGCTGCACAAGAAGAGCAAAGGTTAGCTAGAGTTGCTAAACAAGCTCAAAGACATCAAGAGATTAAGACTATTGAAGCTAATACAAGAATGATTGAAATTACTACTAAAGCTAAAGCTCAAGCAGAAAAGAAAAAGATTGAAGCAGATGCTAAAGCTTATCAAATTCTAACAGAAGCTAATGCTAAATCAAAAGCTAACGAAGAGATTGCTAAATCTATAACACCAACATTGATTCAATATAATCAAATTAACAAATGGTCTGGTATATATCCATCTACATATATGGGTAGTGGTATGAATAATGATGTAATTTTAAATATGAAATAAATAGGACTTCAGTCCTATATATTTTTTAAAGTATTATATATAAATATTTTTAAAAATATACAGGAGTTAGGTAATGGTGCAGGTAGTAAAGAAATATAAGAAAGATTGTTATATTTTGGATTATTCAAATTTATGTATGTCTACAGATAGTTTAGATGTAAACCTATGTTTACTGTATGAGATAGATGAGTTAACATATATACCATAATATAATATAAGTTATAAATATTTTATACTAATGTAATGACTTATTATTAAAAACAATATAAATCTAGATAAGAGGGGTATAAATGATACAATTAGTTAATATGTATTATACAGAAATAGAAGGTAGTCCTAAAATAAAAGTACATAAATGGAATTACTTATATGCTGGTTCATCATCATTAAATAACAGTATTAATACAGAGTTGTTATATAGGATAAATTACTTAAAACTACATACATAAAGGTAAGCATTATGATTCAACTAATAAATTTAACAACAGAAGATTTAACTTGTGATGATTTTACATATAAAGCTTATATAGATAAACTACATAGGTCTTTAATACATACAAAGTATAAAGATTTTTATACTAATGCTCCATTACTAACACTAAACAATAATATACATTATGAAATTTTATATTTATTTTGTGCTAAATTAACAAATTCTATAGAAAAGTATTAAAAATGGTAACATTTATAGCTAATGTAAATAAATTAGGTATATAAATACTAATGCATATATACTATATAGTATGTTTTTTAAATACAAAGGAAAATTATGGTAAATAATATAAAACTAAGTACTAATAAATCATATGTACATTTATATTCGGTTAAAAAAAGACTAATAATATATTTACCAAAATTTACCTTATCTGGTATAAATAGGGTAATTTTATTAGAGATAGGTGTATTATTTAATAACTTAGAGGGTACAAATGATACAAGTAATAAAATTATATAGAAATATTGATAAAAAAGAAATAGATATAGGCTTTAATACTTATATTGGTATACTATCTTATGTTATATTCCCTATATCAACAAATACAAATATAATAAATTATAACTTATTAACAGATAAGTTTATTTATTATACTTATAAAGGTAATTTATGATTCAACAAACATATCATATTAATAAGTCATATTCATCAAAACTTGTTAAATATAGTTATTATAGTTATTATAATAATAATATAAACATATCTTATTATATTTATAAAGAAGTAATTAAAACAGAGTGTAATATAAATGATAATATCCTATTTTTTATAGGTATGTTACTTCGTAAAGTTACACATTAAATTAAAGTATATATAACTTTAATCAATTATAAGGAGGTTAGTATGAAACTGATGACATAAACATACATATATATCTATATATATAAGGTAGATTACACACTTTATACATTACATTTGGTAGACTTTTATGTCTACCGAAAATATATAATAAAGCTTACAAAGGTAGGTTTTTAATATATTTTAAAGAATTAAGATGAATTACATTTTTAGTTATATACTAATAACTTTGTTTATAGTCTTAGTATATATGTACAATAATCATATAAATACTATTAGTATGTATAGATATGAAGTTGTATATGATATTAATGAAGTAGCATATACTAATAATTCTGTAGATGTACATAATTGTATATGTACTACTGAAGGAAATATTTGTGGTAATTTTAGGGTATATCATAACCCATTTTTCAAGTAAAACATACAACTAATTAAAGTCTGAAATAAAGGATAAATAATGATACTTATAGACAGAATATATATAGAAGATCGATTTATAGAACAGGAATTTAATGTGATAACTAATTGGAAATTTATGAGGTATAAATCATTAAGTTATATGTATATTAAATATAAACGATTACTGTATATGTACTATAAATATAATAAAAATTATAATATAGATTTCGATAGACTTATACAAGTTAATGGCGTAAGTTTTTATAATGTATATAGGGTAACAAATGAAAATAGGTAATATTGTAGGAGTAATGGAAATAGGGAATGGTTTTACCACTGAGTGTATAAAAGGTATAGATGGTGCGTACCATTTTACAACATCTCGAGATGGTGTTTTTGTACACCATTTTTATAACTATATGACATTAGATAATGCTGTAAGTTACCTGGAAAAACGCTTGTTCTTAAAAGATATTGTAATTTTACAATTTAATGATGGTAGTTATACTACTACTAAATTAAAAAATAAAATGATTTTCCCAGAAAGGTTTATGAGAAGTAAACCTATAAGGTATTGGGTATTTGATGATATTACTAAAGAAAATATGGAAAATATTAGAGTTATATTAAACTAAAAGTAGATAAGATAATTTACTTCACAAGTGACTTACATATACATCATAAAAATATATGTAAATATAGAACAAAATTTAAAACAACAGAAGAACACGACAACTATTGGATAGATAAAATACTTAGTTTAGGTAAAATAGATATTTTATATATATTAGGGGATTTTATATTTGATACAAATGAGGAAACATTTAATAAAACAATAAATAAATTAAAGAATATCAAATGTAGAATTAAGTTGATAATGGGTAATCATGACTCCTTAAAGTTATATAAAATAAATAATCCTAAAATAGAGATGCAATTACCACTATTTACATATAAAGATTTTTGGTTATCTCATTGTCCTATACACCCACAAAAGATGAGAACCAGATAGGGTAACATTCATGGACATTTACATGATGTTATTTTAGATGATAAATTATATTTTGATGTATCCCCAGAAAAGCATAACTATAAATTTGTGTCATTGAATGATATAAAGGAATATTATAATAAATAGATCAAAATATATTAAAATAAAAAAGGAAGTAAAATGACAAGAGAACAGTATTTAAAACATAAAGAAGTAATGGATCAATTCTACCATCAACCTGAATGTACTGCTATATGGTGTAAAAACTGTAGTGGGTGGGTAAAAACAACACGCCCTAGCTGGTTTTTAGAAAGTACTTATGTTATCAATGATAAATACATAGACTTAAGAAAAGCTGTAGTTGATGGAGAAACTATTCAATGGGAACAAACTGAAAATAATTGGATAGATTTACCAAAAAATTATGATTTTATAAAAGCAGAAGAGAATGGTGCAACAATAGAAGAGTATAGAATCAAACCAGAAGAACCTAAATTTAAAACAGGTGACTGGGTAAGAGTTAAAGAAGCACCTGCTGATATTTACAAGATAGCAGATATTGATAGTAATGAAATATATGGAACAAATTGTATAGGGTATAACACATCAGAGCAAATTGAATTGTGGGAACCTAAAAAAGGTGAATGGTGTTGGATAGGCAAAGCGTTTGCTAAGTTTATTGAAAAAGATACAGATAGTAATTATGTTGGAATTTGTTATCAATATAGTGATAAAGTATATGATAAACACATTGAACCGTTTATAGGTGAATTGCCTACCAAATATAAAAACAGATAAGATAATAGGAGAAAATTATGGGGTTAGATATGAATATCTTTAAGCTAACTAAAAAAGTAATTGAAATAGAAAAACAAAAAGAACAATTAAGTAGTCAATTTGATAGAGAACTTAATAAAGAAATAGATAAAATAACATCTCAAATTAAAGATGATTGTATTAACCATCTCAATAAATTTAACATAGAGATAACAGAAGATAATGTTAAAGTAGTTATAAGCAACCTAGTAGAAAGTACTTGGGTTACAGATAAAGAATCAAGGTATAATATGTTATTTAGATATTTTCCTGTATATGATCTATTTATAGAAGAAAAGAAACAAAACAAAATATATGAAGATTTTCTAAAGTTACAAGAAAAGATAGAACCAAATAAAAACTTAATATCTTTACATAGTAGTTATCAAAAATTAGACGCATTAGATATAAAAAGAGAAGAAGTAGCTTATTGGAGAAAATACCATGATTTAAATAGTTATATCTTGGAAACATATGGTGGAGGTAATTGTGAAGATACTACACTGTCCTTAGAAGATTTAAAAGATATTAAAAAGTTTATAAAAAACGATAACAAAGATACCACACAAATAGATAAAATTATAAGTAATTTTGATAATGAATGTACTTATGTATATAATCCTTGGTGGTAGTGTGGTAGGTAATATATATGAAATAGTATGTATTTTAGCGTGTTTATTAAATACTAGCAGATAAATATTAAGGAAAAGTAATGTTAAATGAAGACAAGGTAGAGGAATTAGTAGAAGCAATAGAGAAAAGTTTTAACTGTGTTACTGGGGTTGATTTTTGGTCAGTTGTACAAAAAGAAAAAGGTAATAAAACTGAGGTGCAAATAGGTATAATTTATGTTGATGCTAACGAAGATGATGTCTATAAAATCGACAATAACTCACATATTTTAGATACTATACTTAAGAATATCAATATAAATGTTGTAAGTAAACCAATATTTGATATAGGAGACACATACCCAGATGGTTCGTCTTATTATAGTCTTAGATTTCTTATAGAATAAAATTAAATATAAAACAAAAAACTATTAAAAAGATCTTAATGATAAATTAATCAATTTAAAAGATATTAAGGAGATATTATGACACTACAACCAATAGAGTTAAGTGATGAATTTGTAACACAAAATATAAAAAATTCAACCGTTAAATATAGTCTAGCACCAAAAGATTATTTTGAGTGTTTTCACAAGCATATTTGCTCTAAACATAACCTATTTGGTACTTTACAGGTATATGACTTCGATATAAGTAAAGAAAAGCTATACAGAATGTATTTAAATGATACTAAAGTAGACTATATAACAGATACTAGAGCATTAAAAAGTCTCTTAGAAATAGGTACAGAGGTTATTATATTAGAAAAAATAGATAATGATGTAATACCCTATAAATTAGTACAATAATAAACATAAGGAAAACAAATGAATAACCAAACTAAATTTTTTTTTTTAAATAATAGTGGTACAGTAAGAGTTATAGAACTGGATAAAGATACAATACAAGAATCACTGGTACCTGCTATATATGAAGTAAACTATAATCAAATGACAGGATATTATCTTACATATATAACTGATAAGTATAAATTACCTAAGCGTATTCTTGGTTCTATAAACAAAAGAGTAGATAAGGTAATCAATACCTACAATAATGAACCAAATAAAAATACTGGTGTACTATTACTTGGGGAGAAAGGTTCAGGTAAAACTCTACTATCTCAGGTTATTGCGAACAAAATGATAGAGCAAAATATTCCCGTTATTACAGTAAATACACAATTTTCTGACTCTTCTTTTATAAATTTCATTAAATCTCTTGATAATATCTGTCTAATATTTGATGAGTTCGATAAGCATTATTATAGACTAAAAGATGAAGGTGAAGCTGATGATACACAAACAGAAATCCTAAAACTCTTTGAGGATAATAATGATAAAAAATCAAAGAATTTAAATATCATTATTGCAAATAATGGGTATAGAATATCAGATTTTCTAATAGATAGACCTTCAAGGTTTAAATATAGATGGCACTATAATAAAGTAGAACCAGAAGTGATAGAAGAATTATGTTCTATACATAATCTTCCTAGTGATAAAACAAAACAACTTGTAGATTACTCAAAATCTGTTAAGTTGTTCTCATTTGATATTCTTGAATCGATAATTAAAGAATGTATATTATACTCTAATGAAGATTTTAATGATATTATAGAGGATATGAATATACCTAAAGTAAAACAAGAAATAAAATTTAAAATTGAAGAAGTAGAATATAAAGGTAAAACATATAAGGCACAAAAAGAGGTATATATTAATCATTATTTTAAATTAAATAATATATACGATGCTATACAAGATAAAAATATACCTCATGAATCTATGTCATATAGTTTAGATAACCTTATTTACTCGGATAGTACAACAGAAATATACAGTATTATGAGAAATGAAATGTTAATAAAAGTAACTAAGGTATTTGAGACTGTGGATTATAGAAATCTATTAGTGTAAAGGCTATAATAATGAAATTAGATTCTTTGAACCTATTAAAAACTCACATAAATGTGAATTATATTGTTTGAAATATGAAAAATATAGATATTTACCATGGAGACGAAAAAATGTCACAATATAAAAATAGACAAAACAAAAGAAACTATTCGGTAGGAGTGTATCTTGGGAGATTTCAACCTTTTCATCATGGGCACAACTCAATAATTCAACAAATTATAATGGATGGTAGAATACCATTATTACTTATAGGACATAAAGGTTCTTTAAATGATAGACATCCATTATCTATAACTCAAATAAAAGAGCTTATTAGATTGTTATATCCAGAAAACCAGGTAATGATTGAATATGTTGAGGATAATGACAGTTGGGATAAATGGTACGATACTTTAATGTACAAAATAAATCTAAATACTACACTAAACAATATTGTCATATATTCCCATGAAAAAGAGTGCGACAATACTACTTTTAGGTTTAGAGATAAATACTTTGTAAATTGTTCACAAAATGAATGTTTTATAGTAGATGATATACCAATAAAATATTGTGAAGAGTATATTGACAATAAAGGACAAGTACTATCAGCAACAAAAATAAGAGAAGATAAAGAATATGCTATGCAACATTTAGATGCTAGAATTTTTAAACAATTAGAAGAGTGGAGGTTATGGTGAAAACAATTAAAATATTAAGTAAAGAGCCGCTTGCAAAACCAAAGTTTCTTAAAACAGAACTTGTAACTTACCAAAAAGATAATGAAAAACCAAGACAATGGGAAGTTTTACAAGGATTTGATACAGTACACATTCTCATTAAAAATACTGATACAAACAAGTTCTTGTTAGTCAAGCAAAACAGAATACCTGTAGCTGTCAAAAATACTAATCAAGGTATTTGTATAGAATGTTGTGCAGGGATTATTGATAAATACCAACATTCAAAATCATCTTTATATCAAGCTAAATTAGTAGCTAGAGATGAGATACTTGAAGAATTAGGTTATCATAAAGAAAATTTAAAGGATATTGAATTAGTAGACACATTACTAAGTTCAGTAGGCACTGTTGGTTCTAAACAATACTTGTTCTATTGTGAAGTTAACGATTCTGAATATACAGGACAACATTTAGAACCAGATGAAGAAATTGAAGTTATTGAATATACAAGTAATGATTTAATGGATTTAATATTTAAAGAGTATAATACAGACTCGGTGACTAAATATTTATGTTTAAATCATATTGGAGAAATATATAACATAAAGGATAATTTATGAGTAAACTATTAGAATCAACATTAATAACAGGAGATAGTTATAAATATGGGCATCCATTTCTATTAAGAGATGATATAGCTTATCAATATAACTATATGGAAGCAAGAAAAGGCGATGATATAATATTTGTAGGTATGCAATATTATATTAAAAAGTTTCTAACAAAAGTACCATCAAAGAAACAAATTAAAAAAGTTAAAAAGATGGCATTAAAGCATGGAATTTATTTTGATGAAAAGATGTGGAAATACATCAATAAATTAGGATATTATCCAATTAGAATTAAAGCAATACCAGAAGGAACAAAAGTACCATCAGGTGTACCATTAGTTACTTTTGAAAATACAGATCCAGAATGTGTAGGATTAGTAGGTTTTCTTGAAACTCTGTTTATGAAAGTATGGATGCCAACATCGGTTGCTACGCAAAGCTATGAAGTTAAACAGATGTTATTAAAGTATGGTTCACCTGAATGGGCTGAATATGCTTATCACAATTTTGGTTCTAGAAGCACAACATCATTAGAACACGATATGATTGCTGGATACGCACACCTAACACAATTTAAAGGAACTGACAGCTTTTCTTCACTATTCTTTTGCGAAAAATACTATAATCAAGGGAAAGAACCAGCAGGATATTCAGTATTAGCAACAGAGCACTCTGTTACTACAATGAATGGTATAGAAAACGAAGAAGAGTTTGTATATAAAACATTATTAAATAATCAAAATAGTCAAATTATCTCATTTGTTGGAGATTCTTATGATATTTATAAATTTACAGATTTTGTAACAAATCCAAACGGTAGAATAAGAAAATTACTAAACAAAAGAAAAAACCAAAAACTTGTAATTAGACCAGATAGTGGAGAACCAATTAAAGTACTTAAAGGTGTTATTGATATAATGAAAAACAATGATTGTTTTAATTCTGGAATAGAAGGTAAACTATTGTCGCCTAAATACGGAATTCTTTGGGGTGATGGTATAACACAAAAAATAATTGAACACATTCTACAATACTTCACTAATGAATCTTATAGACAATTCATGATAAATAGTAGTACAGACATACTAGCAACTAAAATTAAAAATTTACAATTACTAGCAGCAGAAAACTTTGTATTTGGTTCTGGGACAGACTTAGTTAATTCAAAAGATAGAGATACTTATGGATTTGCTATTAAATGTTCATCAGTTACACTTAAAGATGGTACAGAGCTAGATGTATTCAAAAATCCTATAACTGCACCTACTAAAAAATCGAAAAGAGGTAGAGTAGAAACAGCATTTAACACAGCAAAGAAAACATATAGAACAACTAAAGGTGGGTATAAAGATATAGAAACGAAAGCGTTACAGTTAATATTTGAAGATGGTAAGTTATATAATGAAACTTCCCTAGAAAACATTAGAAGTAACAGTTTAAAATAAATATAAAGGTAAAAATTATAAAAGATATAAAAAGACAAGAACTAGAAATAGGTGATAAAGTAGTTGTAAGCTACCCACCATTTAATTCTCAGGAACTTACAATGGACTTTGGTGAGGTAGTAAAAGTAGCTCCAACATCAGCAACAATTAAGCTATCGGATAATACAACTAGAACTTTTAAAGTAAGTAGAGGTTATGGTAGTATAAATGACTACTCTAAAAGAGTCATCAAACTATAAGAAAATACCAACTAAAACATAAGGATAAAATAATGAATAAAAATAGACTTGTAATACAAGCTTGTGGTGATTATGTAGCATTTCATGAAATGGATATAGATGTAGTATATGAGTTTGGTACTTGTAATATCATAAATATACTAGAAGAGATAAAGGATGATAGACTTGAACTTATATGTGATAAAATAGATAAAGATGAACAATTAACAAACGAAGAACAAGAGCTCTTAGATGAGATAGTAGAAGAGTATGTAGATAATTATACAGGAGATTATTATGACTTAACTATTGCTTTTGGTTATAACATAGAAGGTAATTGGTACATAAATTTTTATAAATAAATAGGTATAGAGTGTTACCACTCTATACCTTGTCCTTCTAATCCATTATCAGCATCCATTATACTATATGCAGATAATCTTTGTTTAGGAACTACTACTTGTTTAGTAGGTTGATTCGAAACAGTAGGTGTTACTTTTTTAGGTTGTAATCTTTGTTTAACTTTATGTACTACTTGTCTAGGTTTAGCTATAACAGTAGTAGGTATAATTTTATCTGTATCTTGTACAACTTGAAAATTTGGAGGAACTAATGTATTATACTCATCGCCTACTCTATTAGCTAAAATTTTATTAGATGTACCTATATAAGTAGGTGTTTCAAATAAAGTATTACCTAATCCTTTAGTTACTATAGGTACAATATTTGTAGATTTACTAGATTGTGTAGATAAACCTCTAATACTATTTAACAGCTCTTCATCATTATCTGGGTATTTTAAGGCAATAGATGTAAATGGTGATACTTCCTTGTTTTGATTAACTCTTTGTTTTAAATGATTTAACATATTACTATGCATAAGTGTAATATCCTTTATATATTATTTTAATATATAAAGTATATCATATATAGATATAGAATAGCAAATTTACACATAAAATAAAGGGATAGAATGACAATACTTACTAATATACTACATAGTATAAATTATATAAAAATATATACAAATAATATATTATTTAAAAATAAAAATATATATGTAATAACTGTATTATTTGTAGGGGAATTAGAGAAAGTTTATAGCTTTATAAATAAAGATAAAGCTAAATTAAAAATGATAGAATTATGTAAAGACTGGTGTAACCAAACATTAGTATTAGAGTATTTAGAAAAAGGTAATACTTTAGATACTGTAGATGATTGGATTCAATATTTTCAAATAATACATGATGATTGTTATATAGAGTTAAATAAAACTATATTAAAATAAAGGGTACTAAATGACAAAAGTAGAGTTAAAACTAATAGATGCGAATGTTAAAGCTCAGTTACAACAAAAAGAAGTAGGTCCACTATTTATAGTTGGGTTGCCAGGTACTGGTAAAACTTCAAGTATTGTAACATTAGCTAATACTAATAATATAAATATTTTAGTAGTATCAGCACCTACATTAACTGTGGAAGTCCTTACAGGTTTACCTCATGATAATATAGTAGATACTAACCAAGGTAAAAAAACAGTAGTATCTTGGAGTGTACCTGAGATTATTGCTCAAGCTAATAAATTAAGTGAAGACAAAGATACTATCTTACTTATTGATGATTTTCATGCTACACCTAAGCATATTCAAGCTTATTTTTTTAAATTGTTATTAGGTAGAAGTATTGGTTCACATAAATTAGAAGATAATATTGCTATTTTAGGTACTATGAATAATAGTGAAGAAGCTGGTTTTTATGGTATTAACTCTGCTATTCGAAATAGGTTAGCTGTGCTAGATGTTAAGTTTAATTTCGATTATTGGTTTAAAAATTATGGAAATGGCTTACATTATATTATAAAATCATTCTTAACATTATATAAAAGTTCAGTACAAGAAGAAGAAAATACATCATTAGAAGGTTATGCTACAGCTAGAAGTTGGACATATTTTAGTAATATGTTAAAAGAACTAGATGATGAATTTATAAAAGTTAATATTGTTAAATTAGCTAAAATGTATATATCTACAGATATGGCTTATAAACTAGAACAACATACTATATATATGGATCAATTTGATTTTAAATATAAAGTAGAGACTAGAGAAGATATTGATTTAGAGTCTATAGATCAAATGCAAAAGATGATGTTTTCATATATTCTTAACTTTATTGATACTGTACAAGATGCTAAATATTTATTAGAAATAATGAGTAAAAATAGTAAAGATGATGCTTTTATTGGATTTATTGTAGGTGAGTTGTACTCTATATATCTAAGTGATAAATACTCAGATGGTATTAGATTTATGGTTGATACATTATTAGATTTTAAAATTATTAAATCTAATTATCCTAATACTTCTACAGCAGTATTAAATACTGTAAAAAAAGTTAAATTTAAAAATTTAAATAGTGCTATGGAAATAGCTACTAATTTTATATTATAAGGGTATATAATGATACAAATTAAACAAGAGATTATTAACAAATTTACTACTAAAGTAGTTACTGAATCTAATATTATTGCTGATGTTAATAAAACTTCAGCAATATTTATTAAACTACTATCCCATTTTAAATTTAATTTTAAATTTAGAAAAGTAGAAAATTTAAATTCATATCTTTTTACAGATATACAAAAAAAGTATAAAATTATGGTAAATACATCTAAAACTAAAGCAGATATTATTGATGTAAATATTTATTATACTAAAGAGAAAGAACTACAAGAGATATTAAAAGTACTTGATGTATCAAATAAACCTGATGGTTATTGTGGTTTTATCGTGACTAGAGAGTTATTTAAAGTGTTATTAGGACATACAACTTATACACATTACAATAAATATAAATATTTAGTAACTTCTAAACTTGATGAAAAATATGCTTATCTCGTTTTAGTTATTGCATCTAATTTATATATTGAGCATATTGTAGCTGGTATATGTAATGATAATAATGTACAATTTGATACAAGTAAATTAAAATATCTAGATGATATTTTATTAAAAAATATAAATTCATATCCTAGAGTTATTAGAGATGTAGTTGAACAATTAAATATTATTTTGTCTGTTAGTACAAATTTATATAAAGATGATGTTATCTTATACTCTGATAAATTGCTAGAATATGATGAACACACTATTTTTATTGCAGAAGTATTAGAAACTACAATTAACTCAGAAGTAAGAGGTTTTACAAGTTCTCCTATTTTTAAAACAGCATTAGCTTCTAAAAATACTGTAAATACAGACTGGATTAAAGAGCTAAAGAAACATATTAGCAGGTTTACTTATGAACGAACTAATGATATTGAATCTACTTGGGGTAAGTATAACAATACTTATAAAAATATCTTTACTGCACCTGGAGCTAATTGCATTACACATAAATTAAAATTTGTACTATCTATTGATCAATCAGGTTCTATGACAAATGAAGATATTGCTTTGATTCAGGAAGTTATGAAAGTTATTGCAAAAGATACTGCTGAAGCTACTATTATTTTACATGATACAGAAATTGCTGATATTATTGATATAGTAGATTTAGAAGAAGATGAGTTAAAGAAAAAACTTATTGAATCTACACATAGAGTGTGTACTGGTGGTACTTCACATAAGCATGTATTTGAATATCTATCTACTTTAACAAATTTAGAAGATATTCTATATATATCTTTCAGTGACAATTATAGCGATATTGAAGAGGCTTACAAAAAATATAGAAAATATATGAATAAACTAGATTGTATATTTTTATCTACATCTGATAAAAAAGTAAATATAAATAGTATAAAAAATATTAAGATATTGTAATGTATGTATATAATTTAACTAGATAAAGGTAATAAAGTATGACAAATGTAATAAATGAACATATAAATAGGGTTATAGACTATGAATATAATAAAAATATGTACATAGTTAGAGTTATACCTAGGTATGGACAACCTGAAGATTCTGAAATATTTTCTTTAAAAATTATAAATTATTTAGATAATGTAGTTGTAAATATTGATAAATTTATTGATTCTTTTCTAATAGTGTACACTCTGTACAGAATATATGAGTTTAATAGTACTTTAATAGTACATAATTCTAACTCAGATAAAATAACTAAAGAAGCACTTATACAGAATTTACCTTTAAAACAGAAAAATTTATATGAATACTTGGTATCTATACCTACTAGAAAATCTATACAAATAAAAGTAAATGAAGATATAGTAAAGTATTATGATGTAAATTACATAGAGACTTTACTAGAACCATTACTTAAAAAATATACTATAAATGATTTGTTAGTACAGTTATTTCAAGCAATGTATAAAGATACTGTAGTAAAAAATAAATATGTATATACTAGTACAAGTTATAAAATACAAAATTCTTTTGATATAGCAAAAATAAAGATAAATGAGAGAGAAAAGCGTTTACTTTTAAAAGTACCTAAATTGGATATGTTTAGTGCTAAATTATATAATAAATATATATCTAGTTTAAAGTCTTTTAAATCTTCAGATATGATGAGAGTTTTAGATAAGCTATTACCAACATTTATTATTGAAGTAGAGGATGATGATAGTAAGAGAGAAGTTTTAGAGTATATTTTAAATACAATGTTAAAAAAACTTACATCTAAATATTATATATCAAATATATTAGGTAAAAGGTTAGCTTTTATACAAGATATATATAGTTTAAATATTGATTTTTATTCTTTAAATGTATATAAATTTACAAGATATATGTATAATGTAGATACAAGTTTTTTCTTAAAGCTTAATCATTTAGATTCTGTATTTACATATATAGATGAACAAGAGATAGTAAATGATATTTATACAGATTTAGATATAAAAATACTAAAAAATATTATTATTTTTAAAAACAGTAAACCTAAAGATTATACAAAATATTCACATAGAGATTTAATAATTTTTTTAAAAACATATTCTACAATGTTATATATTTTAAAATATAAAAAATATAATATAAAATATAATAAAGAATTAGTAAAATTAGTAAATCAAAATATACAGTTAGTTACACAAACTTTAAAAAATAAGAAAGTATCAAAAGTAGATAAGCAAATATTAGCTACTGAATTAGATAGATTACATAAAGAAGTATGTATAGCTAATATACTGTATAAAAGTATTAAAAAAGAAGGTTTATATGAAAAGGGTAATTTATGATTAAATATGAAGATTTAAATATAACAACAGTGCAATATCTACAACTACAAAACCTAGAACTGGTGCATCAATATGAATTATGTAGTATAACTACAGTTCTTGTAAAAGGAGTTCTTATTTTGTTTTTAATATATTTTGCATATAAAATAGCAACAAATAAAATCACAAATATATAAGAGAGGATTAATAATGGCAAAAGTAGCATATAATAATTGTTATGGTGGATTCACTTTATCAAAAGAAGCAAGTAAATTATTAAACGAGAGAAAAGGTTATAAACCTGAAGATAGTAAGTATATTAACCCAGAATGCGGATTTATACGTTATTTACCTAGACATGATAAAGACCTTATAACAGTTATAGAAGAAATGGAAGAAAATGGTAAAGATCCATCTGGTGATTTTTCTAAAATACGACTAACAGAAGTTGAAGGTAAGTATATTATAGATGAGGATGATGGTATGGAGACAGTAGTAGAGTCAGATGTGTTTGACTGGATAGATACAAAAGAGTAATAAATAACTTATTTAATAATATATATATAAAATAAAATTGAAGGAATTTATATGATTAAGTATAAAGATTTAAATATAACAATGTTAAAAGACTTATCACCACAAGCTGTAGAGTTGATAAATAAACATGAGCTGTACAATATGTGCACTAATATTGCTGGTATATTACTTATTAGTTTTATAGTGTTTATAGTGTATAAAGCTGAGTGATAATTAAAAAGGATTTATATGAAAAAATATGATGTATGTTTAAAATTTGTAGATACTATAGATTCTGAATGTAAATCTGGTAATGTTGAGCTAGTAGATAATGGTATATATCATTATGGTACATTAATAGCTTTAAAATATAAATTACCTTCAGGTAAATTTATAATTGTACTAGATAAAGATATGATAGGTAGGTCTGTATCAACTACAGCATTATGTACAGATATTATACGAGCTACTAATACTGACCCAAATTTAAAGCTTATAAAATTAAACTTTACTTATGACTCTAAAAAATCTAAAGATATTATTAACGATATATATAATGAGTATATAGAAATTATACATAAAATATCTAGAATGAGAAATTTAGATAAAAAACAAGTACATATTAATGAATTTAAACAATTTATTAAACAAGATATACACTATATATTTCTATTACATAATGAATTATTTAAACAAAGAAAGGTGCAGAAAAGAGTTATAACTAAACTAGTAAGTAAATTAACTTTAGAAGCTATGAAATATAAAATAATATAAGGATAAATATGACTGAAAATATGTTAAAAGTTGTTGTACCTATATCAGAGTATGATGTAGGACTTTTTAAAAAACTTAAGGATAAGTTAGTATGGACTTTACCAACTAATACAGATGAAGAGATTGAATTACATTTTATATCTGATAAACAATATATAAGTGAGACTAAAAATACAATTAAAAAATTAGATCCTATAAAAGAAATGATGTTGTATCAATCAGAAAGAGGTTTAGATAAACTAGAATATAACCCTTTAAATGAAGCTTCTATGGTATTTGAAGAGATTTTAGAATCTTTAGGTTATAACCTTGATAAATCTAAAAGAAATGTATTAAAAGATAGATTAGAAGAGTTTGTAGAAGAATTATATTTTGATTGTATTACTACAAAATTGGATAAATCTGAATATACAGGACATAATGTAGTAGATCCTCATTTAGATCAAATTGAACTTAATGTAGGTGCTATTATGAAATTAGGTTATGATGTAAATAAATCTATATTAGAAATGACTAAAGAAATTAGAAGCAGAAAAGGGGAGATTATTAACGGTAAGTTTGAAAAATTTACTAAAGATGATCCTAGATATGCAGAACCTTATAAAGCAGATTATAGTAAAACAAAATTAAAAGAGTAAAGTATGGGTAGATATTATAATGGAGATATAAATGGTAAATTTTGGTTTGCTGTTCAAAATAGCGATGCAGCAGATCAATTTGGTGTAGTTGGAAGACAACCAGATGAACTTATATATTATTTTGATGAAAGTAATATACAAGATATAACAAATAGATTAACTTATTTAAAAGATGCTTTAGGTGATTATAAAACAAAACTAGATAGATTTTTTGATAAAGTACCAGCTTATAATGAAAAGACTGTAGAAGAACATGGTATGGATTATGAAGAATTTGAAGAAAAAGTAAGATATTATGCTGATTTACAACTAGGTGAAAAGATACTAAAATGCATTGAAGACAAAGGTGAGTGTGAATTTATAGCAGAATGTTAATATAATATATAACTAGTATATACATACTAGTTATATTTTTATATTAATTATAAATAATTATAAATATACTTAATATAAAAATATAAGGAGTATTATGAGTGAAGAAACACTACAAGCTACTATTATAGCTATAGGTAAAGAATTTTACCCAGAGTTAATATTTGTAGGTAGTACTAATGGTATTAATTTAAGTAAATTAACACCTAAAGATAAGGCAATACTATTAAAAACATTATATGAACAAGGTTTTGTTAAAGGACATGAAGATTTAACAATCTACTTACCTAATAATGAAGTAATACATATTGAATTAAAAGTAGGTAAAAATAAGCAATCTAAAGACCAAATAGCCTACCAACAAAAGTTAGAGAACTTAGGACATACATATTACTGTTTAAATGACATTAATGATGTATTTAAGACACTTAATAAGCATTTAGGTACAAAGTATTGTACAAAACTTTTTAACTCTTATAATGGAAATATGAGTAAAGAATTAGTAAAACATCAATACAGTTTATAAAATCAATAAAGGAAATAACATGATACCAATTAAAAATAGAAGAGAATACCCAAAAGCAGTAAAAGAAGCACTATTAAATAGATATAAAGAATTATCAAAAAATAAAAATATAAAAAATCATGGGTTACAAAAACAATTAGCAAATGAATTTAATGTATCTCATGCTACAGTATGTAGATGGGTAAATAACAGTAAATATAACAGTACAACAGCATTGGTATACATAGAAGGTAATTATATTATATATAAAGGTGCTAGATATGAACCTGTATGTAGAGTTAAATAACTGCAGTAAATACAAGATATTTAAATAATAATATATAGTATAAGTAGTACATAATAAGGAGTAAATATGCATATAGTGATACCAAAAAAGCTGAATGTTGGATTTGTAAACAGGAAAGATACCTATTCAGGTAAACTAGCTTATATTACATATTGGGATAATAAAGGTAAATTAAGAAAAGAAGTATCTTGGCAAAAGTGGAGAGATAAAAAAATTCCAAATATGAAATTAGCTAATAAACCTATTGAGGGATTTGTGTTAAATAAACGAGTTGGAGGGTATAAAACTGGTTGGAATACAAGAGCTACTTATATTAGAGTATATGATCCTAGGGGGTTTGATATTAACATAAGTGTAGATAATTTACTATATATACTAGAAAGTGTTACTTGTTCAAAAAATAAAGGACTTGAAAGTAAATTTGTATATGGTTGGTCTGGTACAGAACTAGTATTAGTACCTGTAGTTTCACCAGATTATATTGAACATAAAAAATTTTCTGATAAGTTATTCAACAACAAATTTATTAAAACAAAAGAATTAAAAATAGGTTCATTATACGAACATATAAATAAAAATACATATTTATATTTAGGTAGAAGTAATGCTTACGAGGATAATAAGTCCTTAGTACCAGATAAACAAAAAGGTAAAACAAAATATTTTTGGTTTAAAGATATAAATTCTACTTATAAAAATGGGATTGTATGTATGTCTACAGTAAATAAGAAATTTACAGGTTGTATTGGAGAAGATTTATCTGCAGTATCAAATGCGACAGAACTTATGATGAATGATATACGGTATAAAAAACCTGGTAAAGTTGTACATGAATATATCACAAAAACAGATATTGTTGAAATTTTTAATACAAAAAAATGTTGTAAAAACAAAGAATTATTTGCATATTTCGATACTGAAGTAGGTGTTAAAACATTAATACTAGAAGTAGAGACAAGTGAATATATAGTTGATCATCTTAACTCTAACCCTATTCGGTATGAACATTTAACTTTAGATAGTTTTATAGATAAATACAAGCCTAGAATTACTAAATACTATAACGAAGATAATACCATTAGATATATTAAAGGTGAATATAATTAAAAGCAATATAAATAACTTACTAAATAAAAAATATTACTAAGGATTAGATAATGTATATACAAGACCCAAAAACGAAAGAACCACCAAAATTAAATGAAAAATATGTACAAAAGGCTGAAAAAGCTTTGGAATCAGTACATTACCCTATTATTATAAATATTGGAAGACACCTTATGAACTCCTATACACAAGACTATATTGAAAATGAAATTAGGAAAACAGGTTATTATCAAGTAACTAGAAGACTTAGTAATTGTGGTAAATATGAAGTACTTGAGGTTATGTATAACTATGAAACCTAGACCAGTACAACTACGATATGTAGACAATATTAAAGTTGATACGAGTAATCTACTTATTGCTCCTATGGGGTTAGGTAAGTCATTTATACTTAAACTTATAGTTGATAAATATTTTAATAATAAGAAAATACTAGTATTAACTAATAGAAGACAATTAACATTACAGTTATCATCATACTTTAAAGATCATACCTTTATCCTATCTGGTAAAGATTATGATGAAAATTCACATATTCATCTAGCAACATTTCAAACATTAAATAGAAGAGATATAGATTTAAGTACTTATGATTTAGTATGTGTTGATGAGATACATGAAGTTTTTAATGTAAAATTAATGAAAACTATCAAAGGCTTAAACTGTACTAAAGTGTATTTAACAGGAACTCCTATTAACTCTAAAGGTAAGTTTTTAGGTAAATTTGATAATGTTATGGAATATATAAATATTGAAAAAATGATAGAATTAGGTTATTTAGCTAAAACTAGATTTATTTCAAAAGCTAATATTTTAGCTGATGAAGCAGATATTGGTATTCAAAACGGAGATTATAAATCAGAAGGTATTGAAAGAGTTATAGATAAACAAGCTATTATTCAATGGGTTGTAAATGATAATTTAGAGTACAAATGGGGTACTGAACATAAAGCTATTATGTATGTTAATTCTATTGCTACAGCTATTAAAGTTATGGAAGCAATGAATGAAGATACTATTAGAGTAGTACATTCTAAGTTATCTAGTAAAGAATTAGAGAGTACTTTAAAATGGTTTCATGAAACTGATGTAGGTATTCTTATTAATGTAAGAATGTTAACTACAGGAACTGATATACCTACTGTTGATACTATTATTAACTTATCTCCTACAAAGATTATATCCTTATACTTACAATCTATTTGGAGAGGTTCTAGAGTAAATGGTGATAAAGAAACTATAGTATATGATTATACTGGTAATTTATTGAAAATTTCACCATATTATACAGATTGGTATAAGAAAAGTAAACCAAGCTGTAGAGATAAATGTAAGGAATTTCCAGAAAATAGTATTGCTAGACATATGTGTTTAGAAACTTGTAAGATACCAGAACATCAATTTATTATATGTAATGGTAAACCTTCTTATACTTTTGAACAAGATCCATATAAATCTGAATATATTGTAAAAGGTACACCTTGTAATAAAGGGTACCCTTTTCATGCTATGGAGTACAAAACAACAGTTCCACCTAATAGTATAGGTAAACTATGGGTATGGTCAAAATGTCCTTGTGGTTGTATTACTAGATATACCTTAGAGACTATGACACAACCTAGTAAAACTATTGAATTATATAGTAATGTAGTAGATTCTAATAATATTATATTTATATATAACAAAAAAGAAAGAAAAGGATTAGTTATAGCTGAAAGTATTAGAAAGAAAAACTATAGCTATAAGACAGTTTATAGTCAAGAAGAGTTATATGAGTATGCTTTAAAGTTATTTAAAGGTAAAAAATTTACAATAGGTAGTAATATACCATTACCTAAATTAAAGAATATAACTGTTATACCTAAACTAGAAGAATATGTAGATTTAATAGATTGGACAAAAGACAACCCTAAAGTAATGAGAAAGATTATTACATATAAATTAAACAATATGGTTAAGGAATATGGTATGAAAAAAGGTTATGTTTATTGGTTTAAAAAATTAGTAAAAGAGAGTAACGAACGATATGTTATGAAAGGTTTAGAGAATGTATATGATAGATATTCTCTAATGGCTTTAAAAAGAAAATTAGAACAAATGCAATAAAAAGGGTTTTTATGACTATAAATAATTATGATATGAGTTCTACAGGCTTAAATATTGAGTTAGATGTATTTTATGATGAAGATAAGGCTAGAGATAATTACACTAATTACTTAGTACATTTAAAAGATGATGTATATGAGTATCTACCATATAATGATAGAAGTAAATGGAAGTCAAATAGTTGTGAATCTTATATAAAAATAGATACCCAAAAAAATAGACTTGGTACTCTTTTAAGATTACTTGTGGAAAAATTTGATTATACCGATTTTAAAAGTTATACTAAAGATAAAGCTATAGAAGAAATTTTTGATAACTTTCAATTTCCAGATGATATGTTATATTTAGAATATTTATTAGACTTATATGATATACAATATAAAAAACTATATATAAGTAAAAGAATAGTTGGATATAGCCAAGGTGAATGTAATATAGTTATCTATAGACCTAAAATATTTAGACAACAAACAGTACTAAAAGAAGATGAATTAAAAGATGAGGATTTAGTTAATTCTGATTGGTTATGTAATCTTTTATATGATGCACCATTATATTTAACTATAGTTATAAATGGTGTTGAATATGAGTCAAATATATATCATAATAGATATATAGATTTTAACAAAAATACTTTTATACAAGAGTGTCTATATCATTTTAAAGAAGTGGATAAAGATATACTACAACAAGAGTTAGAACGAATTGTACCAGATACAATTTATTAAAGGATAAATAATGAAATATGAAGAATTAGTAGAAGAGTGTAAAAAAGATATTATAAAAGAGTTAGAAGAATTATTAAAATTACCAAAAGATTATAAAATTAAATATAATATGTTAATAAAATCAGAGGTAAGATATACAGATTGTATTACAGATATACATAGTATTAATAAAGCTCTAGAACAACTTAAAGAAATAGAATTTGATAAAGATAAATACTTAAAAGTAACTACAGAAATAGATACTGATATTGATGCTTATGCAGTAGATAACGAAATTATTATTGAACAAACTGATGTATTTATTAAATCTACTGCTATTAAACCTATTAGTAAAAATAAACTAGAAGAGTTACTAGCAGGTACATACTCATTTAATCAATTATTTAAAGAGTATTTAACAGCTAGAATTATGGAAGAAAAAGGTGTTAGATTACATACTTATGAAATTGACTGTAAATTACTAGAACTATATAAAAATGGTACTCTTGATTATAATCAATTAATAGAGAGTTTAGTATCTGTATGTAAGGTATAAATAATGAGGTATACTACTGAACAACAAAATGTAATTGAAGCTAGTTTAGTAGAACCTTTAGTATTAGTAGATAGTGTAGCTGGTTCAGGTAAGTCAAGTGTTTTAGAAGGTGTTGCTGAAGCTCATAATAATGAAAAATGTACCTATATTGTATTTAACAAAGAACAAGAGATTGAAGCTAAACGGAGATTTAATAAGAAAGTTAGAGTACACACTACTCATGCTTTAGCTTATAATTATGTTATAAGGCAAGGTTTAGAGTTAGATAGTAATAACAAACTTATTGAATCTACTGATATGTTTGGAATATCTACAACAAAACCTAGAAAATTAGGTTCATTTAATGTGAACACTATAGTAGAAAATATTAAAGCTAGAGAAAAAGAGAAGGTAGTATATTGGTTTGAAGTATTTTGTAAAAGTCAGTATTTAACTGTAGATGAGTTTTGTAAAGTAGAAGAAAAAGCTAATAAAAGAAAAGATTTATTAAATAAATATTTTAACTTAATGGTTAAAAAACAAATAGATGTTACTTTTGAGTTTAATCTAAAATATTTACAAATACTAAGTGTAGCTGGTGTTATTGATTTTGGTATTAATGTGCTATTAGTAGATGAATTACAAGATTTTTCAATTCCTATGTTAGAAGTATTAAAACATATTAATGTTAAACATATTGTAGGTGTAGGTGATAAAAATCAACAATTATACTCATTTGCTGGTGCAGTTAATGGATTCAGCTATTTAGCTGACCAAAATCCTAAGTATATGAAATTAACACAATCATTTAGAGTTCCTACAAAAGTAGCTAAGAAAATTGAGATTTTTGGTAGATTATATTTAGACCCTAACTTTGAGTTTAAAGGTACTGATAATCAACCTAATATACTAACTGAAGCATATATTACTAGTACTAATTCAGCATTAATTGAACAGATTGAATTATTTCATTTACAAAGAAAACCTTATAGACTTACTAGAAGTGTTGCATCTATATTTGAAGCAGTTAAAGTTATTATGTACCTTAATAAGAAAGGTGTATATAACAAAAAATATAGTTTTTTAAATAGAGGTATTGATGAATATTTTTCAGGTAAAACTAAAGCTAAAAGTCTTATAGGTTATATTAAAACAGAATATTCATACCATATAGAGATTCAAGCAGCAATTAGTATTGTACTAAAAATGGGTAATATCAGACTTAAGAAACTTATGGAAGAAGCTAAATTAAATGAGAAGAAAATAGCTTATAAAACTGCTCGTACTACATTAGCAACATCACATACATTAAAAGGTAAAACTTTTAGTAAAGTTTTCTTAGATTCTGGTTTATTACCTAAAGATGAGATATTAGATACTTCTATAAATTTTAGAACTATTGAAGAACAAGAAGCATTAAATAATTTATATGTTGCAGCTACTAGATGTAATCAAGAAAGTAAGACTACTCTAATAGATCAAGCTATAAAATATAAACTGAAGGAGAAACATGCTAAGTCAAATTAAATTATGGTATTGGTGGAATTTTATAATAAATAAAAATATATACGATATTTATCAATATTGGGAAACATATCCTAATCTCACAATACAACAACAAATAAACCAAGAACAAATTATACTGTATTTAGCAGATGGTTATAGTGTTTTTGATATACCAGCTTCTAAAATAAAGGAGGCTGGAATTTTAATATAAGGATAGATATATGGTAAATTTATTTAACAATATACCTGTATACACTACTCTAAAAGAAACAGAAGATACAATATTTATAAATAATAATGAGGTTATACCAGAATGGTTAGCTTTAAGATATATAGATATTTCTTTAAAATCTTATAGTGGTAAAAGAGAGCTTAATAGAATTAGTACAACAGAATTTAGTAAAAGTGATAAACAAATATTACTAGAGCAACAAAGAATACAGAATGGTTATAAAATAACTGTAGATGTAGAAGATATTGTATCTAGTGTATTAGGTACTATTGTACATGAAGGTATATTACAAACAGAACCAGAAAGACAAGAAAAAAGTATTGGAAAATGGGTTATATCAGGACAAGCAGATAGGATTGATAATAATACTATATATGATTTAAAACATACTTCAATATACTCTGGTAAAAATCTTTTAAGAGAATTGGATTTATACCCTAAATACCATGAGATGTCTTTAGAAGATTTACAAGTTAAATGTCCTAGTATATTCAAGTATCTTAGTCAATTAGCTATTTATAATTGGTTATATAATTTAGATAATGATATAGGGTATATTACATTTATTTTTAATAATTGGACTTTTAAAGATAAACAAGATATAAAAAATAAAAATATGCAAATAGAGTTTAAATTACCTAGTATAGATAAGATTGAACAATATTTAATTAATAGATTGAATAGATTAAAATCTTATCAAGATACAGGATATTTGCCTGATTGTGATGATAATACTCTAGGCATCTCTACAACTAGAACTTATAAAATAGTTAAATATGGTAAAACTAGAGCAGTAAATGGTAGTGGTGGTTCTTTTAATACTTTAAATGAAGCTTCTATAGCACAATTAAAATTTCCTAATACAGAGATAAAAGAGACAGTAATTACAACAGAACCTACTTTATGTTTAAATTGGTGTAAATTTAATAAAGAAGGTATATGTGAACAAGGTCAAAAAATAAAGGAAGCATATGAAACAATATAGAATGTCTGGGAACTTTAAAATGTTTATAAATGTACTGTTTAATATATTGACAGTATATTACTGTATAATAAATCCTACAGATACATTATATACATCTATTTATATTGTTATAACTGCTATTATTGTAATAACTATGTGGCTTACATTTTTCTTAGATGATACTTATTTAATAAAAACAGCAAAACAGTATAAAGATTATAATAATACACATTTAGCTATATATTATTTACAAATAGCTATTACAGGTATTATTCTTATAATTTACGATTACCAATTGTTAGGTGCTTTATATACTTCTATTATAATACCTTTCTCTTTTATACAGACATATAAGGATATGTATTATGAGATTGATTACTAAAGACAAACCATTATATAGAGATACTAAAAGTACAAGAACATTATTTGAAGTATATAAAAGAAGATTTCCTAAAGGTAAACAACCTACTGAAGATAATCTAGTTAAAGATGGTGGTGTAGATTTAAGTTTAATACCTAACTTAGAAGATAGAATTAATAAAATAAGAGCAGATTTTTTAAATGTTAAAGTATGGTTACTTGAAACTGAAAAAGACTTAAATAGATTATTTAAGTATATTGAAGATTTTGATACTATATCTATGGATACTGAAACAAATAACCCACAAAAGTTTCATTTTCCTAGTATATATTTATGGTCTATATCGTGTAAACCTAATGAAGCATTTGTAATACCGTATCATTTTAATAAAACAGTATCAAATTATCTAATTAGTACTGATAAAATGGTAGTAATGCATAATGCTGGTTATGATATGAAATTAGTACATAAAATGACAGGTAAATTTATTAAGAATTTTGCAGATACACTACTTATAGAATACTCTTATGTAAATGATGCAGTTAATACACCATCACTATCATTAAAGAATTTATGTAAAAGTCAATATGGTAGTTGGGCAGAAGATGTTACAGATTTAACTGAAGATTGTATTAATGATGAAAACTTACTATATTACAGTGGTGTAGATAGTATGAGTACATTATGGCTATATAACAAATATAAAGCCAAAATAGTGAATGAAGATACTGTAGATCTATTTAACATATTTCCTGCTAAACACCCTAAAGAAAGGTCATATAGTAGGGAATGGTTTTATAAAAATATTGCTGTACAATTATTACCATTAACTATAGATTTTATGAATAATGGATTACATTTTAATATTGATAGACTTGAGCAACTTAATACTAAACTAGAAGATGAGTTAGCTAGAATAGATAAAGAAGTTAAAGATTTACCAATAGTTATGGAATATTGGGAAAAGTTAAGTAAGAGACAAGCTACTAAAAAAGCTGAGAAATATGAAACTGATAGATTAAATGTTATTGAAGCAAGTAATAAAAGTTTGAGTCCTAATAACTCTACTTTTGTTGATTTATTTATGCAATTAAAATATCCAAATATTACAAAACCATCTAAAAGTAAGAGTTGGACATATACTGTATTAAAAACATTACTAGGACCTGATAATCCAGTAGCTTTAGCGTTAAAAAATAAAGATATGGAAAGTTTAAGATATACACCTGAATTTGCAGATATTTTTGAAAGAGTGGATAGTATTATTATAGAAGATAAGAAACAGTTAGCTTTAGAAAAATGTAAAGAAACTAAGCAAAAAACTTATCTTTCAGCTTTAACTTCATTAGATTTTAAAGTATTATCATCTGCTAATCAAAAGAAATATATACTTAATAAAGGATATAAGCTTGAGTCAAATGAGAAATCAGCAAAAACTGGTGAAGACTCATTTGGTAGAAAAGAGATTGAAAGACTGTTAAAACAAGAAAAAGAAGGTGAAGCTAAGACATTCTTACAATTAGCAGTAGACTATAGTACTGCTGCTGTTATAAAGAAAAACTTCATTGAAAACATTTTAGCAGGTCATTTAAATGGCAATATGCATAGCAATTATAGATTAGGTGGAACAAAGACTTTCAGACCATCTAGTGGTGGTGGTAGTAGAGATAGAAAAAAAGATCCTGAATTATTAGGAGCTATTAATCTATTAAATCAACCATCTAGTGGTAATAAATACGCTTCAGAATTTAAGCACTGTATAACAGTACCTGATGATGATTGGGTATGGATAACTGCAGATTTTACTGCTTTAGAGGAAAACTGCATGGGAAACATATCAAAAGATAAGACTAAAACTAAGATTTTAAAAGAAGGTTTTGATAGTCATTGTGTTCATGCTCCAGCATATTTTAGTAGAATTGAAGAAATTTTAGGAAAAAATGATGGTAGTTTAGAATGGAATAAGAATTTTAAGCTACAATGTGATTCTAATAAAGAATTAGCACAACTTAGACAAGATTCAAAACCTATAAGTTTCAGTTTGGCTTACTTAGCTGGTTTAACAGGATTATTTAGGTCAGTAGGTTATACAGAAGATATTTTCTCTGATGAGATTAGATTTAAAGATTATCAATTTACAACTGATTTATCTAAACAAGTTAGTTTTAATGGTTCTGAATATTTAGCTCCTACTAAAGATGCTATATGGTATGATGTAGAAGATTATAAACATTTAGATACTAAGTACCATAAGTTTTTTGAACAAGCTGTATTACCAGCAAAACAAGCACACTATAAATATCATAATAGTATGTATAGTGGTTTAAAAAATTATAGAGAAGAAGTTGTATTACCACAAATTAAAAAATATAAAGATTATCATATAGGTTTAGGATTATATATTAATCATAAAGGTAGAGTAAGTAATGGTGTACTTAGAACTCTTAATAATGCTGGTTATCAAGGTTGGTCATGGTTAGCTCTAATTGCTATGGAAAAATTTAGAAGAGTATGTGTTAAAGAAGGTAAAGCAGATAGTGTAAAAAATATTTGTTCTATATATGATAGTGTTTATTTCTTAGTAAAAAAAAATATAGATACTATTAAATGGGTAAATAAGACACTTAAACCAATACTTGAGACTCAATACCTAGAAGACCAAGAAATACCTTTAAAAGCTGAAATAGAGATAAGTACAGATAGTTGGAAAGACTTTGTTAAATTTGATTCTATTGAAGATTTAAGAGGTTATTTATATACATAAATAAAGAATAATAAATAAACGGAGGAAATATGTTAGATGAAGAATATTTAGATAATGAATTAAAAAATATTGAACAAAATGTAGAAGAAGGTTTAGTTAAAATTAATGAAGCTAGAAAGCTATTACCAACACACTATAAGGATTTAATGTCAGATATTGGAGGAGATATTGATACTGATTTTGATTTAAATAGATTACCATCCAATCTTAGAAAAATGGTAGAAATCTTTGAAGTTGAAGCTCCAGCATTAGGTACACAAACTAATGTTATGGTAGCTACTATGGCTTATGCTTCATTATTTGGTAAATTTAGACCTTATATTAGAGACATTCTTGTATCTAAAAAAGCTGATATTCCAGCTAATGTATTTGCCATAAGTTTAGTAGGTTCTGGGGAAGGTAAAGACAAATCATTTGATTTAGGTCTTGATATTCTTAAAAAAGCTAATACATTAATATTAGATAAGATGGTACTAGACTCAGAGATTAAAGCTAAAAGAATTGCTATAGCTAAAAATAGAGAAAAACAAGAAAAAGAAGGGGTACCTAAAGATAAGATTGTAGATGACGATAGTGGTTGGAATAAGTATTATAATCAACCTCATGATTCTATCTTTAAAATGGCTACTTATGAAGGTTTACTTGCTGCTGCTGAAGAAACTACAAAGAATGGTGAACTAGGTAATATCTTCGTAGCTATATCAGAGTTAGGTAATAGTTTAAAACTAGACCCTAATATTGATAGACTTATGATGGTATTAGCAGAATTATATGATGTAGGTAAAGCTCCTGAAGATTTAAAGAAAACTAAAGAGCTTAAAACTGGAGCTATTGAAGGTTTAGCACCTAGTATGTTAGCACATACATCCCCAGCACCATTGTTAAGTGATTCTAAGTTAGTAGCTAAGTTAAAGACTATGATTGGTTCATACTTTGGTAGAAGAGCTTATATCTTATATACATCATTATCTGAAACTGTAGAGAATGTAGAATTAAATACAGATTTAGAAAATCAAGTAAAAATGATGATGCAATCAACATTTAAATCTGTAGAAGACATCGAAGTAGTTGAGAGTAATGCTGTAGAAGCTGTTACAAGATTATTGTCTGGTACAGACTTACATATGTTATCATTAACTGATGATGCTAGAATGTTATATGGTAAGTATTTTTTATTAAATAAATATTATAGAAGGCTTAGTTATATGAAAGACCAAGATTTTAGTGGTGAAGGACTTTTAACTGAGTTAACTAATAGACATTGGAGAGCAATTAAAGTAGCTGGAATTTGGGCTTTAGCTCAAAACAGTAGTGTAATTACTAAAGATTTAATGTCTTCTGCTATTTATTTTACAGAGTATTTAGGTAAAGGTTTAAGAAAACTAATGGATATGATTGATTTAGAAGTACATGAAAGATTCATTAGAGCTTTAGAAAATAAAGATATTGGTTCGACTTATAGGTTTGACCAATTAATTAAACAAAACTATGTAAAAAAAGCAGATAAAAATCAAATATCAGCATTACTTACAGCAGTAAATTCAGCTCTTCAAGGTAAAGCAGTAGTTATTGCAGATTATAAAAAATCTATACTAAATATTGATATTATTAAAGAATCTGAAGGCGAGTATGGATTTTCTTATATTAAATTCCCAAAAGGTCTAGATAAAGATAAAAGAAAAGAGATAGCTTATAAAGGTTTTAAATACTACAAGAAAGACTTATCTTACTTAAAAAATATACTAGCTAATGATTGTGCTTATTTACCATTTAAACTAAAAGATGGTTATAGAAAAGATGATAACGTTATTTCTACAACAAATTATGTAGTACTAGATGTTGATAAATCAGATATTGATATGGATGTATTACATGAGACATACTTAAGTGGTACGTTACATATGATAGCTACAACCTCTGACAATACTAATAAGCGTAAGTTTAGAATTATTATACCTATTCAGCAACAATTAGGTGAAAATAATCAAATCTATAAATATGTTATTCAACGGATTGCAGATGAACTTATGTTAGATATTGATTTACTAGGTAGAAGTCAAGTAATGTATGGTTATAGTGATAGTATTGTATTAGATAACATTAATAGTAATTTACAACCAATGGATGTAGGTAATTATATTAAAGATGCTGCATCTAATATTCAAGTAAATACACATTCTAAACAGTTAACTAAAGCTGAACAAAAGAAATTACAAGCAAATATGGAACATGACTTTGAGACAGTATTTAGTAGAGCTATATATGCTCCTAATGGTCAAGGTAGTATTAGTCTATTCTTAGCTGGTAGAGACATGCAACAAGCTGGTTGTACTTTTAAAGAAATTGAAATATATCTTAATAAAATCAACTCTATGTGGACTTCACCTATGCCACATAGTAGATTAAATAAGATAATCAACCAGTTTAAGGTAGTTTAGAGGTATTACATACTATAATTCGTAATAGATTATATTAGTAAATATAAGGCTATAGAGGGTTAAAATACTCTACTGGAATTAATACGGGATAACACATAAAATTAAAATAAAAATCAAATTAAAAGGAAACACATGCAAAATTTATTCGCAGATATTGATCTAGATCAAATTAAAAAAGAAGTAGAGGTTAGAGGTACAGCAGGATTTTATAAACCAGGCATTCATAAGATTGTAGATACAACCGTATATAGATATGACTCAGAGTGGAATGGTCAAACTTTTTCAAATGTTGTAATTGAGTTTGAACGAGAAGATGGTGCTAAATTGCAACAAGAACTTAGCCCTCATACTAAATCATATCAAAAAGAAGGTAGATCTGATTTTGTAAACTTTATTAGTAATCTTACTATTTGTACAGGTAGAGAAGAAGAGTTTAACAATCTTAAAACAACATTTAATGCTCTACCAATTATTAAATTTACAGACAAATATAAAAAAGAACGTGATGCAAGAGTGATTAGAATTTTTTCTGGAGCTAAGTATAGTATTCTTACAACAACAGAACTACAATTAGGTAATAATGGTATTTACACTTCTCAAGCCTTGGATGTTAGATTTGTATTTAGAGATGAGGATAATGCTTCAGCTAATGAAATTAAAGCTGGTGATGCTGATAAATTTGGTGGTAATTATGAACATTGGAACAATCCAGAAAATTATGAAACTAAAGTCCATGCTGCATATGATAAAATTAATTATGATAACTGGGAAGATAAACCAAATAGAGAATTAAAAGAACAACTTGTAGAAGCTATTGAATATTACAAAGATGGTGGTAATCTATCTGAAGAGTTACCTGGACAAGATGGTATTCCTAAATCTGATAGACAAAGAGCTCATCATTTACTATTAGATGGTCTTACTGCTAAAGAAGTGAAAGCAAGATTTGAAGCTCTTAAAGCTGGTACTACATGTACTTCAAATGATATTGATTCTATGGATTCTGACGAAGATGAAGTTCCATTTCCATAAGGAGTGATTAATGGCAGCATTTGGTAAAACAAATCTAGAGCTTAAGAACTTATCAGAGAAGGAGACTTTCTCTGGTAAATCATTTATGATTTATAATGATTCAGCTACTAGAAAGACAAGAACATTAGGTACATTACCTGGTAGAACTATTCATTGTTCATTAGATAATGGAGCAGAATCTGCTATGAGAGCAGCAGAACTACTAGAGATTGAAGGTGCAACTCACCACGAAGTCAAGATTAATAACTTAGCAGATTTAGATGCAGTAATCACTACATTGCAAACAAGTAAAGCATATATTGGTGGTTTTGATACAGTAGTATTTGATAATTTAGTAGAAATTACTCAATTACTTAAAGATAGAATTGTGACATCATCTAGATATAAAGCAGACCAATTAAAACTTGAAGATATTATGGACCCAGAAGCTAGGCTATCTGCTCAATCATCTAAAACTATGGCTTTGTATAATGACATTCAAATCCAGACAAGAGCATTGTTAAGTAAAATGCTATCTTTAACAGCTTACTACAATGTTATTGTATTAACAAACTATATTGAAATTGAGACAGGTAAAGCTATTGACCCTGGATTATATCCACAGATTAATGGACCAAAGTCAATTAGACCAGCTATTGGGTTATTTGATGAGGTTTACTCAACAGATTTTGTAGATGGTGAATTTGATAGTAAAGATAAAATTAATACTAAATTTAAGATTAGTTCATTCACAAGTACATCTACAGGTAAGAGATGGTTTAATAAAACTAGATATATTACAGAATTAGAGTATCTATTAGCTAATGAAATTCCAGCAGATTTTAGGATAATCTATAAGCAAACTGGTTATGTATTAAAACAAGATAGAAACAATAAATAAGGAAAACTATGACAAAAACAGAATTAATTGATAGTACAGTAAGTAGAACTGGATATAGTAAAGTAATTGTAGAAAATATTTTAAATACTCTAACAGATGTTGTAACAGATACTTTAAGTAAAAATGATAAAGTAAGTATTAGAGATTTTGGTGTATTCTCAGTAACCGAACATAAAGCTAAAACTGGTAAAGTACCAGGTACTGATAAAGAATGGAAAGTAGATGCTAGAAAAGTACCTAAATTTACATTTTCTAAAACAGTAAAAAATAATCTAGATTAAGTATTAATAGTACTTAAGTATAAGGAAATATATGAATAAACTTCCTATTGAAACAGAGAATAAATTATTTGGTAAATACTTATATCCTGAAGCAAAAGAAATTAAAGAACATCAACAAAAAGTTAATTGGTTAGATATTGAAATCCCAGTAGAGGATGACAAACAAGATTATCTTGTAATAATGGATGAATACCAATTAAATTTAGCTAAAGTAACTCTACAAAGTTTTGTAGAAATTGAACAATCAGTAGGTGATATTTGGCATACTATTGGTATATGGTTTCCACACTCAGAAATTGAAGGGGCTTGTGCTGTTATTGAATCTATGGAAAAAGGAGTACATGCTTTCTTCTACCAAAAAATGTCAGATGTACTTAGAATTGATCCAGAAGAAACTTATCGCATTCAAAATGAGCTAGGACCTATTAGAAATAAATTAGAGTACATGAAAGATATTTTTAGTAATCCAGATAAAAATAAACCTTTAACTTTAGCTGTAGTAACTACGGTAGAACAAGTACTGTTATTTGGTAATTTTGCTATGTTAAAAAGTTTTAAAGCTAATGGCAATAACTTAATTACTAATACATTATTTGGTGTAGACTATGTGATTGCCGATGAGTCTATCCACGGAGATTTCTCTAAATATTTATTCCAAACTTATTTAAGTGAAGCTAATTACAGTAAAGATAAAATTGCTGTACTACTAGATAAAATATCAATTATTTTAAATGGCATTGTACAACATGAAGAAGAAGTAATTGAACTAGTTTTCAAAGATGTAAATACTATTAATGGTGTTACAGAAAAAGAATTAAAAAGTTTTATTAAACATAGAGCAAATATGGTTATTGATAATCTAGGTATAGATATACCTAAGTATACTGTGTGTGACAATAGTATTGAGCAATGGTTTTATACGAATATAAATGCTTTAAAATTACATGATTTCTTTGCTGGTAGTAGCACAAGTTATAGAAGAGATTGGTCAGAAAAGAAATTTACAAGATTTAAAGGTTGTACTAATGATTGATAAAACTTATGAATATTTTAGTGCTGAACGAAAAAGACTACAATCTATAGGTAAAGCTCCTAAATGGCTTACAACAGCTGGATTACAACTACTATCAGAAAAGAACTATCTATTAGGTAATGAAACACCTGTAGATATGTATAATAGAGTAGCATCAAGAGCAGCAGAACTTGTACCTGATACAGTAGATATTACATTATTCAATGATGATACTGGTATTACTAATTGGAAAGACTTATTTTTTAGAGATATGTGGAATGGTTGGTTAAGTCCATCAACTACAGTATTAACAAATTTAGGTACTGAAAAAGGACATCCAGTAAGTTGTTCAGGTACTTACTTAGATGACAGTATTAATGGATTCTATAAAGCAAGACATGAAATAGCTATCCTTACTAAACTAGGTTATGGTACATCTTGGGATTTAACACCTGTTAGATCTAGAGGTTCTAAATTTGGTTTAGATGGAGAAGCTACTGGTGTAACACAACCTATGGAAGGTGCAAGACAAGATACAAAAGAAGTTAGTCAAGGTACAACAAGACGAGGTTCTATTGGTCAGTATTTAAATGTTATGCATAGAGACTTTGATGAAGTTAATAATGAACTTAGAGCTGATGATGCTGGTTTAAATATTGGTTGGGTATTTGATGAAGAATATAAGAAACTAGTAAAAAGTAATCCTACTAGAGCTGATGAAATTTGGACAAAAGTCTTAAAAACTAAGATGCAAACTGGTAAAGGTTACTTTTTTTGGAAAGATAAAGTTAATGCTAGAAGACCTAAAATGTATAAAGATAAAGGTTTTTATGTATCTGCAAGTAATCTTTGCCTTGAGATAAACTTATTTTCAGATAAAGATCATACATTTTCATGTGTACTATCTACTGTAAACGCTTATAGATATGATGAATGGAAAGATACCAAGCTAGTACAAAGATCTATGATATTCTTAGATGCAGTTATTGATGATATGTTAATAAAAGCTAAACAAGATAAATCTGGTATGTTAGAGCGTATTATTAGATTTACTGAGAACACTAGAGCTGTAGGTTTAGGTGTACAAGGTAATACATCATATATGCAAAAACATAGAATGGTTTATGGTGGTATGGAGTCTAGACAATTTGAAGCTAGATTATTTAAACATTTAGATGAAGAATCTATGAAAGCTTCAAAGTATTTAGCTAAAACTGTTGGTGAACCAGAATATATGAAAGGTTATGGTGAGAGGTTTTCTCATAGATTAACTTTACCTCCTACAATGTCTACATCTATTATTATGGGTGGGTACAATGAAGGATGTATGCCAGTGTTTTCTAATGTATTTACACAAGATACTGCTGGTGGGAATGTATTCAGAATTAACCCTGTATTTCTTGAATTAATGAAAGAAAGAGGTATGTATACTGAAGAAGTTATGCAACGAATTGTTAAAGCTAATGGAAGTGTACAAGAAGAAGATTGGTTAACAGACCATGAGAAACAAGTATTTCTAACTGCATTTGAACTTAACCAGTACACAGTACTATCTATGGCTGCAGAAAGACAGAAAAAAGTAGATCAAGGACAGTCTATTAATTTATGTATTGATGATAGTACTACTGAAGAAGAAATATCAGATTTACATTTATATGCTGAACAAGATCCTAATATCTTAGGTTTATATTATATTAGAAGTCTTAATGGATTAGCAAAACATAAATCTACAGAGGAGTGTGTAGCTTGTCAAGGATAACAAAGGAGATTAATGAAATTAATTAATAAGTCAGAACTTTATAATGATAATATAGGATTTATTGAACAATATGATTTCAGTACTGCTAATAGAAGTTATGAAGATAGAGTTAAAGCTATATCTTCTGTAGCTTCTATATGTTACAATTCTACTTGGAATGGTACTGATAGATTATTTAAAAAGTTAGGTAGTGAGTCTAAAGGTTTACCAAGTTCAAGTTATGAATTTGTCCCTATACTACTAGCAGTAACAGATACATCTGATAAAGTATGGGGACATGCTACAGAAGAAGTATGGGATTTAGCTAGAACAGATTCAGAAGCAGAATTAAATATTTTTAAATATGGTGAGTTTGTAGAAAATGGAAATTATTTACTTACAAATCTTAGAGCTTTAATAGCTGATATTGGTGATAAAGCAGATCAGTTCTATAATACTGATGAAAGAGATATTGCTTTAATTAAGAAACATTATAAAGTATTTAAGACAAAAATACCTTTATTTGTAGCCAGACAGTATATGAGACATAGAGTATCTTGGCAAGAGTTAAGTAGAAGATATGTAAGTGGTAATAAACAACCGTTTGAGTTCTATTTATCTGAAAGTATGAAACATATAAATTCAGCAGAACGATTATGTTATGATACTGATTATGATACTTATGTTACAGATACTTACTCTACTAAAGATATATTTAATTTATGTATAGGGCATTACTTAAAAGCTATAGATAAAGGGGTAAAACCACAAGATGCTAGAGGTATTTTACCACAAACTATGTATACTGAAATATGGAGTTCTTGGTATCCTAAACAATTAGAATCATTCATAAATCTTAGGATTGAAGCTCATGCTCAAAATGAGATTAGAGAGTTAGCTTTAACTAAACAAAAATTATTGAAAGAAGTATAATGACATCTATAAATATTGAAATGTTAAAAGTTTTAGTAAATAAACTAGAAGAAGAATCTGTAGATATTTACAGTATTCTTCTAGAAGAAGGGTATTCTAATAAAGAAATAGATAAACTATTAAGAGATTGTGAAGTATAGTTCACTAAATAAATTAAATTTAAACTAAAGGATAAATATGACAGAACAAGAACAAGTAGTAGAAACAACAAATGATGAGCAAGTAACATTAGAGTATGCTTTAAGCACTCTAGAATGGCTTACAACAGACGAACTAAGTATTGTTGAGGATAAGTGTAAAGAGCTTAAAAAATCTATTAAAACACAAGCTAAACAAGAACAAGTTGATAAAGCTATAGAACTGTATGCTGAAACAAATGCTTTAGGTAAGAAAATATACACATTACCAGAAGTAAGTAAGCTAACAGGAGTTAGTGTATATACACTTAAAAAAGAATTGGTAAATAAAGAAGAGGATAAATAATGAAAGATACAAAATTTACACTTTCAATTTTTGATGGTATGAGTCCTGAAGAAATCAGTAATTTTATAAATAAGCTATCTACTGCTGATAGTAGTAAAAAGACTAAAGAACAATGTACTAAAGATACTAAGGATACTGAAGAATCTGTACAAGAAGAGTCTAAACAAGTAGTACCAGTAGTAGAGACTATTGACTCTGTTATTGGACAACATCTTAAATTTATGGACTCACCTAATAATATTGGTAAAAATATGGAATATATTGTTGATACTTTAAATAAGTTACAACAATTTAAACTTGGTTGGATTTCTTGTATAAGACAAGGTAACTAAATGTCTGATGAACAAGTAACAGTACAACTACCATTAGAACTGTATAATAAACTTGTTTATCTAGGTATTCTTGAATCTGATAGTGTTAGAAGTACTAATATAGGTACTTCTAATTATAGTGAACATATAATACAACCTTGGGGAATTTGGCTAGATTATCCTGAATTAACAAGTTGGGATCATGATATAGTTAAAAGAGTTCTTAGGACTAAAGAAACAGATTCAAGAGAATTAGATTATAAGAAAATTATACATATTTGTAATGAAAGACTTAGACAATTAAAGGTTAAAGATGAATTGGGAAGTATTTGAACATATTGCTTTAGTAGCCATAGTAGTTAATACTTGCTTACAATTTCTAGATATTATAGTGTATAAAACTATTATCCATAAAGAATGGAGAAAATAATATCTTTAATGAGCTATTAATACCTACATTAAAGCTAAAAAAATTATTTAATATTCTTAGTTTATATTATATGTAGGTATATAAATTTTATTATATATATATCTAACTTTAATAATTTATAATTTGTATATATAATTAATTTATTTGCCTATAGTGTTAGATAATAAGGAGATGTATGTGTGATAAAGAAATAGCTTGGTTAGAAGCTGAAAAAGACTATTTAGATGATAAACTACAAGTTACTGTATTAAATATGTATAAAGATATACCTAAAGACAAATGGTATAAAGATTATACTGATGGTAACATTAAATACTTATATTGTGGTAGACCATCAATTTTAGGTAATCCTATTAAAGATGGTACACTAGAAGATAAGATAAGGAAACATAAGATATATTGGAATATGTTAGATAATACAGCTAAACCTAAACAAATTTTACTAAACATATTAAAAGATAAATCTATTAAAATATTGAATTTAGTATGTTTTTGTAAACCTAAAGATTGTCATTGTGACTATATAAAAGATTGGGTAGATAAACAATAAAAGAATATATATAAGGTTAAAATAAATGGGTTATCAAAATGAAGTAAGAATATTATCAAATATAATAAAATTAAATAGTGATAATAGTTTATTGCTTAAAAAAGTTACATATAAACCAATACAATTTACTACTAAATATATAAAAAATATTGATGATTATATATCTGAAGAAAAGATAAAATATAAATTATCTTCTGCATTAGCTGAACATTTACTATCTTTAGGTATTTTAACTGATTATTTTGACTCATATACAAAATGTACTATATATGAAATGCCTATAAGTATATTGATTGATAAAGATAAATTAAATTTACTTAATCAAATAGATATATATAAAGAGCGTATAAAACATTTAACTCTAGAACTTGATAAATGTAAAAAAGCTGGTATATTTAGTAGGTTAGGTAATATAATAAATAAGTTAAAAAACTATATTTCATTATAGAAATACGAATAAATTTTAGTAATATAAATTTACACTTTTACCTATCTACAAAAAGGAGGTATAAAATTTTTATAAGTTTAATTAAAAATAACATAAAAATGTTAAGGTCTTTTGGTATAAAAGAAGCAGATTGTGTATTATATGCGTTATACAATATTGTTGATGATATTGAAGGTTGTAAGTATTGGAGACCTGTAAATAGTTATATGTACAATAAAGATATATTACCAGAAGAAGCTGGTAGATTAAGTAAATTACATGTAATTTTTGTAGATGATAAAGAAGATTTAGTAAAAAGAGGTTTTGTTGTATTTAAAGAAGAGTTTTTTAGTTTAGTTATATATAATGCTAAACTTGCACAACAATATATAGATAAAAAAGAAATACAGAGATTGGAGCTAGAAATGCAATATAAAACAACAACACATATTATTATGGTAGATGGTAGTAAAAATTTAAGAACTTTTGATACAGAGGATGATATGAATGAAGAAATTTATGCAATTTTAGATAAAGATAAAAATGCTAAGATTAAAATTTTTACAGTTACAGGTAAAATAGAGCCAAAGAGAAAAGATTTATCTAAACTTATTAAACCTGTATAAAAGGTTCTAAAGATATGATTCATGTACTACTTATAACTATTGTAGATGGTGCTGTAGTACAAGAATCTAGTCTATTAGAAGGTAAAAAACTAATAATAGTAGGAAATGTTCTGCTAAAAATATTAGCTATAGAACAAGCTAAAATAGAAGCTCAATCTGTTATAACTAAGAAATTTAAAGACAGCAGATAGAAATATAGGTAAATATAAGTAATTACACTTATTTAATAGGTTCAAATCCTATACTGCTGAAGCAGCTGCTAAAACTTAAGTGTCAGTATGGTTAATAGCCTTAGCACTTATTATACACTCAGCCTATGACATATATCTATATGTTACGCTGTTT